ACACCCAAATGATAACTTATACCAACAAACTATACACGTTTACATACCACTCTACGATCCAGATAATCCGGATGCAGAGTATGTAATAACTGTGGATGTGTGTTGCGGAGCTTGTAATGATTGCTGTAAATGTGAAACAATCACATGGCATCCACCTATCTGTACAGAAGAATGCGGAGAAGACCCAGACTGTTATTGTGATGATCCGTGTTTAGTATATAATCCTCTAACAGGTAATTGTGAGCCTTTGTGCCCAGCTGATAAGAAGTGCTGTCCAGAAGGTACAATAATTGAAGATGCATATACTGCAAGTATTGATGATTTAGACTCGCAATGTATAATTGCAACGATAGATCCTGACACCAATGACTTAATAGATGGTACATTTATATTTACACCAGATGTTACAAACGTAAATTTGAATAGTCTTGTATGGACACTTGCACTTCCTATATCGTGTGGTGGATTACCAATGCCTAATGGTTGTCTTGATTGGTCAGCATGTGCAGAAATATCATTGTTATCTGTAGACTCTTTAAATACGATAGAAGACTTTTTTGGTATATACACAATCACATGGATAAATGGAGCATTAAAAGTTGAGTTGACAAAACAGATAGTTTCTCCACTATATCTGTATGTACATGTTGCATCAAGTATTTATTGTGACGACGTAAAAGCAAACTTTTCAATTTTAATTAACCCTATAGATTTTGAATGTGGTAAAAGCATAGTAGTATCATCGTCAACATTCGCTGGAAGACCATTATGCAATGATGAAGCAGATTGTGCTGCAGTCATATCGGATGAAACTTATTGTGCCGAATGTTGCAATGATTTAGACTGTCCTTCAGGAAACTGTGTAGAAGGAGTATGTTTGTGCCCTCTAGACAATAGCGTTCCAGATCCTATAACAGGACTATGCCCATGTCCCGATCCATTACCTTTATGTACTAACTGTACGCCTACTACTACATATCCTATACTTACACAAATTGGTGAAGATCCTGCATCTTGTATATTAAATTTTGAATATTATGATTATCAAACATGTACTTGTAAATGTCAAATTGGATATTGCTATCAGTTAATAATTGGTCCTGATGGAACTGTTACACAAACAGAATGTCAGATATGCCCAGTATGCGCAAATCCAGCAGAGATGTGGTATCAAGTTACTGCAGAAGGCAATATACTATATGGCGTATCATGTCCTTCTTTATGTGAAATGTGTGTAAATAATGTATGTGTGCCAGTTGTTTGTGGTACAGGAACAATACCTAATCCAATACCTGGTAGAACGTCTTGCTGTATTGCGGATCCATGTAATGAATTTAATTGTGACGATCCTAATGCAATTAACTATTGTCCAGAAATTGAAATTTTTGGATGTGGCTGTAATTCTGCAACTACAGAATGTGTTTCTTGCTCTACAATAGATTGTGATGACCAAGAAGACTGTCCATTTGGATGCAATTGTGATACAGATATGGGTAAATGTGTACATAATCCGTGTGATACATATACATGTGAAGACGAAAACGATCCAGAATACTGTCCTCAAATAACAAACTGTGGTTGTGACGATGTGCTTGGATGTATTCCTTGTGATACTGTACCGTGTCCTAATGGCGATGAATGTCCTGAAGGCTGTGCATGTGATGAGAATACAGAAACATGTGTTTATAATCCTTGCTTTACAGCTTTATGCGCACCTGGTACACCAATAGAGAACTACTGTCCAGTAGTAGATGGTTGTGGTTGCGCTGATGAAGCGTGTATACCATGTAATACAGTACCATGTCCTAACGGAAACGAGTGCCCTTATGGCTGTACGTGTGACGATAATACAAATATTTGTGTACAAGATCCGTGTGTAGTATTAGAGTTAGAATGTGGATTGAATGTAGTAACAGCTACTTATCAGTTTAATTTATTACTTGAAGTAGCAAACAATGGAATACTTAATGTAACTATAGATCCTATTACTACTGAATGGCTACTTGATACTATTATATCAGGTCCTTTATCAGATATATTGGAATGGGAAATAAACCTTTCTCCATTTGTTGATGGATATATTTCTATTGATGACCTAAACGCTTTTCTACCTGGAACTCCATTTAATGAAATACCTAATGGACTTAGTATAGACACTACGTTATTTGATTATGAGTTTATAATGGTGCGTTGTACAATACTTAATACAGATATTGGTGGTACGCCAATATCAGTTACCTATAGATATCAAGATATTAACACAGAGATAACTGATCAATGGAAAGAAGGACTTGGAAGTATATGTTATGCAATGTATACCATAGAACACAATCCAGAAATACCATTTGATAATGTTGTTACTTGGTATATAGATACAGACAATGATGAAGATATAGATCTTACTATAACTCCAACAGATCCAGAATTTGGTACACCTACTGTTGTAGGTTCAGTACCAGGATTTGGAGTAGCCTTTGCTGGCAACGAATATTTAATTATTACATGTCCTGATCCGAGTAATTACACTGTAACAGCAGATGTAAATTCAGGCGAATGCTTAGAAGTAACTGCTTGTGGTACAGGCGAAGCGTGTCCATGTACAGGATCTAGTAGTTGTAATGGAGTAACAATTACAGAACTAAATAGCCTAGAGGGTACTACATGGACAGTTGGACTAGACTTCTTTGATAGTAATGGCGATCAGTTTCCTTGGAAGTGCGAACCTTTGTCTCCTGTTCAAGGTTGTGGTGGAACTGTAAACTCATATAATACCGACTGTGGTGGGTTAATTCCAATAGAGTATGCAACAGCTGCTCAAATTCCTGCACAACTTTGTTGTTTAAATGATTCGACAGATACGGGTACACCATGGGAAGATGCTGATCCATTACTTAATGACGATTGGGGCGGACCGAATGTACAGTGTAATAATTGTTGTTGTGGATGGGCTTACTCAGGAGTTACTATTACGTCTATTAATGGATCTAATATTGTAGCAGAAATAACAAATTACGCAGAAGCAAAGATATGTTTTCAAATATTATTAAATGGTGCATCATATAGTATTAACGATGAGTGTTGTAAATATTATTGTGTAACACCTCCAGAACCAACATGTGAAGACATGTCAGTTAGCCGATTTGAGATTGGATGTAATGAAGACAACACAGGATTTGAGTTTAGTTTTGATATTAATAATCCCAATAGTTCTGGTCCATATTCCATTGAAATTGCTAACAACGCAGTATGTTCAAATGCTTTGTGTAATCCATCTGATCCTGGCACTTGTGATTTTGGCGATGGCTGTTACTGTCAACCCGATAGTGATACAACTTATCGTTGTCAGCCTCTTCAATATAGCATACCACTACCGCCAACCTATTGTACTGTACCTGGTATACCAGCGTGGGCTTGTGAACCGTATGAGAATAATGATGTAATTGAAATAGTACCTCCTTTTCCATTGTTTCCATTAACTCCAGAAAGTACACAGACATTTACAATTACTGATTTAACCACTGGTTGTAGTGTGCAATACACAGACGATATACCTTGTTGTCTTAACTATGAGTTAATAACGTATCCGAATTTATGCATAAAGGACGCAAATAACGCAATAGTTAATGGATACAATATATTTATTAATAGCAATTATGTTACAGAATTTACAATAGAAGTTACAATAGATTATTTGTTATTACCATGGGGCCCAGTTACATCTATGTCTAATTATGTAACTTTTATAAGCCCATTACCCGGGTCATCAACTGGTGTTAATGGTGTGTATACTGGAGTAACTGCAGCAAGTGGTGTATTATTTGGCGGACTATCTGGAATATACCCTACAGACAATTGTTCAATCAATGGATTTCTATATATGTATGCAGATCTAAATAACTATGACATTACTATTAATGTGTATCCAACCAATGCTCCTAACTGCAATCAAGTAATTACTTTAAATAATTACTTACAGTACGATTATAACATAGTGTGCGGTAATGAAGCTGTTGATATTACAATAGATGTATTAAACCATGTACTTGGAACTTTATATACAGTAACTGTAGATGCTTCTTGTGGTACTCCTATAGTAACACAAACAGAGAACATCATACAAATAACAGGTTGTACTTCTACTGTAAGTGACGTATATATTACAATAGTAAACGCTGGTAATCCATTAAACAATGCGTCAATACTTATACCGGCATCTGAGATACAAACAGCCAGATTAGATTGTCCTTGTATGGATGTCGAAAGCTTCTACTCTTGTAATACAGATGAATTTAATATATTGGTTAATGGATCTAACTATGGTAACAACGTAAACTTTGTGCTAGAGCCTTTGAACTGTACGTGTAATAACTTAATATCCTTTACATTTACTGGTCCATATGGATCGTTTATATTTAGTGACTTTGACTGTAGTGTACCATCGGGTACAGTATACAGCTTTATTCTATATCCAGAGAACCATCCAGAATGTAACACTACTTTATATGTAGATACGGATCCGCTAAACTGCGGTCCACTCTGTGAAGCAGAACCTACGTATACATACGATTGTGATTCAGGATTCTTATTTACCAATGCAGTTGGAGCTACAATATACTTTATAGATGGCGCATATACAGAATGCCCCGGGACTAATTGTTATGAAATAGAAGAAGGAATACCATGTCCTGGTGCAGGTTGTCACGAAGGATCTGGCGTATTGTGGTTTGTTTATGACGAAACATGCTACGCACTATTAGGAATAACGAACTTTTCACATACAATTGAACAAGCAGAAACTACATTTCCAGATCCACCAGGTGTACTGCCATATCTAATATGTGGTGAGTCAGGTCCTGGTGATTATGTTACATTCCAGATTGTAGGTGGCACAGCTCCATTTAGCGTTACTGTAGATACAGATCCTCCTGGAGGTGGAAGTTTATTTCCTAATACTACAGTTAACACATCTGACACTACAGTAACTATTGGAATAGACAATCCTATTGCGGGAGATCACATTATTACAGTAGCAAGTACTGCGCCTAATATTATATGTGAACAAACAATACCAGTAACATATGACTGTGTTGTACCTTGTAATAACGATCCGAGTTTGTTGATACAATGTGGTGGATGTGGTTTGCAACAGGTGTGGAGATTTGGTGGTCCGGGTGAATACATAACCTTAACTACTCAATTAGGCGAATTCTTAGCTAATGGCTCTCCATTAAGTGGTACTATACCTACAACATCGTTTGCTACATGGCAAAACAATGCGTATGTAACCACTACAATACCAGCATTAGGAGTAGATATAATTATCCATCAACCTGATATAAACAATCTTGAGTGGGAAATTTATGTAGTAGCTCCATGTTGTACTGAATGGGATACATTAGAGTTAGAATTTGGCTCATCTAATAACTTCTCATTAGGTACTAATTTAGGACTTATGTCTTGTCAACAAATTCAAACCTACGATGAACAGCATAAATGTTGTTTTTGTTTTACTGCAGCTAAAACTGGTGTTGTAACATCGCCAACTATTATAGACGAGATACAGTTTGGATGTAAGCACAATGCTACTAATTCTGTAATATGGGCTACTGCACCTATGAATCCGGATAATATTACAACCGAATGTATAAATTGTAATGACATGGATCCAACATATTCACCATCTGTATTATACTTCCAGCGTGTAATAGAATACTCTGATGGATGTGCAGAACGTAATTTAGCATACTCGTTGCATGACAGTGGTGATACTAGAATATTGTGTAGACTTGGTATTCAAGGTTATTTCATAATAGAGCTAGAAAATATGGGAACACTCCCAATACCAGCAGGTACTGTATTTGATCTTGTATGGATAGGACTTGGAACTGGAACTATATTTGGCGCATCAACTAACTGTACAATTAACCCAAGTGGTACAGAGATTACAACAACTGGAATAGTAGACATAGGAGAGTTTATTGGATTCTATGTTAGATATAATAATCCAGGATGTGTAATAAATAGTAACACAATAGAGATAACTACATCAGACATTACACTTAACTGGACTCCAATAACAATTACAAAAACATTATAATGTCAGCATTAATTTACTTTATAAATAAAATACAAAACTGTGGGTGTTACATACTAACTATAGATAATGGAACTACACAAACGTATGAATACGTAACAAGCAATTGTGATCCAGATCCTACGTGTTCTTGCTATCTTGAAACCATAACACAAACAGTAACACCGCCAACAGCAGCTACGTATATGTTACCTAATATGTATACACCAGATGGTACAGTTACAGCTGATGGTAGTGTACAAATTCAATTTAATTGGAATGATCCAACAAGCTGTAAGTTTGACAACTTTGATGTAATGACGATAGATATAGTAACAGGTATCTGGAGATCTAATTTATCTACTGGAATAGGAGCTACTTGGCCATTAATATATGAATGGTTAACAGGCCCACAAACTCCACCATTTGATAATGCTGAAGCCACAGCTCTTACAGCTAGCATAGTAAATTCAGATACAATGGAGTTAAGTGGTATGATTGCTATTCCATACGATGGTTATATTCCTGTTATGAATTACTATATAATACTTACAGATTATAATAACTGTAACGCAATAGTAAACGTAGAACACTTTATACCATATGAGTTAGGATATGCAGATTTAGGTAATGGATCGTGCGCTGTAGATGAAATCACATTTAACCTTAGAATAGAAAACAACTCATTAACAGCAATACCAGCAGGTACAGATTTTAATATAAGTTATGCAAGTGGTGTGTTTACAATACCAGGTACAATTGAACATGTACTTGAAGATGTAGACTACTCTATAACAGCAGCAGGAGCCAATCCAGGCGAGATTATTCTACTTGAAGATTGGTTACCAGGAGAAGTACTTGCGTTTGATATAGTATTAAGTGATGTAGGATGTCTTACTACAGGAGATTTAGATGTTGAATTTACACAATTTAATACCACATTATTTACACCCTTACCATTACAACTAACAATTACAATACTATAATATGCCTTGCTGCAACAACGAATGTTTAGAACCCATATACGCATCATGCGTACAAGTAGATAGTTCTGGATTTCAGAACTTAAGTACAGAAAGTGAAACTCTCACAGATGTATTGAATAATATAGATGAAGTAATATTTAATGCAGAATATGATTTAAGCAATACTAATGTTACAGTAAACTTACAAGGTATTGCAGGAGATTGCAGTACAAGTTTATCTGCTACATTAACATACACTAATGGTGCAACTAATGATAGTATTAATATCGATATACCAGGTATTACATCAGGTACACCACTATTTCCAGCTTATGCAGTAAGTGTAAGTATATATAGTGGAGCTACATTTGTAGCGACAACTACTGATCTTAGTACTGCTATATCCTTTTTAGCTACATTAAATAATGGTACAGCACTAACAGTCTTAATAAACTTAACAGTGCTTGGTGGATCAGGACCATATCATAAGGTAGTTGTCATACCATCGTATAGTCCTAATGCTACTTTAACTGCAGAACTTGATTGTACAAACAACAGTGTGATTACATTGCCTGTAATATCATTGTTTAGTTTGTTAATTAATAAGATTAATGATCTACAAAATCAAATAAACCTACTCTCCGAGTAGTATGAAATAGGGTTGTTATACTGATTAAAAGGGGAATATAACTTCCCCTTTTTTAGTTTTATATAAAACATTATGTAATTTTTTAAATAGTTTAACTTTGTTAAAACAAAATAGTTTATGACCTATAACGATATAATATCACAAGTAAAAACAATATTCTCTAGAGGCGTATGGTCAGATGATGATAGATTATCTGGAAGATATATCATACAGGTTGCACTAAGAAAACGCGCTAGAATATTAAAACAAGAACAAGAGAAAAAGAAACTTCAAGATAGATTCTCACGACAAAGAATACACTGTATAGAACTAATTGATGCAGACAAACACGAGTGTGAGTGTATTCCAATAAAGTCAACTTGTAAGATACGACGTACCAAAGATAAAGTGCCTAGTCCAATAAAAGATTTTTTATCTTCAGTAACATCTATTGATGGAGGTATTGTATACAGTCCAACTACATTTCAGAACTATGATAGTTATAAAAGACTATCACCACTTAGAGATAGACCAAAGTATTATATAGCAAATGAATATGTATATATAATTAATGATGATGATAAAGAATATATATCTATAGAAGGTGTATTTGAGGATCCACTTGAAGCAGGTAAAATATCTTGTAGTTCTGATACTTCAACATTAGAATGCTATGATGCGTTACAACAAGAGTTTAATATAAGTCCTGAACTAACTGACAGTATAATATTACTAACAATAGAAGAAATAATATCTACCTATAATAGAGGTCAGGAGGATAAATATAATGATGCATCATCTACAGATGTAGACTATACACAACTCAAAAAACAAATAGATGCAATCAAAGGCAAAACCAAAAATAGTAACTACGACAGCACTTCTTAAAGAAATATCTATTGATAGATATTCTATGATTGACAAAGACTTTGTTAAGTTTGCTTATTCTTTATTAAAAGAATTCTTTTCTTTAGTAATTACAGGACTAACAGATAGTTATACTTATAAATTACCAATGAGATTAGGATTTATAAAGATTGAACAACTAAAAAGAAAGCCAGTTGATTGGGTAAACAGTGTTAAATTAAGGACAAAAATCATACATAAAAACTATAATACAGATGGGTATTTGTGTAGATTCACATGGAAGAAAAAGAACACATATACAATTTTTAATAATAAAAGTCATTACTCGTTTAGGCCAACGCGTACAATAAAACGTGCGTTTAGTAAACTACTTCAAACAGAGTATAGACAATACACCCCAACAAGACAATAGTATGGATTATATATCAATTAAGTCTGCACTATCGGACTTCTTTTCCAATACAGGAAGAAAGGAAGAAGTAAACGAAGATAACATACTTCAATGGGCATCAGACTGTATGGAGAAGATTGGAAACTTTAGACAGTATAGCCCGAATATAACGTTATTAGAACTTTCTAATTATAGAGCTAAATTGCCAAATGACTTCATTGCAGCTGAGTTACTTATGTTTACGTATACATCTACATCTTGCAACGATTTATCTCTTCAATTAAGCGAAACAATTACACAAGATCTAGAAGGTAGTTGTAGTGTAACAGTATCTAAAACTTGTGATGGTTGTTGTGGACAACATATAGTGGAGACTGTAGCTTCAGATGAGTTAGTAAAGTCACATCCTTGGATTGGATACTCAAGAGTTGTATTAACTAGTGATGCGTACAACAAGAGATTTAAAGATGAGTTTATACCTATGAAGTTAAGTGACAAGGCAGCTGTAAAATATCACTTGAGTGATTGCGACAATGTTAGCTTACAATATTCAGATGTACTATATACTATAAAAGATGGATACATTATAGCTAACGAAAAGTCTGGTAAAATACTTCTTTTCTATTTAGGACAAGTTGTTGATGAAGAAGGTTATCCAATGATACCTAATAAGATAGAGTACATCGATGCTATATATTATTATATAGAATATAAGATGGCTTGGGCAGACTATGTAGGTGAGAAGTCTCAATCCACAAGGATGTTATTTATAGACACACAGAGAATGTCAAATGAAACTATAGCAAGATGCATTGCTAAAATGAATACGCCTACGTGGGCAGAAGCAATAGAAATAAGTGAGATGTGGAGACAAAGAATACCGCCGACTAATCTACGCGGCCCTAATTTAAATTATAATTTAGAAAGAAGTAAACTTGTAAATAATGCAAGATATAGGTCAGCAACAACCCTCTTTAGGAATAAATAGAGACTACTCTCCAGAATTTCAACAAGATGGTACATATACATTTGCACTTAATGCGATGAAAAGTATTGAAAATATTGAAGCATTACAAAATGAAATGAGTAATAGAAAATGTGTAGATCTACCGTATAAACTTATAGGTGCAATATTTATTAATGATGTATTTGTTGTGTTCCTAACAGATAACATTAATAGTGAAATAGGAATATTTAATCCTGAACAATGCTCATATACTAAACTAGATGTTGCATGTAACTTAAATCTTAGTCAGTCTAACTTAGTACGTGGAGTATCTAAAGTATTAAACTATTGTAATGAGCGCATTATCTATTGGACAGATGGTATAAATCCCTATAGATATCTAAATATAGATAGACTTGATGATGTACTTAACTGTAATTACTTAGATTTGTTTACGTGTAATCAGGACGAAGTAGTAGGAGAAGCCAGTTTAATTAGTGGCGGTGGGTTTTTATTAACAGGAGTATATCAAGTAATACTTAGGTATAATAATCAATCAGTAGTAAGCGCTCCAATATTTATTAGTAACATAGTACCTGTAATTGATGAGTCTATTGGAGAAGCATGGCAACATATTGATGGTGCACCGGCATTAACAACAACCAATAAGTCTATAGAGTTAGTAATAACAGAAGGATTGAATCCAGCAAACAAAGCTGTAGATATAATACTTGCATCTTATTTAAATGGGAAGTTAGAATTTAGAATAATAGATACTGTTGAGATAGTAGAAGATAGCCTAAAATATATTGTGTCCATTAATAATGGTACAACGGTAGATCAAGTAACTCTTTCTTCATCTAGCTACAGAGTGGGAGAGATAATTACGGAACACAATGGAAGACTGTTGCTAGGTAATATTAAGAAGGCTAATAATATAAACTATCAAGCTTTAGCTAACAATATAAAGATTAAATGGGCTAGTGTAAAGATACCACTTGAAGAGACATACAAGACTGACTTTAGATTTAAGTCATTTATGAGAGATGAAGTATATGCATTTGCCATAGTTTGGAAGTTTTGTGATGGTACATACAGTCCAGCATATCATATACCTGGACCTAAAATGTCTGGATTACAACACGATGTGATACAATCTAAGCTTCTAATATCAGAAGGCATTACTGGGTTTGAAGCTGAGAATACATACGAAGATATAACATATAGTAACTTATCAGACATTGTACCTGCAAATGATATAAATAACTATTTTGGATGTCCTACTCCTGCATGGAAAGTATTTAATATGGCAGCTACTACAGACTATCCACACGAAGAAATGACTACAGAAGATCTATGCAATATTAATTATGCTACTAATATAAAGATTTGGGAGTCAGGCGAAATGTCATATCATCAATATGATGAACGATATCCTACTATACAAGACTGTGATGGTGAATACATATATCCACACACAATAAATACGTGTGAGAATGACTATAGTATTAGCATACAAACATCTATTAATATAGACGGTGATTTAGTAATTACTCCTACTATATTACCATATAACTATAATACAGAATTAGAAATAAACTATTATAATGGATCAGACTTATATGCTACTACGCAAGCAGAAACAACAATTTCTATACCACAATATATATTTAACAATCCAGTAACCGTAGAGATAAGTTTAACTGGATTAGATAATAACTTATATACACAAAGTTTTACTGTTGATTATACATCAACTATTATAACGGTACAAATGTTGTGCGAAGTTGGATTAGTTATTATGGATAAAGTAAGACACCATAGAATGCCCAGTATAGGGCTAACACCACACTTTGAAAACAGTGGGACATTTGTAGAGAATAAATGGTGCAATACGAATGTTGGAGGTAGTGACATTCTAATAGATGTTAATCCAAGTAATACGCCATCGTGGGGAAATAAGAAAATATACCCACTATCAATAGTTGTAGAAAATATACAATTACCACAAGATAGTGAAGTAGAAGTAGTAGGATATGAAATCGTTTATGTAAAGCGTACTGATTTAAATAGTACTATAATTGCAAAAGGTGTATTACATAACACTGCCATTGCAGCTATATCAGAAGGACTACAGCTAGGTGTTATACCTTTGTGGGTAGTAAATGGTATGCCTAATAATAACTATCAGATACAGCCAGACTCAGATCAAAACCCATATTATATATTTAAGAATTCTTTTGGTACTGGTGCAGCATTATCAAACTTAGCGTATTGGAAAAGCAAACAGTATAAGTTTATGTCTCCAGATACAAGCTTTAAAAAACCATCTATATTGAGTAATCATATGGTAGCTGAGGCAGTATTTAAAGGAGACGGTGTTTTATACAGACCGCTTAGCTGGACACCAGGTCCGGGCAACTCTACTCCTAACGCCTGCTTCTCTCATAATGTTAGTATTACAGATCTTGTATTTAGAAAATATAATATAAACTTTCCTGTAGTTAGAGCATCATATATGGATGCACATACTTTGTTAGAAGGATTTGAATATAAGTTTGTTAATATGTTTCAAGAAAGTGGTGTAGCATTGCAGCTTTCAAGACGTGCCTTGTGGAATTTATCTTATGCTGAAGATGAATCTTACAATTGTTGGGATGGATTACTTCCATATACAGGCATATCTTCTAATAACAATAGGCAGCCACAAGAACTCTTTACTGATAAATCATTAGCAATATGGTGGACACCTACAACTAATTCAGAATGTATACAAGTAAATTGTGCAACAGCATATTATGCATCGTTAAAACGAGATGTTAAATATAATTCAGTTAATACACTTGTATATAATAGAATAGGTTCATATAACAATGGAGTAAATATATTTGGAGATAGTTTTATCTGCTATTGGGCATATAGACGTACTCACTTATTGTACTTAGAATCAGACGATCCTTACTATGGATATGTTCCTGGAGAGTGGGACGTAGAACCACCAAACTCTCTACTATTTCCAGGTATACCAGACAATACCTTAATACACACAATAGTAGAAAGTAATATAGATGTTAATCTTAGACATGAAGGTGAACAGCCTAATGGAGAAACATATTATCCAAAACTATTTAATGGATCTTATCCTTTAGCCAGATCAATACACGGATATCTATCTGATTTTAGACTAACAAAAATACCAGATCCAGATAATGAAGATGATACTATACTTGCATTTGTTAATGAAGGTATTGATAATTATAATGCATATAATGAAGACTATTCATATACAGATATTATAAATGCATTTCCTACTATAAGTAGCCAAAGAGACTTGTGTGATTGTGATAATAGTTTAAGAAATACATTTGTTGTATCAGAAGAGGACTCTAACGAATTTGATGGTTGGCGTGTATTTAAACCATTAAATTATATTGAGATACCAAGAAGTTCAGGTGAGCTAAAAAACTTGTTCTCGATGGGTAATAACTTGTTTGCACACACAACGAATAACATATGGAGACTTCTAACAAGTCAAACACAATTACAAACTAATAGTTCTAACGTGTATATAGGTACTGGAGATTTGTTCTCTTCAACACCCCAATACATATATTTAGTTACAGAAGGATTCGCTGGGTCACAGCAGTTTAATGGCTATCTATTAAATACTACGGGTTATCATTTTATTGATGCTTATGCAGGTAGAGTATTTAACTTTACAGAAGAGGGAATGAAGACGTTAGAAAAAGGATTAATGAAGTGGTTAATAGAACATTCTAAGTTTGAATTAGTACAACAAGTCCCTGGCTATAATAACATTGATAATACAATATTAGGTATAGGATGGCATTATGGATATGACCATGTATACAACAGAGTAATGATTACAAAGATTGATTATAAGTTTAAAGATGAATCATTGTTTGGAGGTACGTTATCTGAAACCGATTGTGTTGTAGGAAATATTTATTTACATCAAGATGGCAGGTTTGTAGTTATTGCAGATACTGATTGTAGCTATTCATTTATTGAATTAACAAACGAGGAGTATTTTTGTAACGTATCTTGGACACTCAGCTATTCTACACTCTTATCAATGTTCGTTTCATGGCATAGTTATATACCTTATAGATATATACAAACGCGTAACAAACTATTTTCAGTAGTTGATACAAGTATATATCAGCACAACATTCCTAATACTTACCAAACATTCTATGAAGAGTATAAGCCATTTATAATTGAGTTTCCTACAAAATCTAAAACAACACAGTGGACTGATAGTATGGAATATTATCAAGACGCATATGTTTATGATCCAAATTATAAAAAGGAACTATCAAGAAACATTACCTTTACACATGGCGTAATATATAATACTACTCAAAATTCAGGATTGTTTGAATTTGTATATAAGGACGACTCTCAAGAAGATAGTATGTACTTATCTATAAAAGAAGAATTGAATAAAGTAAGAGTTACACGTATTGAAAAATCCTGGTTCTATAATGAGTTTGTGGATAATGTAATTGATAACACTATACCACACACAACATCTGAATGTATTGATCCCATAGACGAACAACCGAATATAGTAGCTATAGATGCAACAAAGCCATACTATAATAGGATGTACTTTAGAGATAGTTATATTACTCAAAGATTAATATTAGATAGTGTACAATATAATAATGTAAGATTTGTTGTTAAAGTATTTGCAAGTACAATAACTAAAAGTTTAAGATAATGGCTAAGAATAAAAATAAAAAAACAAATCAAAACGATAACTGGCAAGAAGTCGGAGACTTAAGTCCAGAACAAATAAGATCCTTACTAGCACAAGGATATGATGTAGAAGTTGATGGACAAATGTATTATGCATATGGCGGACAGGTTCGACAATACAGCGGAGGCGGCAACACTAAATATACACCTACCATAGACAATACAGGAGGAACTAGACAGCCTACACATAGAGATGATACTAATTATAATACATTAAAATATCTATTGGAATTATTAGGTGATACAGCAACAGACCAAATTCCAGGCAACATAGTACCTGGAGTAAAGGTAGGATATGATCTTACTACTCATGGACCAATAACAGCTACTTTAGATGTAGCCAAAGTTCCAGCTCCCTGGGTTGGAGATGCATTAATAAATATTATACAAGACATTTTTACAGAAAAGTGGGATAGAAAATATTTTGGTACTACGCCATCATTGCCTGGATTTATAGATAGTACACCTAAAAAGAGACAGAAAAATGTAATGGCTTTAGGCAGTCAAATTCCACAATACGGGGGTGGAGGTAAGACAAAGTTCAATGATAGGATTACTGTAATAGATCCGAAGACTTCTGAAATGTTAGAATATGAACCTAACAATGATGCGTTATATAGTAGCAACGGTACGCAGCTAGACTCTGATGATTATCGACACATTGCAGAATTATCATCGTATAAGAAAGCTAATGAAGAACAGGATAAAGCAATAAATAAAAAGCTAGCACTTAATAAAAGATTGAATGATGATAAAAGAACTGCAGTTATTATATACAACTCAGATGCTAAAGACTTAATAGAAGTAGGTTCTACTTCAGAAGAACGTGTAAAAGCATATGCTGAACGAGACGCTATACACGATTCAAATCCTAAGATAAATCAACTTTATGAAAGGATGCAACAAATACTAAACAGCGAAGGTACAGATAACTGGGATGAATATGCTAGACTTCTTCCAACCTATGAAACTCTGTTGAAACCAAAGATGTCCCCTCGTAACTACCAAATATTATTCGGTAAAGAAACTCAGACGTTTGGCAGTGAGGCACAGAGATTGATACAAGGACTAAAGAAAACTGGCAAGTTTGACGAATATGCTGTTTACCCAACTTATAAAGATACTACTGGAATGAGAGAAATATTAAGCAGTATGAAAAGTAAAGATACTCCATTCTTATTAGATCACAGTAGTAGAGAAAAAATGTTCGGCATACCTTTAAACGTATTAGCTGAAATGTTTAATAGAGATTTTCCAACGACTGTAAACAATGAACCATGTTATTGGGGATCTTGTTTTGGTGAAAACTTTATACCTGGATTTGTAGAAGGATCAAATCGTCCTGCATACGGTACATCTACAATGATGTGGAAAGGTCCAAGCACACGGTATTCAGATGTGCTAGATATAGTGTATCCACCAGGAGGTGATGCTGAAACAGATAGAAAACTGTATACGCCTAATGAAGAAAAAAATAAAGTAGATCAATATGGAAAAGGTGGGTTAGTTAAGGGTGGTACAGAGAAAGTACGGCAATATCAAAGATGGTTAAATCAAAACTATAATGCTGGGTTAAAGGAAGATGGAGCATGGGGACCGAAAACACAAGCAGCATATGAGAAGTATGTAGTAGGTGCAGCATCTGATTATGAGAACTATGTTATAAGTAACACACAGACAGAGAAACCTATTCCAAATAAAACTCCTGTTGTAGTGTCTAACAACGCTCCCACACCTACAGCTATAAAATCCACAATGCCTGTGGTTAAAAAAGATACGACGCCTGTTGTGAAACCTATGCCAATGGATACATTTATTAAAGATATGGTACGTAACAATGGCTGGATCCCTCAGCAATTACCAGGTGAAACAATAGGATTTTACACAGATCCTAATCCAGTAACTAAAGGATATCCATTTCCTAATTTTGTAATACCTTACAATAATCAGTCTAATGTTAATACAACAATACCTGTTGTACAACCGACACAAACAAAATCTGCAAAGCAGACAAAGGAAGACTTTAAAACTATAGCAGAAGAGGTACGCAAAGAAGCTGAACAAAGACTAAAAGAATATTATAATACAGATAATGTATCTGTAACAATAAGCGAGATAAACAGATCATTAGCAAACCAGTCAAACGCTAAGAACAAAGGGGTTAGCAAAACTACGTTTGGTTCACACAATCTTGGAATGGCAGCTGATTATGATATTACAATAAATGGTAAGAAGCAGACAGGCAGTACACAAAAATCACTTGATCCATATAGAATATTAGGTGGTGTAGCAAAAGACTTTGGAATGTTTTGGGGATTGAAGTGGGACGCCAGACATATAAGTCCAAATAGGTATACTTCTCAAGTACTACAAAATAATCCTAGCTTAGCTGAGGATCCTAATGCGTATGCAATATATGCACAACACGCAGAAACAGCACCTGCAAACTTGCAACGTACATTGCAAGTGTTAGATTCTCTTTATAATGTTAATCCATCCAGATCTTATTATGGAGATCCTATAAAAGAGGAAGAATTACTTACACCTTTATATCCTAAGACATATGCATATGGAGGTGAAACTTTATTTGGTGGCAATCTATTACCTGATTTTACTATTACAGCAGCACCAAGTTCACTAACAAATTATCCTACAATAAATAAGGACTTAATACCTGATAATCCAATGACAGTTATTCCACCACCCTATACAGATCAATACAATCATAGTGATAAGATATTACCGAATGGGGTGCCGTATATGATTGCAAGCGAGCAATCTCGTAATCAATATCTCAACTCAATGAATCCAGTATCTCAACAAACACAACAGTTTAGGGATTATCCATCAACGTTTGCAGAGTTAGTTGCTGCAGTAGAGTCAGACTTTGGTAGACTAACATCTAATGCAAGCAGTAGTGCCGTTGGTGATTATCACTTTCTAAAGAAATATAATTGGGACAAAGTTAAAGAACAATTTCCATATCTAAAGTCATGGGACGACTTTAAAAACTGTAAGAGTTGTCAAGATGATTTTATTACTCACATGGAAAATACATGGTATGCAGATTCTGTAAAGACCATACGTAAGAATAATCTTGGTAAACAGTATAATGATTTATGGTTAAAGGCCTGTATACATAGTAAGGGTAGAGAAGGATGTATGGAATGTTTACGTCAAGGTAATTGTGACAAGTCTACATATAAGGCAGATGGCACAAGATTAAACATGGGATTGAGTGAATATATGACTACCGCACAAGAGAGGGTAAAAAAAAGAAAACAACAACAACAAAAACTATATGGGGTGGATACAAAAAGCAACTAAAAGTATAGAGAAAAGAGGAACCAAAGGTAAGTGTACTCCAATAACAAAACCAGGATGCACTGGTAAAGCTAAAACTTTAGCTCTGACGTTTAAGAAAATGGCTAAACAAAGAAAAAAATAATATGGCAAGAATAAGAAAATCAGTTCCAAAGTATGAACTTGGAATAGAATCAGTAGAAGATAAACGTAGGTCAGATTTATACGGAGATTTATCTCATGCTTTTATTACAGGTACTACAGCTTTGGCAAATGTAGGAACATTTAAAGAAAATGAAATACTACAAGGCATTGGTCAAGGATCACAGTTAGGTGGTTCCATTGGTTCACTTGCTGGACCAATAGGTGGGTTAATCGGCGCAGGTGCTGGCGCTATCGGTGGTGCTATGTTTGGTGCAGCGCAAAAGAAAAAGCGAGAAGCTATTGAAGAGAGACAACGCGAAATGCAGCGTGCTGCAGCTTTAGATCAATTTAGAAATGCAAACACGTTTGGGCTAGACTTTGGACAATCTCCGATTACATTTGATAACGGTACAACAAATCCACTTACTCCACACAACCCTGATTTTATAACTGTAACAGAAACACGTCCGCCACCAAAGGAAACTATCGCATACTATAAATCTCAAATAGAACATAATGATAGAGTCATGGAGCAGTTCGCTCAAGCAAGACAACAGTATGTTATTGATCAACTTAACTCATTAGTTAAGAGTATGATTGAACCTGCTGACAGAAAGACAAAGAAAGATAATGTAGATAAAACAGAAACGATACAGCTAAGTAATAGAGATGTATCAAGAGCTTCTGGTAAAGCTAAGAAGTTCTTCTTTGAAGATGGAGGTACAATAGAAGCACAACTAGAAAAAAGAAACGGTGTAGTAGAACCAATACTTACACCAGATAATAAGTTAATAGATAGCAAGGCTCGTACTACACACGAAAACCAAGATCCTAGTAATGTTACAGATGAGTTAAAACCAGGCTCTAAAATATTTAGCGCTAAGAAATATAAAAGTAATTCAATAGGAATTGCAGCACAAGTAGCTAAAAAACTTGGTGTAAATATTGATGACAAATCAATAAATAAGGTATTAGATAAACAACCTAGTAGTATATCGCCAGCAGAATTAGCTAACTTAGCTAAGAAGTATCAAACAAAAAATACTGTAAATTCATTTGATACAGACATACTTAAACAACGTTCGTTTAGTAGATATACAGACATTGCTGAACAGGTAAATAGTCTGGTTAGTCCAGATGAAAAAACTATAACGCAACTACCAAATCAACAACAAGCAGTACCACAATTTGCAGATGGTACGGATGGATGTGCTGGACATACAGCACAGTTGAAAGGTATCATGGTTAATGGAAGGTTTGCATGGGATCAAGTAGTATCTTGCCCAGCTGGATGCGTAACAACTGATACACCAGTAGGTAAAGTAGGTGATATTATTAGTGTATCTTGCGTGAAGTCTGGCGGTTCAAGTAATAAAGGTCCAAGTAATACACCATCTAAACCTTCAGATGGGACTAAAAAGGATCCAATAAAGGATGAAACCACATATGAAACTTGTTATAGTAGGTGTATACAAGCAATGGCGGGTATATCTCCTGAATCTGCAGATGTTGTGTGTTCTACACGATGTGAAAAGTACAAGTCGCCATCAGAACTAGGTGGAGATAGAATAGGTGGATTTACCACAACAGGTCCTAGTGGTAGTAAAATAGCTGGTACAGTAAAAGACCAATTTCCAGACTATAGACTAAAACCACCGTTTGATATGTATCACAACTATAATTGTGAATTGTGTAAGTCATCCATGCGTGAGCAGGGCAAACCAGAGTATCTATGTAATGATATTTGTGGGGGTGAGATCCCTAATACGACTAAAGAAAAAGATATAGAACGTAGAAGAATATCACCTGACACTTTAAACTTTGCATTAGCTAACTCAGCTAACATATTTAATCTAATGAAAACCAGACAACAGCAAATGTATCCATATGTGCATACACCATTTAAGAAAACAGATACTGTACCTATTAGTACAGCAGATCATATATTAAGTAGTGCTCATCCTATTATGCAAGATTACTTAAGATCAGGTAGTCCTGCTGGATTAGCAATGTCAATGCAAGCTTACAACTCTGCGTTACAAGGTAGAAATGAATATGTTAATCAATTGCAAAACATAAATAAAAACATAGATGTGCAGAATACATCTGCGTTTAATAGAAATGCAGAAGTTAATGCAACTAACTTTAACAACTGGGGTCAAGATGCTACAGCATTAAGTAATGCTAAGTTAATGGCTGGACCACAAACTATGGCAAAGGCTGCTGAGAATTCACAGGAGTATGTTGCAACTGTATATAAGAGATTATACGAGAAACAACTTTCAGACTACTTACAAAAAGCTGCTGGATTACCAGCTGGATCTTTTCCAACTATTTCACTACCAGCTTGGATGTACGAACAAAACACATAAACAATGGCAGATAGATTTTTTTACGATATACCATTAGTAGACTTTAAGCCTGGCACTCCAGATGTAGATATGAACTTTCTTAAGTCATTAGCTGATGACTATAGACAGACTGTCGAGAAAGCTGATGCTGCCAAAGAAGATATAATAAATAAGCTGGGTAGTCTTAACCTGCATCAAACATTTTCAGATGATTATGCACAGTACATGAAAAATGTAGAAACACAAATAGATCAGCTTGATAATAAGTATCAGGGAAAGATGATTGATAGAAACTATAAGAATGAATTATCTTCAATGATACGCAATATTCAAAACGATCCTAATCTTAGATACATGGCTAATACAAGTAAAGAATTGTTTACTTATGAAGACATGGTTAGAACTAAGACTGATTACTTAGAATATAATGATCCAATGCTTAGTACATATAAATCTGTATTAGAAAGACAGAAAGGTACTAAGCCTAGGTTTACAGCTACAAATATATATAGTGATGTAAATCCTAATGAGCAGATTAGACTTATAGCAAAGGATATAAATATAACAGAAGATACAGAATATAAATTTGACCCTGTTGCAGGAACAGTTGAAACTATAGATAAGAAAACAAGAACTGCATCAGACATTACCTCGAAGATGAAACCAGTAATGGAATCATTTCGTGGTACTCAAGCTGGACAACAATTAGAAAGAGAAGCTAAGTGGAAAAAGAAACCAGATGGATCTTCGTATACTTATGAAGAATTATTTATTGATAGAGTAAATGGCGTTTCAAAATTACTTGAAGTCAACAATGTTAAGAAACAATTGTCTGTAAACCCAGCTAAAGAAGTAGAGCTAAAACAGAATCAAATTGATTTAGAGGCTGCAAAGCTACTACAGGATAAGGAACAGTTTGATAAACAGTTTGCACAAATGGTTAAACAAGCGAAGAATGATGATATAATTAAACTACAAACCCTTGCACTACAGTGGCAAACTCTTGGATTTGAGGTAGAAAAGTTTAATGCTGAAATGTTAGCACAGTATAATAAGAATGGGATGGAAGCTGCGCTTGATCTAATGGGTAAAAGAATACAGCAACAGAAGAACGGAATGTATTCACCTGGAGGAAGTGGAGGAGGAAGTGGAGGCGGTACTGGAGGTCAAGCACTTGGATACAACGAACGATTCCAGGGTCCTGGCGTACAAGCAGTAACACCAGACCTACCTGAAAATTCTTATACGTCAAGATTAACTGAATCGGCAAAAGTTTCAGATGCAAGAGCAGCAGATATTAAACATAGACTTACTTCAAGTAACATATATAATGACGATCAGTTAACACAAATTGAAGCATATTTAAATAGTATAGGTACACCAGATCAAGCAAAGCTTGGTAGTAATCCATTTACTATGAAGTATGTAAAATCAAATGGTGAGGTTGTTGTTGCACAGGGAACATTAGAACAAGCAATGTCTAATGACCCAATGTTAGTGCAGTATAGTCAAGCATACTTGGAAGGTAACAGAACGTATAAACAATTTGAAGATGTACTGTTTGAATCAACTAATAATTTTTTAGGTAAGTTTGCGGCTGATGATGAGACATTACAACAATGGTTAGATAATGGAATTCTGACTCGTGATATGTATAAATCTACAACATATAAAAATGCAGGCGGATATGGCATAGACGAACAGAAGTTAATGGAATACTATGGTGCATCTGTTACAAAAAATAAATCACGCCGTATTATAGAAGTTGATGCGAAGGCTATAAATACAGATTATGTTGGGCCAACGCAAGTATACTATAATCAATTAGAATCAGCTGTAAATGAAAACAAACCTATTGAAGTATTTTTACCTAGCGGATTGTCTGGAACTATTTCAGTACAACAAGCTAAAATAGCTTTAGCTAAAGCAGACCAACAAATATATAATGAGATCATGAATAGTAATCCATACCTAAAGGAATGGAATAAATCTAAGACTGGAGCTGTAGCAAGTAGATTTGGTTCACAAGGTACTATAGTAAAAGGATATATGATGGACCCAAAAGGTGATGATGGATTATCTTCGCTTGAAACTAAATATACAAACGGACTAAATTTTAGTCTGGAAGGACTTGATCTATATAGTACAACAACTGGGCTACCTTATAGAGCTGTAGGCGATGGACTAATATCAGAAACAACTTCTACTGGTGAAGCTACAGGAAATAAGTATAGTTATATCCAACCTGGAATTATATATCTTGATAGTACAGGTAGACTTGCAATGCAAGTTAAACTTTATACAATAGATCCAAAGAGTGCAAAACAAGGTGAAGTGCCGGCATCAATACAAGCCACGTTATTAGATAGTGACAAATCTAATATACAAAGTGTGTTTCTTGCGCCACTGTTTGCAAATGTATATGGTCAAACTGTTGGAAAAGGAATAGCTTCATTCTTTTCAGATAATGCAAAATGGGTAGCTAATAATGTATCATACATTAATACTGGAGAATCGGTGCAAGTACCTTATGACAGTAATACAAGTGTTATAAAACAAGTAGATGGTACATATCAAGTTTTAAATAAATCGACAGGAGAGACTATATCTGCAAATAGTGATTTTCAATTGGCGGAAGTACTATCCCGTGTAGATTATGCAGCTACTGCTACATATACTGAACCACAAATACCTACCATTAATTTAGATGCTGTGGGTCAAGTTCAAGCACACATAAAAGAATTGGATGAATTAATAAGTGATTATATGAAAACCACAAATGAACTACCAAAAGATGTAACTACAACTACAACAACATCTAACGGTACGACTACTACTAAAACAGCAAATCCTGATTTAGTAAAACAGATAATCTTTGAAAGAGTCTTTAAGACAGCCGTGTCTGATAAAGAGAGTGGTGGCAATCCTGGAGCTGTAAATCTTAAAGGTGAGACGTTAAGTAATGGTACACAATTACCAGCTACAAATGCAGCTGGAGAATTTCAATTTGTACCTAGTGTTTGGAATGATAAGATTAGAGAGTGGGCTAGAGATTATGGTAAGGGAGACAACTATACCATATATAGTCCGACAGGAAACGGTCAATACGATAAAGCTGGACCAGACTATAATGACTTCTTAAAGGATTCTGGGTTTCAACAATATGTAATGAACAGAGCATTAGAACAATATATAAGTACATATAATAAACTTCCTGCTGAGTTACGTAATATTGTAGGTCCATCGGAATTTTCTGTACTTGCACATTCTATTGGAGAGCCTACAGCTAAAGCCTACTATGAATTAAAGGCAGGACTAAAGACAGAAGATCAATTAACAGATAAACAAAGAATGTTAATACCAATAGGAGAAAAGTATTTAGAAGATATAAATAAAAGGTTAGGAAAGTCTAAGCCAAAGTCTACAACTCAACCAGCTAATGGTGCTACAGGTAGTGCGCCTACTAAACAAAAAGCTATAGTAGATAATAAATTAAAAGACTTGCCAAAGGGCGATAAACTTACAATGGCGAATGGACAAACATATACAAAGACTGAACCAGCTGGTAAGCCCAATCCAGAAATTCCAGATTGGAAGCAACAACCAGAAAATACAATTATTGATTTAGAATCAGATACATATCTAGAAGGCATTATGAATGATTGGGTATATGCTGTAAAACAATCTATGAAAGAAGGAAAATTATCTTCTCAGTATAGTGAAGAGGAAATAGACAACGGTATAAAGACATATGTAATGAACAGACTAGAAGAGATTTATACAAGAGAAGAGCCCATAACAGTATCAGCCATGCTAGATAAGGTTTTAAATGATGCCATACATATAGAAGATGACGACTTTAGATATAGTCGGTATATAAAAGCGGCGCGTCTTGGGATTGGTCCACTTACCGAACAACTTCTAGTTGATCTTTCACTGTACGACGGTATTAATATACCGTGGGACTTCTTAAAAGAGTATCCACATCTATCCTGGGTACCATTAGAAACGCTTAAAAAGATTACACAAGCTGATGATTATTACGAAGCACTTAAACTACTTGCAGGTAACGTTGATAACATGAGTGGATCTGATTGGCAACAGTTTATATACGACTTCAACACGCTTGTTAGTGCAGAAATAGAAAAAGAAAAAAACAGTAAATAATGGGTAAAACTAATTTAATAAATCCGTATCAGGATATCATAGACTTTGCTAATGCTCAATCTGGTGCAAGGTTTAATCCATTTGATAATAGAGTACCATTAGCTGGTGCGTCTACTATGAGCACTGCGCCAAGTAGTGGTATAGATATAAGGCAATCAGAGTTTCAGATTCCTAGTAACATCACTCCAGAAGACTTGCCTTATTATCAGGCAGCTCAACAAGACAATTGGTCAAGATTAGGTAGGACACTTGGCAACTTACCATTTAATGTTGGATTCGGTATACTAGAAACATTTGGATATCTAGGTTCTATGCCAGACTTAATATGGGGTGGTGACTTTGATAATGCGCTAACAAGTTGGGCAAGAGAAAAGAGAAACGCAGTAGCTGGTCAAGTATACGAACCTGTATACGGAAAGAGTACTGTTGAACACTTAAGTAATCCTGCATGGTGGATTGTAAATGGTGGAGGTTTAGCTGAAAGTATTTCAGAGTTTGGCATTACTACAATACCAATTGCAGGAGCCTTAGGTAAAGCCGCACAACTTGCAGCAAATGTAGCTAAAGTTACTGCTCGTACAGCGACAGGATTAAATCTTGGAGCTAGAGTATTAACTGGTGTAACAACGGGATATATGGAAGGTGCAATGAGTGGTGCACAAATATACCAACAAACTTATGAAGATGGTTTGTCGAAAGGCTTAGGCATAGAAGCAGCACAAAAGAATGCAGCAGAAGCTGCAGCTACTACTACAAGAATAAATACAGTATTGATGGGTATATCAAATGCTGCAATGTTAGGACCCGCATTCTTCAGTGCAGATAAAGTAGCACGAGCTGAACGTTATGCACAACAGATGGGATTGTCACAAGCTGTAGGAGAAACGAATGAACAGTTTATTAAACGTTTAGAAGCTGCTTCGATAGAAGATGCGCTTAAGAACAATACCTATAAGATATTTGGTAAGTATGATTCTGGTATACGCAGAGGCTCGCTAGACTGGTTAAAAGAATCAACCATGGAAGCTGGAGAAGAAGTAGCTAACGTATTTGCAGAGCAGCGTGGTTTACAAGCAGGTGGTGTAACAGAAAAAAAAGGCATACTTGAAACACTGTCCGATGTATTAAGCTCGCCTGAAGGACAAATGTCTGCACTACTTGGAGCATTTGGCGGTATAGGCGAAGCTTCTATAATTAGTAGAATACCTTGGCATAGATACCAAGAAACAAAAGAAACAACTGATGCAGAAGGTAGACCTATTACTGAACCAGTAGGTGCTAAACAATGGGTATCAGCAAAGACATTAGAAGATAAAGAAGTTCAAGAAAAGTTTGAGCAATTCAAAGGAACTATAATAAGAGATGTAAAACAGTTTGAAGAAGGACAAAAGAATCTAAGTACATTAAAGACTAGACTTATTAATGCAGAGGAAGATGATAAAGAATGGTTGAAGACTCAAATAGAATTGCAAACACAAAAGCTATTTGACTTTTCAGCATATCAATCATTACAAACAGGAAACTTAAAAGCTATCCGAGAATTATTTCAAGGTGTGGCGGAATTAGATAATACAGAAGTGTTGTCTGATAAGATTGACCAACAAATTGCAACTCTTAAGTCAACTCGTGATACATTGCCAGAAGATGGAAAAGCTGCAATTAATATAGAAATTGAAAGACTTGAAAGAGAAAGTGCTAAATACTCTGGCATGACAGCCGCCATGGCTGCCGGTCTTGCAGATAGTACTAGCGATAATGCATACAAGACAAGAGCAGAAAATCAAATAGAGAAGCTCAATTCTCTTGAAAAGATATACGATGATACAATGGCTAGATATAATTATGGCGATGAGCTAACATATGGGTTAGCTAAATATATATTCTCTGCTAAAGCAGAACTATTAAATATTGGCGTAGCTGTAGAAGAACTAACTAAGTTTGAACAGAACTTGGCTGCAAAGATTGATGCACAAATGGCAGCAGATAATCTGCCTATGGATTTACAAGCTTACGTTAAGAACCAGTCGGCATACATGAGTCTTAGTAATAGATTAAATACTCTTTTAGAGAAGCACACAAAGATTAGAGACAATATTGATAGTATGACAGAATCAGAACTATTATCTGCCATGCATGAGATGGGTGTACCTACCTCTACATTACCTGTAGATTCTACAAAGGAACAACTTATAGAAGCTTTAACTGATTATACAAATACTACAGCGGCAGTTATAGGTGCTAAGATGGAAGACGCTTCAGATGAACTATTAAATGCTATTACATCTTACGCAAACTCTAAGGCGATAAATAAGCCATTACCATTAAATAGTACTGCAACTCCTACACCAGATTTAGAAGAAGCCAAAGCACAACTGGAAGCTGCGTTTAAAAAAGAACAAAAAAATCTATATGGATTAGCTACAGTAAGAACAAGGCTTGAGAATTTAAAAGCAATGCAAACACATCTTGATAACAGTATTAATAAACTCGCATCTGCAAAAGGACGTAAGCAGTTTATAGAATTCGTAAAGAAACAATTAGAAGATAGAGCAAAGACATCTGCGCAACAGAAAACGGAGGTAGATAGCAAGAACATTACTGAACGTAGGTTTGCCAATGAGTTGAGAATGAAAGGATATGATAAAGATTTCGTTAACGCTTTAATGAAAGCACTAACAGAAGGTACTGCATTACCACAACAATATAGAAATACAAATGTATTTGTACAAGGTTCTCGAGGTAACTTTACTGGTAAACGTTATCGTATTTATATTGACGAGAACGGTAAGGCTACTATAAGTGAACTTAAGCCTAAAGGTAAAAAACGTAGTAGATGGGAACTTACTGGTAGTAGTAGTGTTAAGTTCACCGATAAGAAAGATAAGCAAGTATATAGAAATGTAAAGGATAAGAAGACAGGTAAATTTAAAAAAGTATTAGATAAGAATACAGAGCTTCGTGGTAAGATAAATGTACATGCATTTATGCGTTCAATGAGAGTTCTGTCTGTACAAGAAAACAATGACTACAATGCAACATCAAAACTTAGAGTTAAACGAACAGTTGCAAAGCAAGCGGCATATCAAATGATTAGACAACTACAAGATAGACAAGCAAATGCACAAGCTGTTGTTGCAATGAGAACGGCAGATATAGAAAAGATGCAGAATGTCCAAGCAGACTTTGTTACTGTATTTACAAATTTATTTAATACGTTTAACTTAGATCCTACAGCATTATCATCAGTATTATCTAGACTTAATGATGCATTTGATAATTATAAAGAAGAAATAAATAGAATCGAAACAGATAATAGCTTAGACGATCAGGCTAAGACATCACAATCAATTATCGGAGCGACTGTGTTTGAAGAAGCAATAGAAGATCTTAGATATGATGTGATTGAAATGTTCTATAATACTATTTCTGCGAGGCACCAAGCTGCGGATACTACACTTAGTACTGAGGATGCAATGGATAAAGCAGCAGAAGAGCTTGAAGCGTTTACTAAAGCTAATGCTAGTGCAAACTTGTTGTTTGATACAGAGGCACATGCAAAAAATGCAGTTATATTAATGAATCGTTCAAGAACTATTAACGATTTACAGAAAGAATTAGATGCTGCACAAAATGATTTCGAACATCTACAACAACGTATAGAAGCTGTTACATCTTATCTACAAGATCTTTCTAACTTACCACTAACATCTTTTAATACAGCGCCTATAGTAGAACTTAGATTAGCTGTCGAAGGAGAATTAAAAGATGATTTTCCATTTGAGTTTGCTTCGTTTATGGATAATACTATACAGACAGGTAGACAAGAGCTTGCCATATTTATGTTACAGCTTTATGAAGAAGTTGAGAAAATGCCAGACACGTCTCCCGAAAAAGATCAAATGAAGACGCTACTTAATTCTTTGTCTACTAAGTATGGTATGACACAATTAGATATACTTGATGCTCGGATTACTATATTAGCGGATAGAGGTAAGCCAAATCTAGGAGTAGTTGAAAATCTAACCTCAGTTCGTGTGGCTAAAGCTTTAAAGACTTTAGCTGATAAAGGATTTAAGCTGGATACACTTGAAGATTTAATTAAAGCCGAAGAAATATTATTAATGCGTGATTTGCTAGAACAAGAACGTGTTAACATGCAAGCTGAAATAGATGCATTACAAGAAGACTTAAATCAATTACGTGAATTTAGAAACCTTCAAGTTAGAAATCTAGCGTTACTTGCTAAGACGGCAAAGAACGCATCCTTGTTTGATATGACAGTAGTGGAAGACTTTAAAGGACATCTTGAAAGTAATTATAAAGATTTAAATCTTCCTAATCCAGAAGAAATATTAAAGGCATTGGCATTAGATGATGAAGACAGTATTGCATATAATGCTATGTATGCAGCATTACTTGAATATAGAAACGGTAATGTAACACAAGTACAACAAGACATACAAGAATTTAAAACAAGATTTGCGGATAGGCATATAGACTCTGACACTGTGACAGAACTTTTACAGGATCAGATTAATGCTCTAACTGTAGCAAAGGATGAAATGCTTAGAAATACAATAAAGAGACAAGCATTATTTGTAACGCTAATGAATAAGTACATCACTGGATTACAGGATGAGTCTATGTTCAAAGCGATATACTACAAGAAGCTAAAAGATCTTGGATCTCATGCTGAAAGTAATTTTATAAACAATTTTGATCTAGACTTCAATGAAGATATTGAACCAGATTATTATACAGTAGCACGTAAAACAAGTACAGAGTTTTCTACTACAGGTATGGAGGATATATTCACACCGAACAATCCTGCGTATGTAGACGAGAAAGGTAATCTTGTTATGGCTAAAGGTATACGTGGTATTAACAAAGATGATGGTACTATACTTAATCCAAACGATCCTGTAGATCGAGTTATCATAGAGAAACATCTTCCTATGGAAAGATGGTTTAGATTTACTTCATCAAATGAGACAAGAAAATTAATCAAGGAAGGTAAAGTTAATCTAAAACTACAATCCATAAAGAAGGCATTAGAGTATGCAGAAACAATAATTAATGATGTTAATTCTAGCGAATCGAAGAAGCTTACTTATGGGGTGCTAAAGAAAGAGCTTGAAGCTATGATTAAAAGTATTGAAGATGCAAACCCTGCAAACTCTGATGAGATATTAGCTAATACTGTTATAGCAATACCTGTAACAAGTAATGGTGATATGACACACGCTGCTTACTTTGATGCAGATATAAACGCTACACAAGCTGCAATACCTTGGACAGTACTTAGAAAGTCTACAACAGTATTCCCTAGAAATCAAATGGGTGATACTGAATTAGACTTAGAAAAACTAGGTGTTGGATCTAGGCGAATTGCTGCAGCAGAACGTAATTTAAAGTTTGAAGTAGCTGGAAATACTGTAACTATATTTACAGATAAAGAGAAGACTAAGAAATATACATTTCCTAATGGAGATACTTCGTATACGATACAGTCTGCTACACAAAAACAACGCTATACTGAGCTACAACAACTACGTAGAAGGATTGCGATAGACATGTTAAGAGCAGAGTATGAAACCTTTATTAAAGATATAGTAAATAGTGATGATCCACAATATGTAGAGATAAAAGCAACAACACCTGGAACGAACTTAATGGTACACGAGATCACACCAAGTGGACCAAAGATGTTGAAAAGAAAAATGAGTGAGATATCCGTTACACAAGATACAGGAGACTTTAAAGGAAAACTATACATAGCACAACGTGATGGATTAACCATTGATGGCGTACAATATTCACAATTCTCTCCTGGTCAATTAGTATATAAAGGGGTTAACGATGAAACTTATTTAGCAATGACTAAGAATCTAGAGGACCTAGATCCTACATTAAGAGACAGATTTATAGACGTATTCTTATATGCACTATTATTAGCAGGTACTGTTACAACACCACTTGGTAGCATTAATGTTAGAACAGCTACTCACAAGGGACAATACGGAGAGAAGATACAAAGAAATGATGATGTACCCTCAGACATGGTGCCAGTGTTTCCGTCTAAATCTGCGCTGTCTATTCTTGAAACATTTCTAAACTATGGCAGAAAGCGTGATAATGGTGGTAAGTTCAATCCTAATAAAGATCAGATCTTTATTGAGAGTGGTAATGTGGTAATGATACGTAGGAATGCAGCTGGTGTATATGATAGAACAGAGATTAGTCTGTCAAGTATCATAGTAAATGGAACTATAGATAAGAATAACGCAGATGTAAAAAAGATAATTGACTATTTAAGTAAAAAGCACATGAACGTAAACTCACGTATGCTGTTGTTTAGTAACAACAATAATATGTTCTTTTTACCTAAGGTTAAAAACAATCTTGTTGTAGGTAATAGAATTAGTATCGGTGATAGACACGGTATTGAAATGGAATTCCAGAATCAGAATTATAAGACATGGTTATCACGTAATGTTCTAGAAGTTGCTAAGATGCCTGAAGCTAAACCAGGTGAGAAACTAAGCAGAACTTCAGGACAAAAAAACTTAATATACAGCGATGAACTAAGTGATACATTTATTGTACCAAAGACAAAAGCTAAAACTACAAAGGCACAACCTACTGTACAGCAACAACAAAATGTTAATTCACAAGTTAACACAAAGAAACAACCGTCATCGAACACAACTAAAAGTTCGAGAGCTTGGTCTTCTCTATCTGCTGATGAGAAGGACGATATTAAAATAAAGTTTATGTCTTCTGCACGTGCTGTTGGTTTACCTACACAACAGTTAGACATAGAAGTAGAAAAATGGTACAACGAAAATGTTTATAGCGCAGGTGCTCCTAAAAAGTTTCCAGCATCTATAAAACAAGATGTTGAAAGAATAATAGAGACACAAGAAGCTAAAGATAATCTAAGAGATATATTTGGAGATCAGTTTGTACAAGACCACTTTGAAATGATAAGTGGATTAATACATGGAGAAGACATAGGCTACTTCACAGATGATGGTAAGATATTACTTAGTACTCAATCGTTTGCTGGAGTAGAATATCACGAAGCATTCCACAGAGTATGGCGTATATTTGTACCTGCTGCACAGAGAGAAGAAATAATTACAGAGTTTAAAACACGTGCAAACTGGAAAGCTTTAGTAGAAGCTAAACAAGATGAAGGTTATCGAACTAAAAGTGAGGCAGAAATAATAGAGGAGATATTGTCTGACGAGTTCATGGATTATATGATGAACAAAAAGACAAAGCTAAAAGATAAACAACGTACTTGGTTTCAAAAACTAATTGACTTTCTGCGTAATCTATTTAGTCCAGATAAATCTTATCCAACTAAAGTAGAAAGATTGTTTGCTGAGATTTCTCAAGGCAAATATAAAAACATGTCTGGAAGTGTAGATCCAATATTCCTTTATAAGGGGGCACCAAAGAAAGCAAAGATGCCTGTTCCAGACAGTGTGTCTGGTGGATATAGACTTCAGGATATAGTAATTAATGACACTGTATATCAAGAGTTTAGAAACGGATTTGCATTATCAATACTACGTAGCCTAAGAGACTCAGGTAGGTTGTATGCAACAATATCAGGAATGAGTACAGACATAGAAGATGTGTTTAAAAACAAACTTGTAGAAATTGTAGACAAACTTCGAAACGTAAAGGCTACTGAAGCAATACCTATGCGTGAGTACGCAGAATCTATATTAGATATTTATGACAAGATAGATGAGATAGAATCTATAGAAGATAAGTCAGAGGCAGAAAAACGACAATTAGTAATACTGAGAAGACTGTTAAATAACAATGAAATTATTAATGGATATAAAGCATTTATGAAAGACTTAGGTATAGATAATAACGATGTTACTACATCTAATTTAACTATTGAAGAAATGCTAGATACTGATAATGGGCCAATAAAAGACGACGCAACCTATAGAGTAACGTTTGAACTAGATCCTCGTACTAGTATGAAATCTTTAATGAGATTACTTATTGCCACTCTACCTGAAGTACAACTTACTATAGGTACATCACGTCCTGGATTACCAGCTAGAAAGGTATACACACCATTAGGTGGAACTATACTATCAAACATAGCACAGCCAGCTAATTGGAATAATACAGTATCCTTATTACTAAAAGAGATGGCAGGTGTACCACCAATCTTTGTACGTACAAGATTAGATACACTTGGAAGTAAGTTCCCTATGCTAAGAGAATTAGTAACTTACTTGCTACATGAGGACAATACTCCTGTACTTAATTTATTTACAAGTGCATTTCATAATCACAATTATGAAATGAGCATACAAATGATGAGAATAGATAAAGGTAAAGATGTAAGTGTATATTCAGCAAATGCAAATATAAATAGTGGTATTGGTACAATACAGCTTAGAATGCGTTCGTATATTGAGCAACAATTAACTGCAGATAATAAATCTGCAATTTATGATTACTTTAACAAGATACCTACGATAGGCTCAGGTAGCTATAATCAAGACCAGCTAACTAAGATATTGGGATTCTTAGGTATTGAGATACCACCAATATTTCTTGAAGTAGGTACAGATGGTAAACCTATGTTTATGCGTTCAGAGTTCTTAGTATCAAGTTATGATACCACAACTGGTGGTACTACACCTAAGGATTTATCTTTCTTAGCTAGAACTCTTGTTGGCGAGATTATAAAACATACAAGTTCATATAACTCTCGTATTAATAACTTGGATGGAATCTTTAATGGGGACGTAGTTAAGGGAACACTAAATCAATTAGCAGAGGTAGTTGCTAAGATGACGCCATCTAAGAGCGTATCTATTATGAATGGACAGAATAAGATGTACTATCCTATAAATCAACACAGCTATCAAACAGTAATGCTAGACGATATATCGTTTGTATTGCAAGCATCTACTGCAGAGATAAATGAAATGTACAATATGTTGTTTAAACAAGAGGAAGGTAGTATTATATTTGACATGTTTGATAAATCTATAGCTGCAACACGAACTCGTGAATTAGAAATAAAGATTGAAAATAGAATTAGAGATGACTATAGAAGATATAATATAGTTCCAACACCTGAAAGAACAAACCGACTTAAGATCTTATACTATACTTATCCATATATATTTATGAGTAATAATAATTATAATTCTGTATGGAAACAACAGATAATTAGATATGAGTTAGGTACCGAACTTCCTATACAAATAGTAATTAAAGATAGTTTAAAACTTGAAACAGATAAGAATGGACAACATCTATCTGATTTATACGCATCTGATTTATTCACTGTCATATTGTCTAGTACAGTATATGGAGAGTATAAGTCTGTACAACACGCTGAACGTGCAATATATTACTTTTATAAGACTAAAGACTTTATTCCTTATAATATTGATATGTTTAATAATAAGGGTAACATTGATGAAATGAATCCAATACTTTCCAATAAAATTATAAATACTGTATTAGGATATTTAACAGATGAACTATTAGCATATCATTCTAGAACACATGAGCATACAAACTACAGTGGGTTTGGAGACAAGAAAAAATACAATGGATTGTTTAATGATATTATACAAGGTAATAGCAGTATAAGTAGATCAATTAATGCTTTTATAGAACAACTGTCTAGTCCTAATATTACACATCAAGGTGCGCAGAATCTAATTAGAGAATACTTGGCTAATAATACAGTGCTTAGAGAGAATATAATAGCATACGTTGTTAATAAGTCTAATGAGTTTGTAACAAAATTACAAGAAGAGCATGGACTACTAACTAGTAGCACTCCAGTATTTAATGAGTCCGCACTTAGTATACAGGATTCTAATAATAGTACAAGTACGATTGCTAGAATAGCTTGGATTAATACCTGGATAACTCACATAGAGGAAACTAAACTATTCTCTGGACCAGTACAATTATATGGTAGTGCTGGTACATTCTGGAAACGTATGGTTACACAGTCATCAACAGGTAATTTGCTTAATAATTCTCCTGCCATACTACATAACATTAATACGTATAATCAAGAAACGGCAAATACATTTGGTGTTGTATATGGCAAGGAAGAAAAAGGATTACTATCTGAAATAGTTTTTGTAGAAGAAAAAGCAGATGCAGTAGCTTATAGAGAACTTGTACACGAACAAATGGTGTCTTCATATACTCAATTATTTATTAATGCAGGATATGATCAACTTGATGCACAAAGCCTTGCTCTACAACAAGCAGATAAATATGCTGCAGGTTATAGTAGTGTAAATGAGAACGATGGTATAGGTTGGATAAATCCATTTGCATATAGAGCATACATGATAATGGCAGAGAAATGGACAGAAGAAATGCAAGAAGTATTTGACTTTGAAATGTATGTGTATGCAGATGCGTTAAGAAATATATATAAACATGAAAGTGCAATTCGTCGTGCATTAGAACAAGGATTGCCTATTCAAAATGCAAGAAACGTAGCTGCTGCACAAGATAGGTATACACCTATAGATGAACTATTTAATAGATTCATGAAAGATAAAGGAAAGAAAAATGTAAACTCTGTTGAGTGGTTTCATAAGCACGCAGAAGCTATGACTATGTTAAAGCCACAATACGTAGGACAAGTATATAGTCACAAGTCAAATAAGAATCCGTCACTAGCTGATATTATGTTAGATGAAAATATAGAACATTTTATCGGTGGTAGAAAGATGGCATATGATTACCTGTCTCCATATGTACTTAGAGGTGAGAAACCATCAGAGCGTACCAAACAATTTGACATGCTTAGATTTATGGTATTTCATGGAATAGATCATATGGTAATGGGTAGTGGCGCCAAGTTCGGTACAGTAGATCAAGTAAAATGGTATAACAAAGAAGGACAGTTTAATGTAGACGATTTAGTAGATAGTAAAGCTGGATTAAACTTAAATTATGTAGCACATTTAGACTGGAGACATTTAAAGAATCAGGTTGATATACATACACATCAGGAAGCTAAAGTAGTTGACTCATCACAGTCAAGAAAAAACAAGGTGGCTACTGTTATGAATAATGGAGTACCTATTGACTTTGATAGATTAATAGGAGAGACAGATGAAGAATATAAAGATAGGTGGAATGAACATAGACTAAACGCAGAACGTATAGCTAAAAGAAGTAGGAAACCTATTGAAACTTCAAGTACGTTATATAATCTTAAGGAAGAATATAAGTCTATACAGGCTGAAATTACTTATAGGTTAATAACAGAGCTTGAGTCTAGTATTGGATTTAGTAGAGCTAGCGGATTATATACAGAAGATTTAGATAAGATAATAAGTGTTCTAAAACAGAATGCTAAGAATAGAAATTATTCATCTAACCTAATTGAAATGATCGAAGACATAAAGAATACAAAGGCTTATGACTTCTTACCTGGAAGAAAAAGAATAGAGAGCTTACTTACTTCACTTGTATCACGCGAGACGATATCTCAAAAGAGATTAGGCATAGATCTTCCACAAGCACCGTCTACTGGTCTTGAATCTATTAGTAGTCCTATGCGTATTGCTGGGGATGAGGGTAAGTTAAGATTCTATCGTCCTAATGTTGCAGAAAACACTACAAGTTCTGAAGTAATTATGCCATTACCAGAAGCTTATATGGTACAAATAAACAGATACTATCTAAATAAGTTTATAAAAGCTGGTGGTAAGAAAGAAGCCTTTAATATATTTAAAGCTGTCGAAATGTTAAATAATGATATTGCAGATCCAAACAGTGGAATTAATATTGAGATGTTAGGTCTTCGTATTCCTAACCAGCAGCTATCATCTAATGATTGGATGCGTGCTGTTAAGTTTTATGTGCCAATTAAAAATAGCTATGTATATGTACCACATTACATAGTAGTTAAAGTAGGATCTGACTTTGACATTGACAAATTAAAAATTTATTTACCACATCTAGATGATAATCTAAATCCTATTGAAATGGACAATGATTTACCAACACCAAGAGATGTAGTTAGATACAAAGATCAAACTATATTTGAGGGATTAGAAGTTAAGATTGATGACAACACATCTGTATATAATGCATTAGATAATAATGATGACTTAATGAATGATCTGACTGTTAACATACTTGAAATAATAGACATGCTTATATCGAATGATATAAATGTTGTACTTGAAGATGGAAGTAATATAGAAAATAGTGAACTCTCTGTTCGACTATTTGACTATAAAAAATTAACTATAAAAGATTTAAGTACTATAATAGATGCACTCGACAAAGTATTTATAGGACACGGATTTATTGACTTAAGTAATGAGACAGTTAGTATTTCTTTATCACAACAAGAATTTAATGATCTTGCATTACTATTAGATGAGCTTAGTTCATTAAGAGACGAAGCAGTTGAGAAAACAGTAATACCTGCTGATATGGCTGTATTACAACAGAAACTTAAAAGTGAAGTAGGTGATCCACTTAAGTGGTCATCAACAGAGGCTTTACATAATCGAGTGTTAGAAATTGAGAGAGATATTTTATTAAACCATAGAAACTTTGCTAGTCTTGTTAAGCCTGTATCAATGGAATTAGCTACTCAAGTTGCAGAGGAACACGGTATTAATGAAAAAGTCAACGTAAAAAATTTATCAAAAGCAGTAGATCCTTTAACTAATATGGAAAATGCAATATACTTTGTACACGCAAAAATGGGTGTTGGTAGAGTTGCATTAACTATAAATATTAAGGCAGTATCATTAGATTTAGATGTTTCTTTAAACAAAGAAGTGTTTAGTGCATCCGAAGATAGAATAGTTAAAGTAAGAAACTTATTCTCATCTAATCCAGATGTGACATTTTCAGATCTACTAGATGGTACTGGTACTATAACACTTGATAACTCATCTGAGACACTTACACTACAAGTAGATGCTGTTAAGAATCCAATATCAGTACATTTAGGAATGAATCTACAAACACTTAACTTGATAGGATATCTAATAAATATAGGAGTTTCCTTCCCAGATGTAATTGGATTGTTTCAGACACCAGTTATAAGTGACTACTTACAAAGTATTAAATTAAGAACAAGTAAGTACATTGGAGCTTCCAATGGATTTGTGTCTAAAGCTAATATTAAGAAAGAGTTTTATGATGAGTGGTTAATAAACAAGGCAAAATCATTAGGGCCTACGCAGGCAAAAGAATTATATAAGTTCTTAGCTGAAATTACAGAAGACGACGATCAGCAAATACTATCGTATAAAGACGTACATAAGTTACGTGAAGCAATGCTTAAACCCGGATTAGGTGCATTGGATAATAGAAAAGGAAATGAGTTAGATAAAGCTAAACAAGAGTTAGTGATGTTATTATACATGTTTGACTTGATACCAACAGGAGACGAGTTTACTGATTTCTTATTAGCTGCTGCAGCAGATACACGTGTACATAAAAGTCTTGAGGCTGCAGAACGTATGCAATCATCTATTAACTCTTATCTTACACAGTCTTTTACTACACCTAAAATTGTATCAGCTAACTCATTTAAGTCTATAATGGATAAGAGTATTGTGGGCTCATTCTTCGAATCACAGAGAGAGTATACTGCTCTTATCAAACCGTTGTATAGAATGGATAAGATTAATATACGGGTTGGTAATACAGAAGTTCCAATATTTGCAGAGCTTAGAGAATTATTTAGACAAATGACACCAATAGGATCTACATCACAAGAGATACAGAGATATGAAGATTCGTTCATAGATGATTTAATAGTATATCTAACGTATAGAGTATTAGAGGATGCAATAAATCCTACACATCCAATGGGTATACAACCTAGTAATTTCTCTAAGAATATTCTAGAAGTTGCAAAAACATTTTTATCTTTAAAAGATGCGTCCATAGATGCTAAAACACTTTTAGATATTATTAAAAGGTCTGGTGTTAATCTAGGTATTACTAATTCGAAAGATCCAAAGAACAGAATACTTCTTGAGAAGAAAGTAACGCCACAAAATAAGGAAGTAAGAGTTGCACGTATTGTTGATAGAACACTACCTAATGTAGAAATAGAAGACATGATTTCTAGTATTTCACAGCGCTTAAATAATGCTAGTAACATAGCAGATATGCGTGCTGCTTTATCATTATTCTTTGTGTCAACTATGCAATCTGGTATTAGTAATTCACCCTACTCATTTAGTAAAGTAATGCCATATACGGGTGCAGTTAAGGATATATTAATTAAGTCTATGGAACTAGTAGAAAACTTATCCGATGAGAACAAACTTAATCTTGCTAAAGAATTCTTTGATTGGTTCTTACGTGCTAATCCATATGTAAATGGTAATGAATCTAGACAGCGTAGAAATATTAAATTTTTTAGATTAATATCACCATATCACTGGTCATTAAAGAATGGAGTATTTAGTTTGATTGACAACAATTCAAGAACTAATGTTACTCATACTATTATTGGTAGTTCTTTCCATAAAGAATTTAATACTCGAGGTAATGCAAAATTAATTGATTCACTTTTTAATGCTTATCTAAGTACTAAAGGCATAGTTATAGGTAGCGAATCAACTACTATTGTACCAGTTATTAATGGTATTATTACGTCTGGTGTGATAGGTCCAAGCAGTGCTGCGCTAATAGTAGCGCGTAATCACAATATACCTATTTCAGGTTATGCACATCCAGAGGGCAAGGTAGCTGAAAAGAGAATGCATAGAAAGAAACTTGAGAATGAAGGATTAGAGTTTTCAGAAGAAAAGTTTGTTGAAAAGAATATAGAAAAATCTGATGGTGTCGTATTTATAACTACTGATAAAAACTCTAGCGCACACAAAATATTATCTGGTATAGCTACAACAAGTAAGAAACCATATCTACTTATAAATATGAATACAGAGTTAGGACAAAACACTAATAACCTATATGACTTTTTCAGTACAAATAATATTAAATCTCCTTACTTTGTTGGAGATGAGACATCTGATGCTGAGAAATATACCGTTCAATTACTAAACAACTTTCTAAACAATCTAACAGAGTGTGAATAATGGCGTGTAGAATAATAAGAGATTCAAATAAAGAGATAGTAAGTGTATTGGCTCCCAATGGGGAGCCATCACAACTATTTGGAGATATAATGGTTGACGTTAATGACACAGAAGAGGCATTGGATATTTATAGATCTATCAATAGTGATTATAAATTACTTGAGTTAAAAGAAACAAAAGGCTATACTGATAGTAACCAAGAATTAAGATGGAATACTATAAAGGATAATTATATAAATAATACTGTAAGTGAATCAAGTATTGTAGATAAAGAATTACTACAAGATCTAGTAGATAACGGACATTTAAATTGCGAATAATATGGCAGGAAGTTGTAATATAAATTTTAGAACATTAGTAAATGTAGCTGGTGACAGTGGTGCATTTGCGTCTGCATTACTTAAACAAATGGATAATGCAACAACTGTAGAACTGTTAGACTTCCTACATAACAATTCTACACTAGATTTAGATAGTGATAGATACAAGCTTGGATCAAAGATAATGAAGCAACGTCCGTCTAGTCTTGCAGGAAAGTTGTATGAGTATCATGGTGGACAAGATAGACTTGCATTACCCGATACTAATATACAAACAGATGCAGGTACACTTGTACATGAGATAGCAGCGTCAACTGGACAGCTATTGACTTCTAAACTAAAGCCTGGTCAACTAGTAACAAATGAAATGATATCGTCTATATCTAGACAGTTACTTCAGATTGCTAATGATTATCCTGGCTCTACTAAGTTAGACATATATGCAATTAATACAGTTGCCTCTACAGTTGCTGCACTTATAAATGAAGCAATAACCACACAGAATAAAATTAATCCGAATGTATTACCTACATTTAGATTTGAACATAGACTTTTAAATCCTGTTAAAGACATTGGAGGTACAGCAGACATGTTGGTATTATACTCCGACAATACTGCATCTTACTTTGACTATAAAACATTTGAGCCTGCTGGAGTTGATAAAGGATGGAATGAAGATAGTGGCAACTATATAAAGAATTATGGAGCTTATAAGTCATACCGTAGAGAGAAGTGGGAAGTTAGTATACCAGCGTATATACAGATATTAAAAGATACATATAAAGTCGTAGGCATAAGACATGCCCGTGCAATACCGATTGCAACATTCTTCAAGAAGACGGATGAGTATGTAGCAGCTGTAAAGAACAAGGATAAATTAAAGATGGAGCAGCTACAGGCTAAAGGAAAGACTAGAACAGCTACAGTATCAAGTATAGAAACCTTTGTGTTAAACAATAGTCTATTACTGCCAGCTGTAATTCAAGTAGAATCTACAGGTGATAATGTATTAGATAAGTTTATAGCTGACAGGTACAAGGAAATAGAAGAACTACGTCGTGCTGGCGGTAGTTCAGAATCAAGAGCTAGGAATAGAGCTAGAATAGAAGAACTACAGATTGCAATTGATAGATTAACTACAGCTAAAGACATAGGCGCTATAATAGATTTAGCTAATAAACTTATAATAGAATCGTCTTCACTATTAAAGGCAATATCAGAGAACAAAGATATTGACAACAGACTTGAAAGTATTAGACAACTTAGAAATGAGTTGTCTTATTATAAAGACATAACAGATTTAACTGCAAGATATCTTTCGTCACTAACTGATCAAAATTTAAAATCAAAAGTATCTAGTTCATTAGGGGAAGTTCTTACTAAGATGTCAATAGCTAAGTCAGCACTTGATACTGTATACTTAAATGAGATGTCTACTAATAACCTAATACACAAAGGAGTATCTAAGCAAGAATTGGATGCTGGCGTAATTCTATTTGAACAAGATGATTTATTGCAGAAGTGGGCTAAAGGTGCATCAAATAGTAATAATCCTTTTCTTGTACAAATGAAATCCGTTCATGATAAGTTAGAGAAACAGAAGCGTGATATGCTGAAAGAGTTTGAACGTGATAGTGAGAAGTATTTTACTGGATTACAAGAGTTTATGAAACAAGTAGGCTGGAGTGAGCAAGAGTTTATTAAGTTTATTGTTAATAAGCGTGGTAATCTTGTTCATAAGTTTAGCTCTGAAATGTATGATCTTATTAATACTGCAATACGTGAACGTAATTCGTCATTCTTTATTAATAATTATACAGTAAAAGATAACTATGAAGCATCATATAAAAGACGTCTTGCTAGAAAAGAAGTTGAGTTAAAGACTAGGTTTAATATTACCGAAGATACAAAGGATAAGAGCAATGTTAAGAAGTATGAAGAAGCACTACAAAATTGGATAGAGGATAATGCATTGTTTATAGATGGACATGTTAACGAAGTTGCTTGGTCTAAACAATCTAATGTTAGATACTTCTTAAGAAGAACTGCAGAATTTGAAAGTAAGTACTATAGTTCACAATATAATTTTATGACCAAGCATCCAAAGTTAAAAGACTGGTATGATTTCTGGCAACGTACTATGTACTCTGCAAAAGACATGTTAGGTGGTAATGAAAAGGTTACAGCTAACTTAATACCTTGGGTAGCTAAAGAGTCCTTAGAACTTGCTGTAGCACGTGGTGGTAATGTAGCACAAGACATGCTTAATGCAGTATCGATGAATCAAGATGATCCTACAGAAGAATACGATGCATTTGGCAATCTAATTAAATCAGTACCAATAATGTATCTAAGTCCATTTAAACGTAAGACAGCAGAAGGAAAGTTTGAAGATGATTTGGATAAGAAGTCATTCAACCTTCAAAAATCTCTGATGCTGTTTATGGAAATGGCGATTAACTATGATCTAAAAACAAAATCTGAAGCGTCAATAATGGCAATTAAAGATATGATGGTAGACTTTGGACAAGTATATCAATTAACAAAACAAGGACATGTTATTATAGATCCTGTAACAGGTAGACCAAAGACGGGAAATGAAGTATCTAAAGATATAATAGATACGTTTAATGATTATATGAACTTCTATTGGTATGGAATGAGAATCTCTACACCTGACAAAACTATTAATGCATTTGGTAGAGAAGTATCAATGCAAAAATCATTATTAGCAGCTAAGAATATGTATGCTCGTAAGGTTCTTGCGTTCTCATTACATGCGCCACTTGCATCATGGGCTGTTGGTAGAGTTATAACTACTGTACAAGGTAGTAAAGGATTACTGTTTGATCATACCATGCACGCAAATGCAATTAAGTGGTGGGCAGAATCTAAAGCTTCTACGTTCTCTAGTTCAGGTTCTAATGGAAAGAAATATAAAGCGTTCTTAACTTATTTTGATCCACAGAATGAATCACTTGTAGATAGAATAAACTCTAAGTATCAGTCGTCAAGAATTGATAAGTATTTAGGTAATCGTGCACAGTTTGCATTCTTTCACCATGCAGATGAGGCTGTAATTGATACGCTCGCAATAGCTATAGCACAGAACTATGGTATTAAAGACGGTGTACTGAGACACAAAGATAATCTAGAACAGAACGACAAATCTTTGTGGGAATTATTTACTGTATCTGAGAAAGATGGTGAGGTAGTAATGGATATTGAACTACCAGGCAATTATACTGAAGAGCAAAAGAAAGAATTGAAGGATCAGATATGGATTAAGTATAGAAAGATAGTGCGAGAAGCACAACGATCTGTAATAGGATCTATTTCTGACGAAGAAATATCTCTACTTAGTACAAATTTATATGGTAATCTTGCACTACAATTTAGAACTTGGTTACCTAATGTGGCATATGAAATGTTTAAAGGACTGAAGTATGATGAAACATATGATGCAGTAGATATAGGTAGATTAACTGCATTAGCTGATTCGTTCAAAGGATTAGATAGAAAGTCTGGGCTGGGTAAGCACGGTACACATATGATATCTACTATGGTTAAACTTCTTGGTGAGGTTTTATTTATTGGTAGAGTGTTTGGATACGATAGACAACTAATAGATACTGAACGTGCACAGAATGTATTTAGTCAGTGGCAAGAAAAACATCCGCAGTTAGCTAAGAATGTTACGTTTGACGATTATGTAAAAGCAAGACGTAGACAGATGATAGCTCTAATTTCACAACTAAGAATACTAGCTATGCTAACTGTAATGATGATGGTTGTGTCGATGGATTGGGATGATGACGATGAAAAGGATTATCGAAAATCATTTGCAACTAGACACGGATTCAGAATATTAAATAGAATCTATACAGAGTTTGCATCAATGTTGAACCCTGGCGAACTAAATAAGCTTATATCTGGTGGACCAATACCTACATGGGGATTAATTACAAGTGTAGCTAAACTATTTAATAACAGCTTAGATGAAATAAGAGACACCTTATTAGGAGAGAACTCATCACAAGATGAAACTCCTTTCTTTTACTATACTATTGATTTTATTCCATTATTAGATAGACTTAGAAAAATAATGGAGCTTACAGATGCAGACAAGAGATCAACAAGATAGAAAAAAAAAGCCCGAGCACTGCTCGGGCTAAACATTCTTTCTATCTATGATTCTATATCTTTTGTATATTACTTCTTTCTTATCAATTCCTTTACGTAGTACTGGTCTTTGTATACCTAACTGTTCTACCATAGATATAATAGTATTAAAGTAATAAACCTTATTAGTTTCTAAATCATATACCTTATATCTATCTTCTTTGTTTTCTTCGAATGGGTTATCTCCCATTACATCTCCTCCTTCTTTTAGAAGATCTTGGAACCAGCCAGCTAATTCGTCTGGCTTAATTCCGAATCTTTCCATTATCTCTTCTTTACTTGTCATATTTCTGTAGTATGTTGTGAACAGTAGTTTGTAATCCACGGCTTTCTTTACCTGCAAAATATGCGGACACTATAATATCTTCTGCGTCTGAAGCACTTAAAGGAACTAATTTTTTTAGATAGTCTATTTCAGACTTCAAATCAGATATAATACTTACAAGCTCATCAATTTTATCTTGATAGTTATCTACTTCTTTACTATGCTTAATATTATTTTCATCTATTAAGTCATACATATTTGATTCAAATAGAATTTTTATTTCTATCATATTATTACATTCTTCAAGAGCTTTCTTTAAAGCTATTATTTCTGCATTCTTAGCTTTTAAAGATTGTAATATCGCTTCTACGTTATTCATTTTATATTATTTAAATTGTAAGCATTAATTATAGAATCTGTGTCTACTACTCGCCAACAACTATTACAACGTACGGCATTGCAAGTTTCTCTTGATTTACTGCCACATTCTTGTATCATTGATAAGTTTTCAAGAACAGCTTCTAACTGTGCTTTACAATGAAGTATAGCAAATTCAGTCATTAATGGTACCATTAAATCTATCATTCCTACTACACTATTCTCTTTTAAAAACTCTTCTGCTGTTGGTAGTTTATTAGCTAATGGTTCTTTCATGTACCAACTTTTGTTTTAGCCATTCATCTATCTCTTCATTAGGATCGATTGAGTATGTATCAGGCAACCTTTCGTTTATAAATTTTAATAGTTGAACAACTTCTTCGTCTGTATACATTCTTTTAGCCTGCCAATCAGCTCCAAACTCTACACATTTTAGCATTCTTTTAGCTATTGAATTTGTTTCTGAAGAATCAAAAGAAAATTTCATTGTATTCTCTATAAAATCTGTGGCTTCTTTTATAAGTAATTCTTTCATTTGTTTTATTTAAAGTTTTATTAGATTACCAAATGATGTTAGTCCTTGTGCAAAATATTCGTCTGTTACACACGAACCATTAGAATATATAATATCTCCAATACTATGTTTCATAATACCTGCATTAATCACCCATTCATTGCTATGAATATGACCAAAGCACACTGCTCGTATACCACCACCTCTATATACAATAAGATTACCTAAGGTTCTATCTCCTACGTGTGTTATACCGCCCCAATCATCTGCATACGCATCAAATATATTTAGCGGCGGTCCGTGTGTAAGCAATATGTCTGTATCTTCAGGTACAGCATCCCACACTTTACTCATATCCTCTCTAGGCATCTGGAATGCCCAATCAAAATATGCTGGCGTATATGGTGTACCATATATCTTTAATCCTTCAATCTCTACATAGCTATCTTCTAAATAGACAATACCTGCTTCTTCGAAGTCAGCCTTTGTAAACAGTTCTTTCTGTATACAAACGTCATGATTACCTGCTACAAATATCTTATGCTTTACAGGTACATTTTTGTACCAACCTACAAAACTTTTTAGTTCGAGTAGATTTATCTGTTCGTTTTTACTGTTTGCAGCATCGCCAGTAAATACTACAATATCTATGTCTTTAAACATAGACGTTGGTATTTCTTTATGAAATCCATGTGTATCTGAAAAATGATATATGTTTATATTACTCATACCCTATTTCTTTTAAGAAGTTAGATAGTTGAGATGTAATTGATTTTGTATCTACATAAACATCTCCGTCTTCACCATAATAAGTTTCACTAGTAGTTCTACCATATCTATCAGGTTTATTTAATTTAACATTCCTAATAATTTTATCAGTATATTTTTCTAACAATTGTTTAAGTTCTTCTGGTGTGAAGACGTAAATTTTTGTCGGTTTAAACCATTCTTGTGCATAAGATGGATAGTCATGTTCATCTTTTAATCCTCCATCCGTGCTAATTGATTTAGCAATAAATTTATAACCCGATTTATCGATAGCAAATACATGATCAGCCATATTGCCATCTAATAGTTCAGGTAATTCTTCACTTACTTTAGTAGGTATATAAACTGTTTTTAGTTGTTTCATAACAATCTTTTTATAGGTATAAAGTATGATGCGGATTCTAAAGCAAGGATGGCTTCTTCTTCAAACCAAGCTTGTTCCATATATTCTTGTGACTTAGGCCAAGGTACTAACACGTAACCTATCTTAGCAAGAGCTAACAGATGCATAATAGATTTTAGATCTGGATCTGTATCAATGTCATCTATTGAATAACGTAAATTAAGTGCTTTACTTATTAAGCCTATTATGTGTTTAAATCTTGAATTTTTACTCATAGTTTAAAATTTTAAACTGATTATCTATTTCAATAATTGAAACGGAATTAAGTTCTTCTATTACTTGCTGGAATGAAGGCTCACCAATAGCATTGTTGGCTGCCCCTAATCCAAAAACTTTATTAATATCTTTTTGAGTATATTTGTTGTTATCATCTATTGTTACATACCATTTGCCTTCTCTAAAGATAAAGACTTGAGGTAATGAATATACTATAGAATTATCATTATAAGTAACATTACCTGATTTAATTAAGTTAATCATAGACTGATCTAGAATTATTTCTCTTTCAGTATATGGATTAATTACTGGGACACCTTCAAATTGAAGTTGTGATTGTGCAATTATTTTATTACCTATTGCATAAGAATCAATGTCATAATTAAACCTATACGTAAGTTCTGAATTATGCGGTTCATTATACATCCATTCTCCTTTAGAGAATCCTGTAGGATTCTTATCTATCCAACATAAAACTCCATAAATTTCTTCTGGGTAGTAGATTTTACTACCTTGTAGTAAAATTGTGCTTTTAGTTATTTTTTTCATATTAATTTTTTTATTACAAAGTAATGTTTACTCCACTCACCTTCTATTTTCCATGTGCCTGATTCCACACGAAAATCTAAGGCTTCCAACGCTTTACTAAAGCCTTTTGTATATGCATTAACATATTCATATAATTCAATATCCGTGTGTTGTATACCAATACTGTCAAACGCAGTATCGTATGCCATGTGACTTATGTTGAATTTTCCAATAGTTCTTTGATCTTCTAAAGATAGTTGAGAAAAGTCTATCTCACTATTTTCTGCAACTATTGGCAAAGCTTTTTGTATTACTGTAGAATGTGGAGTTGCATATGGAAATCCATTTATTACAAAGAAAGAGTTTACATGCTTAGTATTATCTTTGCTTTGCTGTATCTTATTGTGAATCCATTTTAGATCCCCAACTATTATTGTACGAGGCCCCTCTAGAAAACGCATACCATTAGGTATGTCTTCTGTTTCTAATTCACATGTTATTACCCAGTGATCTGGTAATACCACTTGTTTTATTTTGTGCAACATGTAATTTTTTCCTTCAGTTCTTTTCATGTTGAGCTTGGATTTAATTTTATCCAACGGGTAATCTTTTCTTTCTAGTTTTTTCATATTAAGTTTTGATTTAGGTTATTCAATTCCTTCAAATAATTTATCCATTAAAGTAGTAGGAAAAATAATTGATGAGTACTTATTGTTTTGCTCATTTATTTTTCCTCGTAACTCTATAGTTGTTTTGTGAACTTTTCCTAAAGATCTTTCAACTATTTTAAATGATTCAATCATTCCACATAAAACATTATATTCTCTGTTTTTTTCATCAAGTAAATGCAGTTCATCCGAAGTGAACTTAGAGTAATATTTGTTTAGATTTTCCATAATTTATGTATTTGTTTAGTAGCCGGGATAGGATTTGAACCTATATTCTCCATCAATTCAGCACCGTCTTGGTCGAGAACTTAATAGATGCTTGTGCTGCGTAATCTATTAATGCGTCTACCAATGTCTACGGCCCCAGTTTTTATCCCAGCGCCATGACAATTTCGCCACCCGACTATCCTTATTATTACAAATAATTTTCTTGTAAGAATTTTATTAATTCTTTTACAGATTCATTGTCTAATTGAATGTATGATTCATTTCCAATAGTTATCTGTAAAGAATGTCCTCGTTTCATATTTCCACGAAAACTATAAAACCGTACTGTTTCCTCTCTACAAGTAGGTACAGGGTTGTCATCTTCTCTGGGTACTTCTACTTGCCCCGTAAGTTCAACCAATAGTTTTGACATAATTTGTTTTTAGTTTTCAGCTTTACTATCATATATATATTGCTTCAGATTATTTAATTCAATCTGTAATACCTCAATTTCAAATTCTACTGCTTCTATTTCAGTAGCAGAGTACTCTTCAAGTACTCTTATTTCGTCTCCAATTTTGTGTCCTGGCTTTACTTGAAAGTATGATTTGCCTTTAGCATCTTGATATACTTTAGTATACCAAAGTCCATCCTTTGGAAAAGACTCGTTGTCTTTTACTACGTGAACTTTATTATCGGCTGTTATTATTCTGTACATATTTTTCTAAAAAGTTTAAAGCTTTTATTAATCTATTTATACCTATGCCACCACCTAAGGTAATCATAGGATTCTCTTCGAGTACTTTGAAGTACTGTTTCAGTTCATACTCTACTCTTTTCTCGCCAAACTTATCAATTAAGTTCTGGGCATATTGTCCGCCTTGTATGTTATAAAATCTTTCTCTCATTACTTTACTATCATTTGAACGTACTGCCGAACCAATGACTTCCATCATCACTATCTGTCCTGTTGGCATTTCAACAGGTAGTAATACATCTATCTTATAGAATGTATCCGTTACAGTATCACCGGTATAATTAATATGCTGCATGTTCCAATACGGCTCGTCTATGCCACGGAAGTTAGTGATTAATACTGGAGTATAATCGCCATCTTGCGCTAGCCTAGCCTCGTCTATGGAGGTTACAGGGCCATTAGGATTAATGTCGCGTGCAGACATCATTCTAACCTTAGTACCAAAGCCAAAGGCTTTAATAATATCTAATAAAGTAGATACTAATTTAGCATATGCTTCGTCTATTCTTGTTCCAGCAATAGCTTCAAAGTCAAGCAATAAAAACTTAGCAAGATGTCTACCATCAATTATCTTACGATAGTCTTCATGTCTAAAACTTGGAGCTATACAATACATGCCATGATACTTACCAAGTTTAAACTCTAAGTCTGTACGTATCAACCACTCCATATACATTTGAGTAGTCTGATCTAACGGAAATTCAATCTTATTTGTAAGATCTTCTATGTTAGTACATACAAAATGCCTAAACATATTTTCATCTATGGTCGAGTATTCAGTTGGTACTCCATAGGTTACCATGTTTGTACTATCTTCACATGCAGATAGTATAGTAGGAATTAAAGGAGGTGCTACCTGTACATAATTATATTCTGTGTTGTTAGCAATATATTTTTGCCACAATCTTATCACTTTATTAAAGTCTTTGATACTTATATTTTCGTATACTGCCATTATATTATTAAGTTTATATTTATAGAATAATCTTTGTAAGATTAATATCCCCACTCTTTGTGGGGATATTGAGTTTAATCAAGAAGATTATCTTCTATTGCTTCTTCAAGCAATGCTAATTTAAGTTCATCGAATTCATTTTGTAATGTATCAAGCTTATTCATAAGTTTAATTGTGTTCAATGTACCTAACAACGAAACGATTGAAGTTAAGAATAATCCTAATGCAAGAATGTTAATAACCATGTTATAATGTATCTATTTCTTCTAAAACTTTTACTACATCGTCGTAGCCATTACGTAATAAACAAGTTAATACATAATTATTTAATGCAACTCTTAACGGATCCTGTACTACATGTGATACAGGAATAACTTTATTATTACCATTTAATAAATTCTCTGGCATATTGTTAATAAGCAATGTTCGTTGCTTAATATCAACTGCTTCAACATACCACAACTGTCCATGATACAGAACAGTAAACCTTTCACCACGCGTACATGTCTTAGACCATATACTAATAAGAAATTCATTCATATTAGTTATATTAGAATTAAGCAACCATATCTATTGACAAATCTTAATCCTTTTACTGCAAACATATCACCGTCTTCCTGAATAATTGTATATACTTTACCCGTATTATTATTTATTTCTTCAACATCATCTACATTATTTGGTAAGTATATATATTTATCAAGTCCATCCAGTTCTTTATGCCTTTCATTTACTTTACATTTACTAACGAATGTATCTGTAATGTCACAATATAATTCTGTTTCTACTTTGTTAACTGTTTGTTTTACAAATGTAGATTCCAGTTTCTTAAGCTTTCTTTTTAGCTTTTTTAGTTGCTTAGTTTCGTATTTGCTCATATTCTTTTGTGGTCTTATTGTATATTAACGTATCACCATTAACTATAATGGTCTTCTTCTGAAACGATATGTCATGCACACGCTTCATGTTGTGACATATAAAATCTGGTGCTAGTAATTCTAGTACTATAAGTATAACAATCGTTACTATTATATTGGGTATGATTCTATAGAGAGCGTATATCATTTATTCTTGGGTTTTGTTTGTTAGAGCTCTTGTCTTCAATAAGACTTTTTATAATCCTCATCTGTGACCATATCACAGATATACTTACTATATTTAGTATTAGTAAAAATATTTCTAGTACTGTTAGTTTATATTCCATTATTTAACTTGTATTACTGTGTTTATTCCATCTTCTTCGATACGCTCACGTATATCGCTTGACGTAAGATCTTTAAAATTAGATCCTTTACATACTACACACTTATAGTTACTAACATGATTAATGTTTTCACAATTAATACATAGCTTATAGCTATTCAGAGACTTTTGTATATGTGCTAAATCCACCTGCATTTTTATAACGTTCTTTTAGTTGTGTTTCTATGTGTAATAGATTGTCTGATGTAATATTATAGTAGTTTACATCGTCTATCAACTCTGCTAATGTAGGAGTTTGGTATGGATAATTAAACTCTAGTAATTTTCTGAATTGATTCTCAATAATGTGATCTATATCAGATGTACGTTCAATAGTTTCTTTTGGATAGTAATATTTAAACTCCCTTGTTAATCTTACCTCAATACTATTTATTAGCTCATCTGATTCGTTGGATATTATATCATAAGCTTTTAACAACGCCTTAGCTATAAAGTTATTCTCTTTAAATCTATTTAAATCAGCAACATAATTATAGCTGTTCAAATAATTTGCTTTAGCAAGTTCATTCTCATTCTCAAAAAACTCTTTAAGTTTAGATGCAACTGCTTTAACCTTTCCTACTGACATGCTCTAATCTTTTATATTGTTGTTGTATATAGGACAGCGTAGTCTGAAACGCTGTCCCGTAAAGTGTTTGGTATACTTTCTCAGGAGATACTTTATCATGCCAAAGTCTTTCTATTATTTGGCTCTTTGTTTTCGGTAGTTTTTTCTTTAGCATAGTAAGTTTCTTTTTCCATTAAAAACTCTGGAAAGAATCTTGTATCACTAACAATAGTATTGGGTTCTACTGATAGTAGTTTCTCTAGTTTTTTCCATTGATGTTTAAGGGTGTTGTTATTTGTTACTACAGCATAAGCTATGCCATCTTTTTGACATAGTTTTTTGTATTCAGGTGTAACTTCATTGTATCTAGATGATGTAATTACATCATAATCTACATGGTGCTTATCAGGTATATTATATATGAATATAATATTATTATTGTCGTAATAATAATTACGGCACAGTTCAAATAGATCAGAAAATAAAGAATTACCTGTTGCAGTTTTCTTCTTTGATTGATTAAAAGGCACAACGATATATATCTTGTAACGTTTCTCTATTACAGAATCCATCGCATATAGATATATATTTGTATTGTAAAATTCAATTTTGATCTTATCAAAAAACTTTGATAAAAACGGTATGAACATTACCGAACTAATATTACCAGCATAGTGTAATATATCTGCTATACTACATTGTTCAATTACGTCTTTTAGTGTATCATCATCAGGCAAAATTAATTCTTTTAGATTGGTTCTTACCAGGGGTTGAGTGCTATTGCGCCTGACCATTCTAATTCTTCTTCTTCTTGTTTAGTATAAAACGTTGTTCTATCCTTGTTATGGATACTTTGTTGATATATAAGTTCTTCGATTAAAGTATCAAATCCTGGTATTACTGGGTAAACTTGAAAGACTTTACTGCCTGTAATAGGACCAGCTATAAAGTGTCTATTGCCTGGAATTATACCATATAATCCTCCTCGTAACATTTCTGGGGTACATCTGTATGGCATTGGAGCCACACCTATCTCTTCGTCAAGCGTACTTTCAACAACAAATATGAATGGTTGAATTATAAATCCATCCAAATCTATTTGTATCTTAGGACATTCAGCTTCACCTTTTATCAGTGCTTCACATCCCATTGTATATTGTGCTGCTTGTATATCATACCTACGATCTCTAACTGATTTAGGAAATAATCTTGTAGGTTTAGATAACGTTTTGTAGTCGATTGGTGTAATTGTTTTATTGCGTAAGCTTATGTTTAGTTGATCTAATTCGGCTTTACATCCTACACCTTTATACGTAAAGTATATGTCAACATGATTATATATTATATACTTATCTCTATCAAATAAATCTTTAATGTGTTTATTAGTAGTTACACTTTGGTATATTCTTACTACTCTATCTAATTCTTCTTCTGTTAAAAGAATATTATCTTTAGTTGTATCAGTAAGTATGTCGTAATACCACTGTACTGTTTCTCTAAACTTAGGTATGAACGTAGTATCTTTATAGTTAGAGTAGGAATTAGTAGATTCTCTAGCAAAGAGAATATTCTCTTCGGTATCAGGTAAATCATTGTCTACTAGAAACTGTACTACTTCGTACATCTTACCCTGTGGTCTTGCCTCAAGCGTACTTACTCTGTCCATTAAAGTATCTAGTCCATATGCTAATGCTATGTCTACTGCTGTGCCCATAGCGAAGTGTGATTTTCTTGTCTTTGTTCTTTCTCTTTCCTTAAAGAATTTGTGCGGACTGTTTATTAACAGTAAATCTGATCTACTAATCTCTGGTCTGTCTCTGTAATTCAATTTGTTTTAATATATTTATTAGATCATCAAGCGGTAGTATAGCAAGATTATCTTCATACTTACTTGATTTCTTATGCAGTACTATAATAGGATAGTCTACCTTATCGTATTCATTTTTTAGTCTGGTGTGAATATCCTTTATTAACTTACTGTAATTTATGCCACGAGTATACCCGTTTTTACATTGGATATAGTATGGAACTCTGTCTATATCAACACCACAACTATCTAGTAATCTATTAGATTGTCTTGTTGTTGATGCTTTACTAAAGCCTATTGATTTTAGTATACTTACAATATATCGTTCAAACCGATGTCCTTTTTCTCTTACGTCCATAATTAAAATGGTAAGTCGTCATCCTCATTATACCATGTTATGGGTTCTAATCCATGTCGTATTAATAACTCATTTGCTTGTTGAAATCTAGGTTCAAACTTTAACTCTGGCTGATATGTAGTTGCAGCTGGGTGTACTGTGACTAAAGCATCATGTCCAATTGGTAGTTCTCCTACTGCATCTAGTGCTTGCTTGCCCCATAACATCCATACAAGATATGGTTTTTGCTTTAATGTAGAAATTACAGTTTCTGTAAATGGTTTCCATATATGTATGTGAGACCCAGGCTTTTTCTTTTCTACAGATAATGCTGTATTAATTAAGAGAACGCCTTGATCTGCTAAATCATAGAAGTTTGTATATCTATAATATCTTTTGTCAAATTCTTTTGACATTGTATCTAGTATGATTCTTAATGATGGAGGTAGCTTGCCTCCATCTGTAGAGAATGCAAGTCCGTTAGCACTTCCATCGTGATAAGGGTCTTGTTCTACTATTACTACTTTAGTTTTATCATACGAACAATATTTAAAAGCGTTGTAAGCTTTATCTGCTGGAGGATAGATTATCTTATTCTCTGATTCTAATGCTAAGTAATCTCTAATCTTATCAAACTCTTCGCTAATTATAAAGCTTTCTAATTGTTCATACCACGATGTTCCTAATCTGTCTAACATCAGTTGTTCTAATTCCATCTAACAAGTTGTTTATTATTGATGTTAAATACTGTAATCCAAATACTTTTGCTATATCGCTTGGATCTTTTAATTTTTTATCGCCATCGTACAGTGTAGGTAGTATTACATATGGACATGAATAATACTCGCTGTGTATTTCAGCATTAGTAATGCCAGCATTATCATTATCGTACAGTAATATCATATTTGATCTTGGCATAGCAAGAGCTGTTTCTGAATGTGGCGCATCTGCCAAGAATCCACATTCTTCTAATACCATTACATCTTTTAATGACGATGTTCGTATTACAAGTTCGTCAGTAACTCCTTTAAATCCCTGTAATTCTTTACAGTTAGATCTCCATTTGCTTTTTTTATTTGCAAATGGTCTGTATACTTTATAGTTGTTACTTCCAAAATCGTACACATAGATTGGTTGATGTTCGCTATGGTTGTATACTTCTATACCATACTTAGTTTCAACCCAAACTGTTTTACAAGGATACACATTGTATTTGTTTAGGGTTTTTTTAGTTATATGATACTGGAAGAAGTAATCATTATCACTAAAGTCTGAGTATCTTTGATACTTAATAGTACGTGTCTGTACTAATGTGTCTAGATCATATGGTTCTATTTCATTTATTACAGGTGCTACATCACAATTAATATCAGTATCGTATCCAAGCCCAAGATTATACTCGATGTTTAGATAAGTCAGGGCTTGGGGTAAAGATACCCCAAGCCTATATGAACATATAGCAATACAATCTCCGAAGAATCTACTACCATAGTCACAAAACATTAGCACTCCACCACGCATTGTAAACCAACAACCAGGTGTTTTATCTAATCTAAATGGATTAGTATATCGTATACCAAATATCACTTTAGATTCAAAGAATCTTTCCATTACTTCTATCTGGTTTACTCTTGCTAGTACGTTCTCAACTGTAAGTTTCCTATCCATACTACCAACCTGAGCTTGATGGTTTAGGTCTGTCTATTACAGTGTTTTCTTGTGGCATAGAAGGATTATATTTTCTAAGTGTGAAGTCACCATTAGAAGTTTTATTGTCCTTCCATGCTCTTTTATCAAGTGCGTCTCTTAGTCTATTATAATTAGTAGTATCTTCACTCATTGGCATGGAATATACACTTTGATAACTTGCATCTTCAGTTTCTTTGATACCCAACAAGGCTTTAAATCCTCTTGGATCTCTGTCTTCTCTCTGAAGATTGTCTTTAATTATTGAATTAATTTCCTTCACATCTCCCTTAGCAATTTTTATGAATGGAGTTTCTAGATCTATCTCTTGAATATAGAGCCATCGCTCTAATAATGTTAGAAGATCTTTCTCTCCTTGCATAGCAATGTGTGTTTTAGCATCGTTAAAATCTAATCGAGTCTTTCCTTTTCGTGCTGCTGTATGTGCAGCAACATCTCCACCAGGAACCCACTCCATCTCACAGCTGTTAGTATTTACATACCACACTCCTTTAACACTTCCATCATCGTTATTAATAATATCTTTCTTGTCTCTTGCCCAGAAAGAATAGCAAATGTATTCTACATTTGCAGTTTCATCATTTATCAAGTTTTTATGTTGAAATATATTTCCAGACTCATCTGTTGTGTATACAAGTTTACACCACATATCTAGCTTATAACTAGTAGATCCTTGAGGATCAGTAAATGTATACTTGATTGGATTTTCAAAGTTCTTCGCACCTCTTGTTACTAACATAAGTTGCTCATTGGTTGGATTAAACGCAATAGGCACTAAGTTAGCAACTCCAACAAATAAGTTTCTTTGAAACGATTTCTTTTCTTTACCTTGAATCTTTGCCATGACTAATTACTAGTTTGTGGTGTAATGTTATTAGCCTTATTAATTGAGCTAACGATTAATGAGAAATCATTAGGTATTCTAATATTGTCAAACGTACCTTCTGGTGTACGACAAGTGTCATTACCATCACCAGCAGTACGTAGATAACCAACAGGTCTTCCATTTACAATATTAACTCCCGAATAAAATGTGTATTCAGATCCACCTTCTACATGCATTTTTGTAGCCATTCTTCCAAGCACTCTAAGCTTTTGGCTAGTTGTACCTTCAGCATTTCTATATTCTTCAGTGTGTCCAATTAAAAATGCTATTGGATTATCATCGAGTTTAATACTAAACTCTGGCGTATCAATGCCTTTCTTCATTGCTTTGACATCGTCAATAATATTAGAGTACTTTGTAGGAATTCTCATTAATGGTCCCGGTGATACTTTAGTACCGTACAACTCCAGATGATTTGCTGGTCTAGCAAATGTAGGATTCTTTTTATCTGCGTTGAACCAAACATACTCACCAGGAGTAAGTCCTTTGATTCCAAAGGACTTACCTGAGCCTTCCTTACCAAGTATAAGTACTAATTCAAAGCCTAAATCTTTTAGACGTTCGATGAACAAATACAAATCAACACCATAGTCTGTCCAATCATCATGTTGTGCCTTGCCTTTCTTCTCTAGAATCTCAGCATGCTGTACATTTTGAATAGCATTTAGTGTATCTACTATAATAGACTTGATATTGTATTGTTTTTTGTTCTTTGACATACTATTTTTTATTTAGTAATTCGTTATCAAGTTTAAGTTTTGTATCTGTAAAAGCTGTCATCATAATATAAAACATACTTAGATAGCTTTCTACTAGTTCTTTAATGTTTGCCGCATTAGGTTTGTTATTGATGAAGTACATGGACTTTCGTTCCATTATCTCATCAAGTATTTTTGGTATCATAAGCATTGCTGCAGCACTCCACGGCTCTGCTTGTATTTGTTTGGTTGAATCCAAAGGATCCGTTTTTAATCCACCATTCATTGGCATATTTACAAATCGGTACACGAGTTTTAATAACTCTGGATTTATGCCTGGATTGACGGGAGGCGTTGTAGTTTCAGGTTTTTTGTCTTCCAATTTAAACGTTGATTTTTGGTCTGTAAAGCTAAACATAATTAGCGTAGTTTATTGTTTGTGGATTTGGTAGTTCTTCAAACCAGCTATAGGTAAACCAAGTGCCCACTCTAACTCTGGCCCTACCAAATCTGTTCTTTAATATTGTTAAACTTCTATAACAGTCTGATCTGTCTCCAAACTTTTTAAGATCATATCTGTTGTGTTCAGTTATACCATATCGTTGTGGCATATCAAGTGCAATTACTACCATATAATCTCTTGCTATAGCCTTGTTATCGCCGAGAGTACTTAGACTACATTCATTCTTATTAAACTTATTGTACTCTGCACTTTCACCTTCAGCTGCTTGTTGATGTACTGCACACACTGAATACCCATAATACTTAATGCATTCACCAAGTAAATATTCACTTGACATTCTGCCCATACACTTCCTTAAGTCTGAAGTTTTATCTGTAGAATGAAGTAAATTTAGGTGGTCAACAATTATAATAGTATAATCATTGTTTGATACGTAACTATCAAACTCTTCACCTGGTTCTACCTCTACATCTTTAGAGTAAAACTTACCGTGTCTTGCTGCATGTTGTCTAATTATAGACATAATACCTTCCGGCGTAGATACACCAGCAAATATTTCTAGCACACTTGCAAGACCATTAAAATACCCACGAAGCTCTTCTATCTTTGACAAGATAGTACTATCTAATGGAGTATCCAAACTATTTAATTGATTATAATCAACTGTGATATTGTATTTATCAGATAGTTCTGCAATTACTAGACTATCAATAAATTGTTCTTTTGTTTCTTCTAAACAGAAATACAATATCTTTAACTTAAAGGCATTGCTTGTCTTTCTATACTTGGTGTAATAGTAAAATGGTATTCTTACAAAGAGAAACTTTGTAAGTGGAGTTTTACCCACATTAGTATAGGATGTTACACAATAATAAGTACTCTTTACTATACCTATTAAATGCTTTGAAAGTCTTGGTAAAAATTCTTTAAATGGAATACAATTTAAACCTCCAGACTTTGCAACTTCTATACTGTTTTTGTACTGAAGTATTCTTTTGTCTAACATTACACATCGTATATAGATATATCTTTAAATGTATCATCAGACTTTGTGTACCATTCGTACAAATCCCCAGTCCTTATATCTCTATTAGATATCTTACCATCGCCTTGAGGTAGAATAAAGAACTCAGGTTTACGTCCTGTTCTTCCTTTCTCAATGCAGTCTTGTAAGTATCTACGAGTAGCAGTCATTACTCTTTCTTTCATATCAGAAGTATTAGATACTTTCGTCATAAACAAATTCATTCTGTCAATACAGTTTTGTTTATTACCTAAACCCATACTTAATCCGTATGTATTAAGAATATTGAACAGGTCTCGCCACTCATCTATCCACAATTCTACTGCTTCTAATGGCTTGACCTGTTCGGTTTCTTTCAATAGATAGGCTGTCTCCTTCATAGGATGTAATCTATCATGTAGCTCTATCTCACCTAGTAAATCTAGGTGTAATAACAAACACTTCATTGCTAATTCATTTGAGTCTACAATCTGAATTAGTTGTTGCGTTGTTAACATTACCAATTACCTTGGTTTTCTAATATATATATAAATTTCTTTCTGGGTTTTAGCCCAGTGTGTAATTCAAGTAATTGAATTAATTCCATTGTACCCTCTACTACATCAGACTTATCGGACTTAATAGTAGATTTCAATATGCTGATAGCTTGTTTTGTATCATCAATTTGTGCAACGGTAGAACTTAAATTCGTTACATATCTACCGTCTAATGCTTGGTACTCCTTCAATGCTTCCTCTCTTTGTTCGAGTGCAACTCGAATACGTTCATTCTTTTCTGGATGCATTAACGATCTCTTTTCAATTGCCTTGATACGTGCAATTGTATTGTTTTTTGTTTTAATCATATCATTGACTTCTTTTAATCTTAAAGTATCATCTATCTTTTGCCTTTCAAGTTCTTTAAGATTGTTCTCTAATTCTAACAGGCGTGTTACATTAGTAATTATATTAGTACATATAGGATGTAGTTCTATTAACAAATCATTAAGATCTGCTATTGCATTATACAATTTATCCTTATCCTCTACTTCACTATTCTTATCTAATGATAGTAGTGTGTTACCTATTATCATCGTAGTAGGATTACCATTAAATCTACGTGCCTTACTACTCCTAGTTATTTTACTTAATACACCAGGTTTAAAGGCAGTGTTAACAGTAATTGTTTCTAGACAATCAGTGCACTGTCTAGCTACTAATTCCACTATAGAATACATATCACTTTTAGATTGAAATGTACCTTCTGATTTTATATCAGTCATGTATCTTGGTACACGTAGTGGATCTTTTCTAAGTTTTTTCGCTAACTTTTTTCTCTGTGTTAGTCCTCCAAATATTGGAATAGTCAAGAATTTATTCAGTTCTTCAAATACAACAGACGCTAATCCTTTATCTATAACACCTGTAGCATCAGCTGTTTTCATCAGTACAGCAGATACATATTCAATAAAGAATTTATCTTCTTTTAGCTTTAAATGTTCCGAAACATTTAAAGCAAGTAGCTTTATATCAGCTACAATCTTTTTACTATCCTCTGTTAATTCCTTTGGGTTAACTACGGCGTTAACCCCGGAGGAGGGTTTACGTTCCCACCTGGAGGAGGAGGAGGAGGAGGAGTTGTATTTACAGGAGGAGTTGTATTAGTGATAGGCGCAGGACCACGAGCTGTATTTGCAGCTTGCGCACTAGTACCAATGAAGTTTTGTTGCGCTGAATTGTAAGATATCCAACGCATCAACTTCATTAACCACACTAATTCACCGCTGAGTAAACCTAACGCACTTGCGAATATATCCATAAGAATCATTGCAAGTGTAATAAGAGTACGATTACTGAAATCAGTAGAGAACTGATTTACTTTTCTTGCAAACAAGTCACTTGAAATATTGGGATCCAAGTTTGCTAATGGAATCTCAAACGTAAGTAATTGATTCCAGTGAAAGTCTAACGCATAAATACCTGCGCCAAATATAATAGACATAGCGAATGCAAAGATCTCTTCATATGTAGCACCTTTAGCATTGTAGCAATAGATTATTGCAGCAATACCAAGAGCTGCACATATAGTAAAGAAAGTCATACTGGTTGCAGCAGCACTAGTTAAGCCACCAGTGTATGACATATATAAAAACATTGCAATAGTTAATAGTGTACCTACAATAAATACAACAGGTAACGGTTTAATATTTTTCCTTTCCTGTTTTGTTATAGGATCTATTTTGCTTTCTATAAAGAAAGCATAGTTCTTTGCAATGTTTGGATCGAAGTCAGGACGTTTTAATGCTGTTGTATCATACATCATCATTAACAATAAAGGCATCAAATAAGTTGATACCGTACCAACTAATTGCATTGTAATAACCAATGCTTCGGATATGTCTGTCCATCCAACTGATACCATTCTATCATGCATTGTCTCACCAACAAACCATGAAAATAATAAAGAAGCAATTAGCAATGCCAAAGACCCACCTACTGCAAGAAATTTTGCAGGATTCCCCATAGCATTTGCTACGATTTTCCACATCTTCATCTGGTTCTTTACATCACCAGATTCGTAGTAAGCACTTATGATAGCACCTATAACTACGAGACCTACAAGAATTAATCCTAATATTGTTAGTGTCATTACTTTATCCAGGTTTTGTTTATGTGCATAGAACATTCCATTTCTACGTCATTGGTTAGAAATTCATTTGCAGCATTTATTATAATTCTTTTAGCTGCTTCTGCAATTTCAGGAGTGTTTTCTGGTACCTCAAATACTATCTCATCGTATACTGTCATACGTATTTTACAATCATACTCTGGTATTGTATATGCAAAATACTCATAAAGTCTAATGAGACATAACTTTAACATGTCTGCATTTGTTGATTGCATTGGCAGGTTAAATAGTTGACGTACAAGTCTGTGTCTATTATGATAATATACTCCAGCTTTCTTGTGTTCATTATACTCTTCTAATATAAGAAGTCTATTAGATACATCATTAGCTCTAGCTATTCCATTCATCATTGATTGATTTACAAATGATTCTAAATAGTCTAATGCTGAAACTAATCTTTCACGAATAGCTTTATAAACTTTTTTAGCTATTGGTCTTTGTATGTTTAGTACTTCTGCTATACGTGCATCTGTTGCACCATAAATTATACCAAACAAAACTCGCTTGTGTATAGATCTTTTATCTGCATTCACAGTACTTGATACTGTAAATCCTGGATCCTCGGTTATAATTCTATATGATACTGTAGCTAGTTCAGAGTGTAAGTCTAAGTGTCCTGACACTCCAGCCTTTAATACAGGGTCATTACTTGCTGATGCTAAGATACGCAATTCTGCTCCACTTAAATCACAAGTTACCATAGAATAACCAGGTCTTGCTACAAAACATTTTCGTATCTCTGGTTTTTGTGGTATGTTTTGTAGGTTCACATAAGTCTTTTTATTTGTTTTCTTATGTGATATATCTGATGATATTAATCTACCTGTAGCAGATATATTTTGCTGTATATTAGTACGTATTATACCATTGTTTACAGTACTTAGAAATGTAGTTCCATAAGTACTTACTAATTTAGCATACTCTTTTACTTTTAATAAAAGGTGTATTAAACTTTTTAAGTCTGCATTAGTTCCATAAGATGAATACTTTTCCAATGTTTGCTTTCTTGTATTCTTTATTAATGGATCTATTGCCTGCATTAGAGTTAATAGTTGTGTTGGACTATTTAGATTAATGTATCTTAAATCATCCTTTGATTTAACTTTGAAATCTTTTGAGTACTCAACCTCATTAAGTCTATACTTAATATATATCTTTTCTAAGAAGCTATATACATTACTTAAATATCTTAAGTGTTCTTGTGTAAAGTGCTCTGTGTTTCTTTCGTGTTGTTCCACGTCATAACATATACCCTCCTCACACATTTCTGCAAGTATTGGCGTTAGCCTGTTTTCTAATCTAATACACCCTATCTCTTGTATTCCTAACTCTTCGCATAGATCTTTTTCAAGTGCTTGTTGTCCAGCTACAATATCTTCAAGATAAATTATATCGTTTACCATATATTCTATCTGTTCCTTGCTAAGCTCTTGTCCAAATTTAAATGAAGTTTGAAGTTCCTTGCTTATGTTGTTACCAGTATAAGTGTATACTAAATTCTTGTATGATCTGTCAAAGTTCATGCCCTTAGTAAGTACACATTCTGTTTGATATGTATCTATTACATTCCATGTACCAACCTTACAATTCATGTAGTATTTAATGAATGGTAAATCAAATAATAAGTTGTGTCCTATTATTGTTTTTGAAGACAGCTCACACATCAACATATATATTTCAGATGTTGATTCTGTCATAGGAATTAAGAATTGCGTACTCTTATTTCCTAGTGTGATCGCAACTATTTGATCTTCAAGATAGTTTAAACCTTCAGTTTCTATATCAAGACATACTGTGTCTACTGATTCAAGCCAATCTATGATCTCCCAAACAGCGCAACTAACAATGGTGTTATTTGTGCTTTTGTACATAGGGTCTTATCTTCTCTACTTCCGTAAATGTTACTAACTTTGCTACGTGCCAGTTGTTTGGATCTCTTAACATACTTGCTGGTATTTGATCGTATGTGTTAGGGATAGTCATCAATGATCTAATCATTGGATTATCACCTATTACTTCCTGTATATTAGGAATGTAATTAAATCTATAGGCTTGTGCATGAAACTTTTTTGGAGGTTCATTTAGATCTATAAGTTCTAATGAGCCATAGGTTCCACCACATACTACATAATCTGTAGACGTCATTGAATTGTTCTGTGGCTTACGTTTAAATATTAAGCCATACTCAGTTAATACTACTGATGCTTCCGTTTCATCATACGCTAACATTAAAGTATCTTCACAAGTTAGTGTAACATCCTTAGCTTCTATACCTTGCCTCTTATTAAGTGCAGTACACACTAAATCACACACTTGCTGTTCAGTAATTGTATCAGTAAGTATGGACAGCACACCATTAGATGGTGCATCTAATGGTGTTTTGTGTTCAGATGATGCTATTATAATAATAGAATCAGCATTTAATATTTGTCCTGTAACTACACTAAACTCTGTTATGTATTTCTTACATGACTTACCTGTTGCCATATCTTTATGAAAGTATGACATATAGTTTCCTATCTGTATTCTATCTTTTAGTTTTATGTTCATTCTATTACTCTTTTTAGTTTACTAAATGTGGAACTACTATCTGGTATTATTGTAAAGTTCCAGCTAATAGTTACTACTTTCTCTGAGACATGAATAACTTTCTTGTCTCTAATGTGTACCCATTTCTCAATAGTTGTATCATTTACTACTGTATTTAATGCATCAACTATATCTGGTTCTTGTACTATAATGGTGTTACCCATTATAAAGCTAATCAGTATTATGAATAACCAAATACCTAGTAGAGATTTAACTATTGTCATGTATATTCTTATCATACAGGATTCTCTAGATAGTTTGTTATCTTACGTCTTATATCTCGACGTGTAATCTTTCCATCTTTATTTGTATCCAGACCTCTGTTCTGTATATAATTCTCTGATGGATAAACAAAAATAATTTCTGTTTTATTTATTACTTTAGCTGGATATAGACCTAGTAAATATAGATCTTCTATCTCTGCATTCTTTAAGTACTTCTTATAAGGAGTTATGTATTTTCTATAGTACTTAAGTTGTTCCGTGGCACTTAACATTGAAAATTCTTTTGGAGTCATACCTTTGGGTAAGTTAAACCACATGAGTTGAAAGATACCTGATGCATCGGTATCCCTGTTTCTTTGTGTAGGATCTATCCCACTCTCAATATAAAACTTAATGAGTATTAAGCTGGGATCAACACCAATATCATTGGCAATAGAGTTAAGTTCTTTTAAGAAAGATTCTTTATCAGGTAATTTATTTACCGCGGTTATTATATCTTTCTTTACTTTATACAAAATTTCTTGTTTAACAACTGTGTTGTTAATGTCATCTAACATTGATGCTACAGATATATTTACATCTGCAGATACTACTGGTCGTGTTAGTGCAATGCCTAAAGTGATTGTCATAACTAGAAATACTAATAGTATTTTTACTGTTGTCAGTACTGTTTTCATTAGTAAACTTTTTAGTTTCCTACATAAGTCTGGGTCCATAAAATATAATTAAGTTAACAATAGGGGGCCGAAGCCCCCTACAAATATCTAACTTATTATATAATTGTACCCTTAATTATCTACTGGTATCTTTATTTGTTGCCCAGCTTTTATAGCTTTACCGTTAATATCGGTAAGCTGTTTTACTGTTACGTTGTAACGTTTAGCTATGCTAAAGTAGGTATCTCCTTTAACTACTTTGTACGTTACATATTTTATTTTAGGCTGTTTACGTTCAACTTTATGACGTATTGGCGCAGGTTCTATGTAGACTTGTTTGTATATTGGTTTATATACTGTAGTATCTTTATGATGTACATTATATATAACTGTATCTACATAATTAGGTGTGTAAATTGTAGAATCACAAGGCTTAGAAACAGTTTCAACTACAACACTATCTGCTATGTGTTTGTTGTATTTGTTTCTATACTTCTCAATCATTTCTCGCTGCCTTTCTTGTGGTGTTTTACCACTACAGCTAGTTACTAGCAGCAGGAGAAGGGTTATTATTATCTTCAGTTTTATTGTCATTTCTTTTTTCATTTTTTTGTACGCCATTCTTGGCTACTTCCCAGGTTATCATTGCACCTGGTACACAAGTAACTTGTACAGTAGTTTCATTTACTACCTTGTAGTTACCAGTTATTACTGCAACCGTGCGCGAAGAACTATCTTCTTCACTACTGGATGCGTCGTAGTAGGTAACTGGGACGTGGACGGCGGAGTAGAAACTGTTGAGGATTCTGAAGGCTTCATAGATTCTTCTTGAGTCTTCCTCTCTTCCGTTTTGTTTGAATTCTTCTGCGATATCATTGAAGAATTTTCCGATCCATCGATTGCGGTTTGTTGTTTGGGGTCTTTTTTCCATTGCTCTAGCTGTTTATATGTGGTTGTATACAACGCTTTGTTTCCAAGAAGCGTCAACGCAATAGCGTCAAAATATCTGTAAATGTTTCCGTAGTTTCTCTGCGCAAACTCTATCTGTTCACGGGTAACATTCTTGATAATACTTCTTGGCGTGCAAATAAACCCAGGAGATTCGATCTCCTGGGCGTTTATATTCAACACACCTATAATATCACGTGGGTTTCTTTGCTCTCTTATAGATCTAAACATTAGATCCTAATTTACCAGCCGTTACACGAATGGTAGTTACAACATTGGATCCATCTACGAGTGGACTTTTTCCTCCACCCTCTGAGAGAAGTTGTTGCACAGGGTTAACGTCTGTAGCAACAGATACGTTACTCGTTTTGGCTAATGCCAATTGTTGCTGTGCTTGGTATACAGCTTCTTCTACTGTGGCATTAGGCTTTAATGACACAACTGCTTCTAATCCTGAAGAAGCAAATATTACACTTACAGTATGCTGTGTGGGATTCACACCTTGCTGAGTAGGAAACGGATTAGATCCACCGAAGATATCGAAATTTAAAAGTTCTGACATAGTATATATAATTGGGGTTTATTGGTACACATAAGGTCGTATTGCACTAATGAAATATTGTGAATAAAACTTTACGGGTAATTTGTTTTCACTACAGTACCAGAATGATACTATCAATTTTGCAGCTTGTACTGCAACGTCAAATACTAACAAAGCATATTGCTGTGCGGCACAACCCTTAATCTCTTCAAGTAATTGAGCTTCTTCTTGCTCATCAGTTGTGTCACCCAAATCTTTTATTGCTTGTTCAATATTTTCTGGTGTAATAACACGCACTGTACCTACAGCTAGTGCTAGTTCAGTAATGTTATTAGGTAGTCCAGGATATATTACGTACTTAAACTTCTTGTTCTTTAAGTATGTTAATATCTCTCTAACAGAATCTACGCTATCAATTGCTAATACGATAGGAGACTCTAAGTCTAAATAGTCTTCTACATTAGACATTCGTATAGCAATATTCTCATGCGCAAAGTTATAATTTCTTACAGCTTTTAAATGTGCTGCAAGTGCATCTCCTTTACACATATCTTTATGATCTAACCAGTAGATTTGGTTATGAGAGTTGTGTGTATTTACCACATCAAAGTCATAGCCAACCATAGGTATACCATATCTACTAAGTAGTTCTACTATTATACTACCTGTAGCACCAAGACCAACTACTTGTACATTAGTCTTCTGTAAACTCCCTAAGTCTAGTATATCCTGACATTTTAAGTATAGACTTTCTTCTTGAGTTGGAGTTTCTTCTTCATTAAATAAAGCTAGGAGTTCTATGTCTACCATTTAAACCCCATATTGGTTGATTCTCTTTTCTCAGCTGATAAGTATGAGTTATTACCAGTATAGTCTTTCTTCGATGTCTTACCTACATAATTAAAACTTTCTACAAGTGCTTTAATACTCTTAATACTGGGTACATGTATTGCAGATTCTGCATTGTATCCCCATATATTAAAGCTTTCATCCAATGTTTTTTTCATTACTACATTGTAAGCATGAGGCTCTATAATTCTCCAGGATTGTGGATCTAATCCTATTAGCTCTATGCCGTTTGCTGTTTTGTGTTTAGTAAACGTTAGATGATTTATATATGGGTGTTTTATTACACCAATACTACCACTCCATACAACTTGCTTGTTCTCGTTTTGAGAAAACCCAACTGGTCCATATACATTACCACTTAACTTCATTCGTACAAACACATTTGTGCTTATATCTACCTGTCTCGTGGCTAAATTATCATCTATGATAATCATAATATATATTGGTTTTCCATCAGACATTTCTTTGAATGAACTTTCATCCTTGGCTGATGGCATCACACCATAGTTTCTTGGGTGAGTGTGTATCCATCCCATATTAAACTTACCACATCTTCCTTTCATAAATTGATAAGCTTTTGTTAGCATACTTTCAGCTAGCTTATCTGCTTCTACAACATCAAACTCAGATGATGCAGGAGATCCTACTTGAGGTGGAAATACTATTGCCACAATCTTAATGTGTGGATAGTCAGGATCAACTATTAGTGGCCCTGGTCTATCCAAGTTAGGTTGAATTTCCATTTCTTCATTACACGGTACTCCGTATAATGCGCCTGATATTTCAAATGCACCACATGCTGCTGATTGTAGTGCTGCTGCTATAGATGCAGGTAAGTCGAAAAATATTTTTAACGGCGGTACTCCCACCGAAATGCTTGCTATACTTTCTGCCATATCGTATTCAATGTTATTGTTTTGGTTGGGTCTATTGTTGAATAGACTGGTTCAAATACAATGGGAGTGTTCCATTGTTCATCAGACCATTTATTATTAAATGATAATAACTCTATCAATTCTTTATCTTTTGTGATTAAGAATTTTTGTACAGTACGACCCCAAGGATCCGATACATTTATACCTGTATATACAAAAGATAATATACACTGTAGTAATCCTTTAAAGTCTAGACTTGAGATAGCTTGAAAAAAACTAGGTGCTATCTCGCCTAAGCATATTGTACTAATATCAGCATCCTTAACAGTTCTTAGTACTCCCATTTGAGATGCAATAATTATTGCAGCTTCTAATGTTAAATTCATTCCAGGAATTACATTACCGTCATGTGGTGTTATTCTTTCAGAACAATGTGGGTGGTGTCTGTATGTTTTAATTCCTGTTGTATCTTCTAAATACTTTTCATACGCTGCATACTGCGGCGCTATCTTTAATATGAAAGGTATTGAGGTGAACGCTTGATTGTAAGCCTCGTATGGTTTGCTTACAGTTGGTAATGGTATTGCTATTCTATATCCTGGCAATACATATGGTCCATAATAACCTGATACCTTTGAACTAAAAGTAAAAGGTCTTGTTTCTATTAACATAAACTCAGTTAAGTTTACATTAAACATTTTAATAAATCTATGTAGATTTGAATGTCCTAGTGTCCGCAAGTTATTAAGCGATTCAGTTGCATTTTTCCTTGCAGTATTGTATACAACTTCTTTTGTTTGTGCATCTTTACTTATTCTTATAAGCTCTGTAGATGCTATTTGTAGTCTATTTCTAGCTCTACCTAGCTCCTCTTTAATAGAATTAATACTTACATTAATTACGGTCTTTAGTTCCATACTATATAATTTTTGTTTTATCATTGATAGGAACTTGTTTTTAATTTCTTGTGAATTATATTCTAATAGATTAAATATAACCCACATGCAATGCATAGTTTCTGTCCATGAATTATTGTCTAGTGACAGGTGTCCTCCAACAATAATATGATTATTGAATCTTAATCCTAAGCACACACCGTTTTCCTTATATACTTCAGTAGGTGTGATCTTTGGTATTAAAGATCCCATTAATCTAGATTCTTTGTTTCGTGTATCAGTTGTACACCTATATTTTATTATTAAATTATCTTCTGATAATACACTATTTACATTAGGAGCATTATCTAATACTAGTGCTGCTACTTTCTTGGTAGTAAACAAAAAGCTTGCAGCATCTTCTGGAATTCTAGTATAAATCATACGAACACTTGGGTGAACGTAATTACTTGATAAAAAAGAAGGTAACATGTTGTTATCAGACACAATTTGAAAGCAGTTTCTGTTCAAATTTAAATCTGTATATAAGCTAAACATCTGATGTACAAATGTCATCTTATTCTTTGATAAGGATATACCTCTTAGTGAAACCGTAGAGAATATTTCATCATCTTCAAACTTACTAGCAAATCCAGACGATGTTATATAATGTCGCTCTGAATTGAACTTTATTAGTTTGGTTGGTACCCCTCTCTCATATATTGTACTCTCTTTAATAGTATTTATTATACCATTAACTTGTCTATTATTTGCATATGGTATCAATAATTTTGCGAATACACTTGAGGACATATTAGCTAGTGTACGTGTAAGTTCAGTAAGATCGTATGAATTTATAAACAATCCATTCGTTCTTAATATTTGTGTTTTTGGCGAACAATATCTAAAGCAGTTTGCCCATAATGGTAAGATACTAGATGCTTTCATGTCAACATCTGAGTATATTAGTACACCATTATATATATTACCTGTAAAGTATGTGGTAATATTTAAATCAGTAATGGCTTGAGTCTTAATGACGTAATAGTTAGATCGTCTACTTAACTCTGTTAATGATTCTATATATTCCTTACTTAGTGCTGTATATACACTAAAGTCAGTTACTATGTGTTCTTGTAACTGCTTAACCAGGTGTCGGTTAAGTGTTCTAAGTACAGTTATAACTATCTCACTTGGAAATATATGTAGTCTTCTACTATCTACTGGTTTCATGAATAGAAGTTATTTGTTTTTGTGTTATACATACAGGTTCTGTGGTGTATGTATACTCCACCCACTTCCATCTAAGCTTAGACAGATCTTGAAGATTCATTCTTATTATAAATGTTTTATCTTCGTTAATAGTTATCTCATAGCCATAGCAAAATCTTGGCTTACTAATACTAGTTACTTGTCCTTGTTCTGTATTAGTTGTAAAACTACCAGGATCACAAGAACATATAAGTAATAGTAACATCATTATAAGTAGTTTACTTCTCATTCTTTTTTATTCTAATGACTTGTCCTACTTCACATCCGTTATTGATATATTTAATATCATCTTTCTCTACCCTAACTAAGTTTCTTAGGTTGGGGTTTGTACAATTAACAAGTTCAAACACATTCTCATCATGTGTAATTTCTATGTTAAACTTTGTACCAAACTTTAGAAACTGTACATATTTTGGATCTTCTGATAGTTTTGGAACATCTACTTCCTGTGCAAGACCAAATAAGTTTGTCTTGGTTACTATTATCTGTTGTATACTATCATCTACTTCATTGTATAGATAGGTACGTGGTACATTAATGAGTGTATTCTTCTCGAATATATCATTACCTTCCACTATTTTACATATAAGAGATTCTTTACTCTTAGATGTAATTTGCGCTACTATACTCGTCACTGTAGTATCTGGTAGCGGAATTAATATCTTGATCTTCCTGTTTGTCTCGAACATACTCTATCTTATCTAATAATTTATTTTCTATGTCTATTATAGTATTTAATAGATCGATTCTGTTTTCATATATCATTGCGTGTTCTTCTAGTTGTTTACACGCTTCTTGTACTTCATCATAGTTAGATACTCTTAGATTAAATTCTTTATCTCCTATGATTATTGTAAAGTGTAGTTCTACTTTAGTATCTCTTACACTTACTTGTGCATATTTTCTTGGGGCTACCAACTCATTATTAATTCTTGGTAACTCTGCTTCTACTATCCTATAGTATTTCTTTCCTAACTTTTTACCCTTAGTATAAAAGTCTTCTTGTAATGTACAACGTACAGTACTATTTAATAACGGTATGTTGTTAAGTTCAAATTCTTCTCGAACTTTCTTGTCTACTGTTACTAGTACTCCATTGTTAGGATTATTAGAACTCTCACCTGTCTCTTCATTCAGATAGCATCCTAACCATACAGTATCTGTATTGTTTGGACAGGTGTTATATATTTTTATTGTTGTCTTCACGTGTGATCTTTATTTATCATGTACATTACTTCTACTAATGTATTGCCGTTCTCAGTGATTATTATATCACTTATCTGTTTAGAATATACTTCATTATCTTCTTCAGTAGGAGAGAATCCTAAGTTAGAAGGATCTAGTTGTATAGTTCGTTCATCAAACTCAATAAACATTGAGATGTGTAGTATATGTAGTAGTGGTAATAACTCTATCCAGTCTTCAATAGAAGATAATAGTGCCATTACATCTGTTTCTACAATAACGCTATTAGATTGACGAGAACTTTTTAAATCAAGTTTCTCCTTTAATTTCTTTGGATCTACCATATTATCTTTGTAGTATGTTAGACTTAACTCTTAAGGAATTAATAAACTTACGTGGCTCTAAAGATAAAGCCAAGAAAGCTATCAGAACCTTGAGTCGAAGAACGTACAATGCTAGTGATTTACCAAAGCATTGTACTGAATGTGGGTGTACTGATTGCTATGAAGTACATCATATAGTACCTCTTTCACAATTTACACTTGACACACAGGTTAAAGACATGGTTACTCTAGAGAACCTTCAAGCTCTCTGCCCGACTTGCCACCAGTTAAAACACTTTTCTTATAATGATATAAATCAGCAAGTGTAAGGCTTTCTCCTAATGATGGTATGTCGTGATAGTTACACCATTCATCAGACTCACTGCTACTAAGTGAGCCTATATGTATTTGTCCTAAACATCTACCTGGTCTGGTAATTGCAGGATCAATCTCTTGGTCTTCATTATTATATGTGATAATAATAGATAGACCAGCTCCTGCTGCAATGTTTAGTATACCATCTGTTATATTTAATATCGCTACAGTTGCAGGCAATCGGTTTTCACGTGCTGCAATGTATTCTCCCGTATCTTCTAGTACTAATACTACAGGACCTGTAACTGATTCTCTTATTGATATTAATAAGTCTGTAAACTCTGGGCTACCAATCTTACTTGTCATCTCAGGTGTAACGTATAAGAATTTATAGTCCGCTTCCTTTGATTTTACTTCGTCTATTAAACGATATATCAAAGCACTCTTACCACAACCAGGTGGTCCGTATAATAAGTACAATCCAGACTCAAAATTTAATACGTTATCACGTATTTTCTTGTATTCTTCCAGTACTTCAGTACTATAATTATATTTATAGTCTGACTTTATATACTTAGGATTTCTGGCTTGTAAGTTTATTTCCCTAAAGTATATTCCCGTCATGTCTTGTACTAATATCATAATATTAGTTCTAGTCTTGTTTATCTTAGGTATAAACGATTCTACATCACTATACAGATAGTCTACTAGACTATCTATATAGTTAGATTCTTTTATTTCATATTCAAAATAAAAACTAGAATCAACTTTATAAAACAATACGTCTCTTTGCTTGTGTTTATATACACACATATCTGTACTCCTTACAGAGTAAACATTTATATGTTCTGATTTGTGACGTTCTGTCACTTTCATATGTAAGTCTGACGACATTGTGTTCTTACTAGTAATAAGTCTAGCCGAATCTAGCTTACTATATAAAACAAAATCATCAGATAATATCTTAGATAGTTTTTCTTTTAGCTCGGGGGTTTGTATATCTAATGATATAGTATATGGATGTTTAACTTTTATTGTAACTCCATGCGAATGTCTTCCAATGATTATTGGGGACCTCACGGTCCCCAATAACTGTTTAATCCATGAGAATATACTATTAGTTATTCTTCTTATACCCATCTATAATTTTTTTGTTATAGTATCTAATGACTTGATTACCATTTAGTAATATGTAAGTCATTTCTTTTACTGAATCTGTTGGTAACCCTAACAGACTGCCGCTACGCATGATGTAATCATCGACATACATATACGTTTGCGAGTCAAACTTTCTCTGTGTAGTTATGTTGTTATTAGTTACTATAACTACGGCAGATACTGTATCAGTACTAGTATCAAAAGTACTTTCAATACTTTTGTTACCTTGTTGTAATCGATACGTCAAGTTCAACACCAGTGTATCACTATCGTTATATTGTTTTAACTTAGTGTATACATATGCATTTTGCTGTGTGTTTATAGGTCCACCAGCAATCCACTCATTAGCACCCAAACTTTCTTTGGGATTATTACAGCAACCACATAGTATTGCTATTAGGTATAGAGTACCTACTATGAGTAATGTTAATAGGTTTCTTTTATTTTCCATACCCTAATGTTTTTAATATAGAGTTATCTTTTCGGTATAACTGTATCATAAATATGTTCATTGCAATGAACACATCCCACGTTATCATAGGACGTACTTCCATACCTGCATCACACAAGATCTTAATTAGATCGTGACATATTATTGCAGGTATTGCTGCTGCTAATGGTGTGAACACTAATACCTGTACTAGTCCCCACACTCTAAATGCTGGTCGATTATGCCAAGCATAATTATTTTCTACGACTAGTCTATATATAGACATTACTGCTATGAATAGGATCATTACTGTGCATGCTCCTATAAATATTGATTCTTTCTCGATAGTGGTTACTATCATTAGAGCAATTAGTTGGACTAGTACATACATCCAACTTGAAAATAATAATATTGTGTTTATTGTCTTCATTTTAATTTTTATTTTATTTATTCTTTTTAATGACAATAGCATATGCTATTATCATTAATATTAACCATAATACTATGAGTAATCCTACACGCAACAGGAATTCCATAGTGTACGTACCATTTGTACATACTGTTGTTGCTATAAGTATACAACCACTGGTTAGTATACAAGCTACTATAAGAAAGATACTTTTATCTTTCATTTCTTTTTCTGTTGTTGTATTTCTTATCTTGTTCGTATAAGAACATAACTGTTGGATAGTGTTCTTCTATTACTATCCATGCTCTATCTATATCTTCTTGTGTTGGGTTATATATACCCTCTACAAGTAATAGATATACTACTGCAGGACTACAACCTGGTTTAAATTGTAGTTGCATTACTTGATCGTTTGCAGGTATGTATGCTCTGCTTAATGCAGTCAACCCGTCCTCTGGATTGAACATACTATAAGCGTCTATACACATAAGCAACACCTCTGCTCTGATATCAAGCTCTTCAGCTTTAGTACACACATGACTATAGAAATCTTCTATGTCAGTAATGTACTCTGCTGCCTGATCTTTTAGATAATCAGGACATCTGTTATACGTACTATCATAATAGGACATTAGTGCTCTATCAGTATGTACTTCATCTACCCTTTCTAATAGGGTAGAAAGCATTGTGATTACTCCCATTACTAACATGAAGAATAATGGAAGATGTTTAATCTTTTCCAACTCTTTGTTTGTCATGGAAATATTTCTTTGCTAATAATATTCCATGTGGTTGCTATTCCTATAACAACACTTCCTATTTTAAACGATACACGAATAAGCTCGTGCATCTCTTCTGTACTTAGGAAACATGATGTTATTAACCATGTTGGTAGTACAGCAATTAGACTTACTATCAGTGTTCTGGAAACAGAACTAGATTTATCTACTAATTTGATAATCATTGTTATCATTAATGCATATACTAACGCACCTAATATTATAAGAATCATTTCAATAATTCTTAGTAACCCCAATGTGTACGGAGTCTCTTATGCTCTTCGTGCATGAATAATATAGTATTCATACATACATCTCTGAAGTATACAGTGTTATAGAATGTGTATACCATCAGACCTGTCCTTGTCAGACAGTTTATTAACTGTGCCTCACCCATACGTGCAATCAATTGATTGTGTGGTGTATGAGCAATGAACAAATCTGTGTAACAGTGAGGAGGATTGATTTCATCCATCACTTGTGTTACTACCTTGTCTTCTTCTATGAAGACTCTTACTGTGTTGTCATAGTCAAACACAATCATATCAACAGTGATTGAATCACCTGATATGACTAGCATATTCTGGACAACAGTTAGTTCTCCTATGTTGGAAACTTTCTTTACCTTGATGGGTTCGACAACCCATAATGTGCTTTGGTTGATAGGTTTACGTGCACATGATGCAACCATCATCATTAGCACAAGGAATAATAATATTTTTTTCATTTGTAGTTTATTTGTTCTATGGTTATACTTTCGGAATACCATCCGTTGCTAGCACCATACCATCGTATGGTTACATAACCTTTTATCGTGGCAAACTTATAGAATGTCCACGTAAAACTATCTTGATCCTTCTTGGTTATACCTTCAGGGTTCTCGTGACTTGTTACTTCCTCTGCTTGCAATAGAGGAACACCAATCAAGTCATCAAGATCTCCGTTGATATCTTCAATGGATACTATCTCACATTGATCACAATCTTGATCGTGATACATACGAAATTCTTTACCGCTTTGCATACGAAACCAGAGTTCGTCTGATGTCTTGTGTATGCTGAGTACTAGGTTGCGTCTTATCTCTAAGATAGTTTCACCTAGTAGTTCGTTTATAGTTACTACCTTACTCACTATAAAGTTTCTATTAGTACTCTGTCGTGTAGACTTATCCATCCTTTACCTAACTCTTGATGCATAGCATCAAGATCTGCTTTATTGTACATGGTAGCACAGTCTAAGTACGATTGCTTTCCATGTAAACTATCTACAAATACTATCCCTTCTAAATCATAGAGATTATACAGAGATTTACCAGTTCGTATCTCCTGGTAATCATCTATAGTATAGATTGCTGGCTTCTTAGAAGCTACCTCTAATGGAAGTCGACAATCTACTTTTACTATTATAGTGTATTCTTCATATACACCGTATATATTTCTTCTTATATAAGACTTACTATTTGTAGCACTTAGTATTCTAGTAAAGTCTACTCTATTTAAACTACGTAATACTAAGTTACTGTAGTTTATATTTCCTCTATCTAGAGTGTTGCGGTTCCAAAGAACCCACCCTATGTGAATCTTATTAACGTTTATATCTTTCATTGCTATGTATAAAGATATGTTTATTACTAACTACTAGGCCAAGTTCTTTGGCGTCTTGTCTTAGTCTTTTGAGTTCTTCAGGTATGTTATCTTGATAACAAGCAAAGAACTTTCCATCTAACTGTCGATGTACGGTTAGGTTTTCTCCTTCTCCATCCATCCATATGTCACTGTTACTTGTTAGCCACTTGTGTCGCATAACAAGTTCATCTACACCTGCATTTAATGTATTAATCATTATCCCTATCTTTGAATTAAACCCAAGTTTAAATATAATTATATTTGGATCGTCTGAGTGTGCTTGTCCAATATAAATCTTATAATCATAATATCCGAACACAGTATGTAAGATTGCTCTTTCGATAATCCATTTGATCTGTTCGGTATTATATTTATACGTGCTTTCTTCTGAGTTTTTTACATAGTATCTTTGTAAAAACTCACAGTCCCTTATACTCATGCTTAAAGTGACAACTTTATTGGTTGTCCATGATGTAACAACAGCATTATATATTACAGTTTCCAATCTCTTGGCTCTGTTATTGTTTGCTACATCTATAATAAAGTATAGTAGTGCACCTACTATCAATAATATATATATTATTTCGATCATATATAATTAATATATAGTTTCTAATTACTTCCTAGTATATTTGTTTACTATGCCACATAATAATATTGGCCATATAAACAATCCAATAATTAATGCGAGTATGCTACCTAATATACAGCCAGGAGTATTGGGTGTATACCTAAGTCCAACCTTGTGAACTTCTTCGTGTATCAAGCACACGATAAATCCGATAATAAAATAAAGTGTAATCATATATCTCTGTGGTTTTAATAGAGCCTTTCTGAGAGGCTTTTGTTATTGGGTGATAGGTTGGTATCACTTCATGCTGAACGTCGTTCAGCGGTCAAAAAAAAGAGGTAAAATGGTATGTTAAAATAAAGCTTGGCGTTTGATCTTTTCTTAGCCTCACTTTAACATATCATTTTACCTCTGTGGTATTGTTCTCCCGACTGGATTCGAACCAGTAACCTACTGCTTAGAAGGCAGTTGCTCTGTCCATTGAGCTACGGGAGATTGGGTTCAGGCAGGTACTATTTGTACCTGCCTGAGTTAATATACTTAAACTGTGTAAATTTCTTTACACTTCTAACAGTGCTTCGCCACTGTTACCGGAACCTGCGTGTTCCTTGTCGCTAACCTTTGAGGGGTTAACACACTTGCCGTTGTGGAAGTACAACATTCCACCTCCATGCCATTTAGCACGGATACCCATCCACTGTTGTGGATATTTTTTAGATACAATTTCCATCATATCTAATGTTGCTTGCAAGTTAGGCGGTGTCCAATTACAGCCTTTAACTTCTTTATACATACGCCACGTCCAGAACGTACGAGTTGGATCGTTGTTCTCTGTGATGTATGAACCTAGGTCAAGCATGTCATTGACCGTTGTTTGTGGTACAGTGGGGTCATCGTGCGGACCAAACACTAGCGTTCTAACATCCAATACGGCACCGTTTGGATTAGTTAAAGGATTGTGAAACAATCTCTGTGTCTTGAGTGAGTTATTGAAGTGGTTAATTCCTTCACGCTCACTTAATCCAAGTACAGTATGGATGTACCTTGGGTGTGCTTTAATGTCGATAGCAGCGCTTGACATTAAGGGTAATAAGTTTCGCACGAAACCAGGACCTGATCCATTATGTGCAATGGATACACCTTTGCCACCTATAGCCTCAACGTATTGACCTATAGCGTAGCATACTTTAGGAAATAGTACAGGATCACCGCCTGAGAAACGTACTACTTCACCTCTAAGAACAGCACCTTCTGCCATTCTAAATAAGTTGATGAGTGGCGTAGTTGTATTAGCTAATACATTACCATTATCATCAATAAACTGCATGTCTCTCTTGCAGTACGGACAGAGTGCATTACACTCGCCGAATGAGAAGAGACGTGTTACTTGCAGATGGTGAAGAACTTTCTCACCATCAGGGATCTTGGTTAGTTCACTGTTCGTACGGAACAGATTGTTTTCATCTAACGCTTGTTGGAAATACAAGTGACGTATTTCTTTGCCAATCATACCTACGAATGGCAGTACAGATACAGGCGTATCTGGTGTAAGATTATGCATACGCATAATGTGCAGCATTACTTGTTCATATTGAATGTCAGCTGCACCATAGATTGGATACTCTACTCTAAGTTCCATTAGAATAAGAGTGTCCATATATATTGGATTAGTTTTTCTAATCCTACTGCAACGGCAGCGTGCTTCACTTTCGTGATCGTTGCCGGATCTTTGGCAGTAAGTACTGCCTTAGTGAGGTGTTGTTTAGCTGCACCTCGCAGCTTTGAAATTTTTCTTTTCATTTTTTTTTTTTCATTGGTGTTTTATATTCTTATCCGTTTGGATAAGCTCTAGCGAATAGCATTAATACAATTAATACTACAATTCCTACTGCAATAATCCATAAGATTGGATTACTTCTTTCTCTTTCTGGATTATAGAGTACACCATAATCTTCTAGTGCACGTTGAGTTCTCTTGTCACCGTGCCACTCGTGGGTATTTTTATTTACCTCTGATATGGATACAAGCATCCATATAATACCCACAAATACAAATAGTATAACTAATATTGACATTAGTTATTTCTCTCGTCTCTGTCTGTAAGTAATAAATAAATTATTACTATTAAGAACAGACCAGCAATGCCCATGAACATTGCAATTGTACATTCAAGTTGTAATGTGTTAGACATTATCTTGAATGCTTATACAGAGTGCAACTGTAGTTGCATCTAACTGAACAATACTACCTATTGTCCATACAGAATCGTACTCTTGTACGTTTGTATTTTTGAGTATTGGATCGTTGGGCATCAATACTTCAAATGTATATTCTGTATTGTATACTTTCTTTAATATGATAATAGGTTGTCTATTATCAGGAGTGTACCTTTTGGGTACATATTTAGGAACCAGCTTCCCACTTTTAGTTGATCTAAAAGGGGAAGATTTTTTATTTTTATTATTTCTCATTTTTTTTTTTCATTTATTTATCTTGAAGAATACTTGGGTGTATTCTTTCTTATCTCATCTACTATCTGACGATAGTGGAATGTGTTTAACTCATCTAGATCATACTCTTTTAATAGTATTAAGATGAGTGCTTCTACAGATAGTAGTGTTCTATCTATTGTGATGAGATCATGATAGAGTTGGTTCTCATCTTTTTTAAACTGAAGAGTTACTTCGTCTCTTCGGTTAAGCATAGTAGTAAAGACATACATGCTGTATATCCATGCTACTATATTTAGTATTAAAAATACTGCGATGGTTTCTATCATCGCGGTCCGTGTAGGACTTTATTGTGAGGTACCTCTTTCGGGTCCTCTGTTCTTTCGTATACAGCAAAAGGAAAGTGCTGTATACATTTGTATTGATGCCTAAAAACATTAGGCAATTCTACTTCTTCTCTCTGAAGAATTTCTAAGTATTCTTTTGGCATGAATACTGTTTCAACTGAAGGAATAAACAATACCTTTATGATTGGTTTTTCCTTGTCGTTATCTTTGTGTATTTGAACACGAGTAAGGTATCCTTTCTCGTTGTCAAAATCTTCAGGTAACTCTTCGATACCATTTGCAAATTCAATTATCTCTTCTCCTTCTTGCTGTGCAAAGAGAGCAAGTTCCCAGAAATAACTATTAAATTCTATCGTGTAGGATAATATCTTATCCATTAATACATTACACGAAATCTTCTATGACAGAAGACATTAGTCTTCGTTGTCGTACCATCAGGGTTGATGGTTTCTTGTGATACACGCTCTGATACAGCGTCTATCATGAACAGTCCGAATGGTACAGTTTCACTGTACTCTTTTACTACTTGTAGCACACATGCTACAATCCATGCGTGACCTGTCACGAATATAGTATGACAGTTTGTTTCTACTACTTCTTCAAGTATTCTTTCGGCTACTTTCCAGAAGTAGTCTTTCTCTGCACTAACAGGTATCTGACCTGTTAGTTTCTTAACTCCATCAGATGGAAGTTGTACAGATTTGTACCCCATCTGTGTTAAGTCCTTGTCTTGTTCAGGACTTAGTGTATGATTCATACAAACGTATATACGTTTGTCATTGTGGATCCCTATGGTGTGTCCATAGGGTATATAGTGTAATCCTTTCTGCTCCTCTATTGGGAGCTCAAATTTTTCCTTCATTATATAATCCCCCTCCTTGGGGGTGTTTTGTTTGTTCTTATGGTATGCTATCATACCTTACAATCTATCTTTCGATAGAAAAAAAAAGCGCAGCTGTATATGACGATAAGTATTCTAAGTTGAATACCTAATCATATACAGCCGCGCTGTACTTTTCACAAATTATTTGGGTGGCGCTATAACTTTAATTTTGAAGGCGTGTCCGCCAGCGCTACAGGTATAGGTTCCAGTTGTTGCTAGCGTCACTATGCTTGTTTTGGCCACAAAGTTTTTGGGCCCAGACCAGCTGTATGTTAACGTCTTGGCAGATTCGAAGCCGACGGTGCTCCCCGCGTATATAGTTACCGACTTGCCCTGTACAGGCTCACCGTTAACTAATAAAACTGGAGTTGTGTCGGCTGTGGTAGCGGTGTTTGCGGCAGCTTTATTTGCTTCTTCTTCGGCTTGTTTCTTTGCAGCGGCCTCTTCGGCTGCTGCAAGTTCGGCGATTCGAGCTTCAACAGCGTCGTCGTCAAACTCTAATGCAGTTAAGCTGTCATCATAGCTTGTGCAAAGCCGGTTGATTTTTTCAGCAACTTTGTATCCGTCTCCACTAGTGATATTATTTAATTCTTTTTCTGTGCTGTAGTATTCTCCGCTACTCATTAGCCAATCGGCAATTTCTTTACGCTCCTCTCGAGCTTTCCTGAGTTTGCTGGCGGCAGCGGTCGCGGTGGCGGCAGTGACGGCGGAGTTAAGCTGGGCTACCGCTAATGCGGCAACCTCACTTAGTTGAGTCGACTTATTTGTCAACTCCCGTACACTCAATACGGTTCCGTCTGTACTTAGTACACTGTTGGGGGGTGCTATCGCCCCCATTTTTTCTTTAAGCTCGCACGCCTTTCCCCACTCGGGGTACTCAGCAGTGAGCAGTTGTCGCAATTCGGCAGTCGTCGTTCCGGTGGCTAACATTTGTTCAGCCTGCATAAAGCTTAGGCGGACTTTCACCGCCTCTTTCTTGGCTATTGGCGCTAGCAATTCCTGCTTCTGCGCCGTTGAGAATACTGGGGTTTGTTTAAGGGACCCCAACCCTTTAAAAGGTTTTGTCATTTTTGTGTTGTTAATTTTTTGTTTTAAATTTATTTACTGTTTCTTCCTACTCTTACGGGAGTAGGATACGATGGTAGTCGGATGCGTCCCTGCGTAATAAATTACGCTTTTTTAATACAGGCGTGGGGTACGCCTGTTCCCCCGCTCGCTACACGGGGACGGTGAAGACAACTTCTCCACCGTCACATGCTTCGTCCAGCATGTACTGAACGAACTCCTTGCGGAGATTCGTCCATTGCTGAACGGAGATGTCGTAATCCTCACAGTTGATTACAACTATAAGGCGTACGACACTGATACCTATCGCACCCAGTCGCCTGAGTGTTTTGGTGTCAAGTGACGGCAGTCTGTCGGAGTACCGCGGTCGGCTGCAGCATATAGCTTTAACCGACACAACAAACATGATACCGAAGCTCTGTTCGTAAACGAACAGGTCGATAGAATGTTTGTCTGCACTACTGCCAACAGGTGTTTCCCACACCTTCAGTTCCCAGCCGGGAACTGATTTGAACAGCTGAGATACCAGCATCTCAGCTTCAAAGCCAATCTTTTCAGGATTGACTATGAAGTGGTGTGCTGGCTGGCCCAACTGTTCTGCGAGCAACCCGCGGAGGTCCGCGGGATAGTCTTGTCGCAATACGGGTGAGTTTACCGTTTTTTAATGGTAGAGTGCTGACCAGGCACCGTACACGCAAGCATCCCGTCACTGGATCAGTCTCTTACTTGAGACCGACACAGCGCTTGCGCGAGAGACATAGAGCATGACACCGTACCCCCGTACCGATGTCACTCATTTTCTTGGATAGGTCCGACTACCTATCCTTCATGTTCGCAGGGAGAGTCGGCTCCCTTTGCCGTCCTGGTGGGGTACGATCCCACTAACACTCGGGGCTCTTGCCCTTCGCGTCCCTGCCTGGGCAGGACGGTAGTTAGCTTATATGGTATAGCTATGTTTATTGGCTATACCCACCCGCCCACCCGCTAACTGGGTGAGAGGTTTAAAAAAGGGTAAGGTCTGCTAAGCAGCACCTTACCCAAAACCATTAAACTCAATTACTCAATAGTGCCGGTTCCCTGTGGAGCTAGGAATACCGCTGCGCGTTTTACAGTTCCAGTGGTGGCATCGCGGTCCACCCATACGCTCATGTTTAATGAACACTCTGTCGCTGTTTTTTCGGCTCCGGCTGCTTTTCTTACCGCCTTCCACTCGGTTTTACTTGAAAGATCTGCGAATACCATGTATGTCTGACTGCCGACGGTGTCAAGGAATACAGCGTAAGGGGACGTTAACGTGCCCCATCCTTGCTCGGTGAAAATTTCTTGGTGCTCTGGTAGCACTACGTTATACACATGGCAACGCTTTCCGGACTTTCTGCCGCGTCCGTTTACGGCTTTAAGCCCATTTATGGGTGGGCTACCCGGGAAGTTAATTTCAATCATTTTGTTTGTTTTTTAAATGTTTATGTACGTTAAGAGAAATCGGTGCTAATTGGGTGGGGTGTAAGAGTGTGGGAGGACTCACTAAGTATACAAGCACAATAAAAAATATAGAAAATAAAAATTGTATTAGAATATATACTATATACTATATAATATATTATATATAATATTTGTACGTAAATGAGAAAACCAAGAAAAAATAAAAAAATTTTAAGTGTACACTAACACGATTCGCTATACAAATTGTATATTTGTATTACAACAACCCAACTATGTCGAATACACTTATTAGAAGATTTCCTAAAGCAGGATCAGAGATCTACTATAGTAGAAGGCAACTATTAGAAATGAATATATTATTAATGCAAGCATTCTTTCCAGAGCCTTTTACAAATAAAGAAATTGAAATACTAGTACAGTATTGTATGGTATATAAAGATGGTGAAACACTACTTAGTAAAGAGAACAAAGCCAAGGTAGTTGAGAAGTCTAAGCTAAAGAGTATTGCTACGTTAAACGAGTATAATAAGAGGCTTAGAAACAAACACGGATTAGTTTTTAAAGGAAGACAATGGACACTAAACCCAATTTTATATATTCCAGATTCAGCAAAGGAGCTACAGTTACTAATTGTAGTAAAGGATAATGCATTGGCTAGAAAAGATTTATAAAGACCTTGACACTAAACACAAGGATAGCCTAGAAAAGTTTGATATAACTACAGAAGAGCTAGTTAAAACCTTATTTTTTAAGGTTAGAGAACACATTCAAAGTGATAAAATGCCTGATGTATTACTAAACTACTTTGGATCGTTTAAGGCTAAGATTGATAGAATTTATCACAATGCAGTAACACTAAAGAACAAGTTAAATACAGGAAGTATTGATGGAGAAAAGCGAAAAATTAAAATAGAAGAACTAAAAATTATGATAGAAGCTTATAATTATAAGGTAGAAAATAAGCATCAATGGAAAACAAAACGATATAACTACAAGACAGTACAACTGTTAGAATTAGAAGATAAATTAGAAATAATAGAATGCAAACAGGACAATCACTTATTTGGTGGGCAGGAGATTCAAACATGATAGATAGGTTTTCTTCTATTGAGTTATTAGGAAATGATGTTTTACTACAAATGTTTTTTGTAGAGCACGAGTCATCTAATAATTTAGTATCAATAGAAGGTGAACTACTTAGTGCAAAGTATGGTAAAGAAGTATTTAATGTATTTAAGGTAATTAAGATTGGAAATGATGTAAAGTCAAACCTAAAAGAAGGTGATATAGTATCAATTCCAGATGAAATGTTAGATCCAGTACCAGATGGTAGCCGTGGATTTACTAATGAAGGCGCTCCTAAAGCAGGATATCTTAGCTTAGGAAAGCTTTTACCATTTATGTTCCTAGAAGAAAAGATTGTAGAACCTACAAAAAACTCTCTGTTATTCTTAATTCCAAGTAGCTGGATAAAAATAAAATATAACGATGTTCAAGTACTCTCAAAGATCGAAGAAGGAGCTTAGTACTACTCATAAACTAATACAGTTTATATTTAATGAGGTGATAAAGCATGTCGATTGTTCAATACTTGAAGGACACAGAACAGAAAAGGATCAAAATGAAGCGTTTAAGAATGGAACTTCATTAGTAAAATATCCTAACTCTAAGCACAACTCATATCCTTCAATGGCAGTAGACGCAGTTCCATATCCAATAGACTGGAACGATAAAACTAGACTAGCGTACTTTAGTGGGATAGTGATAGGTATTAGCAGAGTATTGTTATTAGGTACAGGATACACACTGATAAGTGGAATAGATTGGGATAACGATAACAATATAAAGGAACACAAGTTCTTAGATTTCCCACACTTTGAATTAAGAAAGGATGGTAATAACGACACTACAACAAACGATTCAGATTAATGAACCAGAAGAAATTATATATATCGGAACAATATATCCGATAAATTATATGTTAATGGTGGGTGAAATTTATGAACAAGAGTGCGCATTTGATCTAATACTTATGAGTACAACAATACAGATAACAGGTTTCTATTACGATCTAGTAGAAATAAAATCAATATTAAACTCGTTTATTAATGGATAATTATAGAATAAATAAATTACTATTTCTAATTGGAATACTTCAAGATGAAATGGAAAACTATAGAAAACTTGCCAACGTACTAAATGAAACGTGGATTATTAAAAAACTAATTGGCACACAAGAGATAAAATCCACATTAGAAAATATAGAAGATACAATAATGTTGATTAATACAACATTAGAAATTGATGAACTTCTAAAGGAAGAACATCAAAGAACAACAGAGGAAAATAAAAAACCAACAATTACTGAACTTCAACTCAAACCTATAAATGGCAATAAAACTAAAGGAACTAACAATAAAAAACATAATAGAAGTAATAAAAGCATACCCAAGGAAATGGATGATAACCTTCTTTATGAATAGATTACAGCACATATTTGAGCAAGTAGAATGGAGAAAAGAACAAGTAATGGAAAAAAGTCCGGAATGTATGTTTAATGCAGAATGTAAGGTATGTGGGTGTAAAATACCAGATCTATTTTATGCAGACAAGGCGTGTTCAAACGTAGAGAACCCTTGTTATCCAACACTAATGTCAAAAGATAAATGGATAAACTATAAAAACAAACAGTCCTATGCAAGCAGCACATCAAAACAAGATTAAGACAAAAGATTTACAAATAAATAATGAAGCTAAACGTAAAATGGATCCAGCTAATATTGTAGAACATATAGGTTGGGCGGCACCTGAGAAAGAAAAATCTAATTGGGAATCGCAAATATTCACTGTTAAAGAAACAGTGGCACCTGGAGCCGAGATAGCTTTTCAGTTTAAGTACAATGGAGAAAAAAAAATAAAAACAACCAAGGCTAGCTGTGGGTGTACATCCACAAAAACAGATGATAATAACATTACTGGTAAAGTAGCTGTGGCTAAAGACTTTTCTTTCTCTAAAGAGATGTTAGTGCCTAATACTAAGACAATACAGGTTACATATGAAGACAACACTACAGACATACTTACTATAAAATACACGGTAGATAAATCAAAAGACTTAGTATAATGCAATACTATTACTTAACACACCTTACAAGCAGTTCCCTTAGGGAACTGCTTTCTAATATTAGTAGACTAGATACAATTTATATTAACATATTAGAAACTGAAGATGATTTAGTACTTAGAATATTAGCTGATGTAGTTACATCGCAAGACAACAAACCAACAATAATACTTGCAGGAACTTTGAATTTTCACGTATTAGAGTTTCTAACTATTATTAGAAATACTTCTGCAAGAATTGTAGTATTAAATACAGCATCAATGCTTATTGACATTAGAAAAATGGATATGAGTATGAAACGTATAGATGAAGTATTATCAAACATATTGTCTACAAATCAATATGCTGATCTAATCATAAATGGTATACTGGTATTAGAAGCGGAAGAAATAACAACACTATTTTAAAATGCAAGCAAACTATTGGGAAGTACATCCAAACCTATATAAGATCACTGGATTTAATTCTTTGTATAAAAACGATAAGAGCAAAAATAAGACTAGCAGTTCTAATGTAATGTGGGCATTAGAAATGCTGTGCTCTAATGATTCTAAAAACATTATGAAGAACATGACAAGAAGTGAACGAGAAGCAGAACTATTAGACAACTACATTAATGATGAAGAAATGTCACAAGTTCTTGAATTAGAAAAACAATTTGTAGAACACAACCTATCATATCTAGCAAAGCGATATAGGTTTTATCAAGGACTATTAGAACAACGAGAAGACTATATGGCAAGCTTAAACTATGAAAAGCACGCATCTCAATTAGACGACATGTTAGTACGTACTCCAAAAATATGGGGTGAGTTTATGAAGATAAAAAAAGAATTAGAAGCAGAAGAGCTTACTGGACACGTACAAGGTGGTAGAGAAGAAAGTGCATCAGAAAAAGGATTAATATAATGTTATACCCAAGTATATATAATATAGATAAGTTTATACATGATCATCCAGACTATCATCCAGATAGTAAAAAATATTTAGACTATTGGAGAGAGGAAAAACGTAGGTGTATAGAAGGATATTGGTACGAAGAGACTGAAAACTCGTGGAGATATGTAATGCCACAACTATATTTCTATGCTAACATGGGTACTATTATAATGACAGAACATAAAACTAAAACACGTAAGCGAACACGTCCGAAAATACGTGATGTAGAGTGGATTATATATTCAGCATATCTTGTATGCAGAGGATTCTCAGGATTTTCTGATGACTTAGAATACTCAGGTAATATTGCAATTCTTAATAAGGATGAAGATTCATTAACACCCGAATGTTATAACGAAACAAAATTAAAGACTTATAAACACCCACTAGAAATACTAAAAAGTACATATGATAAACCAATGGGCACACCATTATATCAAAATGACGCACTAAACCTAATGCTATTAGGATCACGTGGATTAGGTAAATCATATTGTGTAGCTCATATGATACTACATGAGATATTATTTGATGGTTCAAAGTATTATACGAAGGAGTCAATACAAAATCCCTCAAAGATTGAGGTGTTTGTTGGCGCGTTTAAAGCAGACAAATCCTCTGAATTACTATCTAAAGTGCAGTTAGCATTAAAGGAACTTCCTGGTGATTATGGAAGTGGTGAAAACTATAGACCGTCTCCTTTATATAAGGAAATGTCTGGTACATTAAAGAACGGTAATACTAAGTCACCATTTGAACATCTATATAAAAAGAAAGAGAATGGAAACTGGAGATTAGTAGGATCTGGAAGTAAAATATTACATGAGATCTTTACTATAGAAAATCCACAAGCTGCTGCAGGCTCACGTCCTTCACTATTAGTTATTGAAGAAGTTGGTCTACTACCAAATCTAAAAGATGTACATGGAGCTAACGTACCTACTCAAATTACAGAAGGTAAAAAGTTTGGAACAAGTGTATATATTGGAACAGGTGGTAATATGGACAAAATAATAGAAAGCGAATTTCTATTTAGAAGGCCAGAGGAATATTCAATGCTAGCATTTAATGATAGTTGGGAAAATACTGGAAACATAGGATTATTTATACCAGTACAATATACATATAATGACCTAAAAGATACTAACGGAAACACTAACTTTGATAAAGCAAACAAACGCGTAGAATCAGAACGTAAGGGCAAAAAGTGGGACGCCCTTCAACATCAAAAGATGAACTATCCAATTCTACCCAGTGAAATGTTTCTATCAGAAAAAGGAAGTATCTTTCCACAAGAAGAAATACAGCAACAACTAAAATATATTACTGCAAATAAGCACACTATAGATAAGTTTACCAACTATGGTAGTTTATATTATGATAGTAATGCTCCAAATGGTATTTCATTTAAACAAGATTTAACTGCAGAACATATACCAATAATAGATTACCCAACAAAACGCAACCTAAGTATAAAGGGAGCAGTTGTAATATATGAACATCCGCCAGAGTACATACCCAACAATTTATATAAGATAACATACGACCCAGTAAAAGATGATAATATTACTCAAATGAGTAAAGGAGTATCATTAGCCGCAATATATGTATATAAAGCTGTACAGAAGTTTGATGGTACTTATGATCAATTAGTAGCTCACTACGTTGGTAGATATCCAAACACAGATGATATACACGATATAGCTATAAAGCTTGCGCTATATTATAATGCAAAGATTATGCCAGAAATGAACTTACCAGGATTCTATAAGTATTGCATATCTAATAAAGCAGTAAATTTACTTGCTCCAACTCCATTTGTAACTTTAGGAAAGATTTCTCCTAACATGAAAAATAAGTATAGCTTTGGTATATACATGACTGAAGCACTTATTATTCAAGCAGAACAATATTTAATTAGATGGTTACTTAGTGAACGAGAAGTATCTTATGATGAGTTTGGGAATGTGTTGAAAACAAAACGTAATATAGATTTTATATACGATAAAGCATTATTAGAAGAACTATTACACTATAATAGGTATATAAATACTGACCGTGTTTCAGCATTATTATTACTTATGCTATGGATAGAAGAAACAGCAGAAGCTACAAAAACACAATTCAATGAAGAACATCAAGACACCACACATCCAATGGTAAACTTTCTAAAAAGTGGCGATGTGTTTGGACGTAAGCACAAATATCAACAAACAAACAACATTAAAGTTTATTATCCAACATTAGATAGAACTTATGGATAGTACAATAAGACTATTGTCAGATACATTTTCAGATTCCGTTAGTACGGATTATTTAAAAGATAGAATATCCTTTGCTAAAAAGAAAGCAAACAACTTTCAGTGGGCAAAAGATAAGGCAGACTACTATGATAGTTTTAACACAAGACAAAAGTGGTCTGAGAAATATAACAGACTGAAGGCAAACTATGATTTATATAATGGAATATGGGACGCAGAAGAATATGAATATATACAGAATCCATTTGGAGTAGATGATTTCACAACTCCGACAAAACTAGAACACATAGACATTATTTCTTTGCCACTTAGAGAAATAGTAGGATCAGAAATAAAACGTCCATTTAGATTTTCAGCTATCGCTGTTAATCCAGAAGCTGCATCAAAGAGACGTAGAGAGAGATTATCTATGTTAAAAGAATACGTATATCAGCAAGCCATTGCGCCTATAGTAGAAGAAGTTGAAGCTAAGTATGCACAACAACAACCACAAACTGAAGAAACACAACAAGCTGATACACAAGAAGATCAACAACTAGAACAAAAGAAACAGGAAGAAATTAAGGCTATGACACCTGAAGAGATTAGCAGGTATATGGAAAAGTCATTTAAACTTCCTGAAGAAGTATTAGCACAAAAGCTAATTAACTGGTTAGTTAAAGATCAGAACATACACTATAAGTTTAACAAAGGCTGGGAAGATGCTGTAAAAGCTGCAGAAGAAATATATTTTGTAGGTATTAGAAATGGAAGACCTATACTTGATGTAGTCAATCCTCTAAACTTTAATTATGACAAGTCACCAGATATTGATTTTATACAAGATGGTGAGTGGGCTACATATGAACAGATGTTATTAATATCTGATGTATACGATAGATATGGAGAACATTTATCAGAATCAGACAGAAAGAAATTAGATAATCACTTTAGCAAAACGTATACTGATGATAGCGAATTAATAAAAACAACATCTTTACTGATTGATTCTAACGCCTCATTTGAGACAGTACGACAGCTTGATAGATATGTAAGAGTTGTTACAGTAGTCTTTAAGTCTTTAAAAAAGATAAAGTTCATTACAACATTAAATGACTTAGGAGACGAAGAAACATTTGTTGTAGATGAAACTTATGTGTTTAATCCTCTTCTTGATATTAAAGAAGAGATTGCATGGATAGAAGAAGTGTGGAAGGTTACAAAGATAGCAGATGACATATATGTAGACATAGGTCCAATACCTAATCAATATAGAAGTTTGACTAATCCAGGAAAGGTAAAGCTACCGTTCTATGGTGTAACTTATGGATCACGAAATACACATCCGATATCTCTATTAGATAGAGGGAAGATGTGGCAATTTGCGTATAATATTATATGGTTTAGGTTAAATGAAACTATTGCTACAGACAAAGGCAACATACTATTAGCTTCATTAAAACAAATTCCTAGTGGATGGAAGCCAAAAGAATGGTTGCAATATCTTAGTGTAACTAAAGTAGGCTTTATTGATCCAAGTCAAGATATAACACCAGTTGGTACTGATCCACAATATTGGAAGTCTATCAATTTATCAGCTGGATCAGATATTCAAAAGTATTTAAATCTATTAGAATACTGCGAACAAAAATGTATTAGAAGTATCGGATCTAATGAAAATAGAATTGGTACTATATCACCTTATGAAACAGCTACAAGCAATCAACAAAAGATTATTCAGTCAACAAACATAACAGAACCTGAATTCTATATACACAATTTAGTTAAAGAACAGGTTATGACGGCATTATTAGAACAGGCAAAAATAGCATTCAGAGATAATCCAACTCCAATATCATTTGTATTAGATGATTTTAGTGTGGGAGAATTGTTAATAGATCCTAACCTATTAGATAGTGCTGAGCTTGGCGTATTTATATCTAATTCTACGGATGATCAGTTTACATTACAACAACTTAGACAGCAAGTAGATAGAATAATACAAGTATCACAGGGTGATTTAAGAGTTGTAGCTGAAATATTAACAAGTAATAATCCAGCATCTATACGTCAAGTAATTGATGAGGTATCAGATGAAATGAAGTCTAACAAAGAGCAGCAAATGCAAATGCAACAACAACAAATGAATCAGCAAATGCAAATTGAACAGCAAAGAATGGAAAGTGAAAAGGCTGAACGACAATTAGACAGAGAATATAGACTTAAGGAAGCATATGTGAGAGCAATGGGCTACTCTAATGATGCTGATGTAGACATGAATCAAATACCAGATATATTAGAAGCCGCTAAGTTTAACCAAGATCTTGCAATAAAAACTACTGAAGTAGGATTAAAGAACAAAGAGCTGGATATTAGAGCAAAAGAACTTATAGAAAATAATATATCTGAAGAAAAAGATAGACAAGTAAAACTAAAAGAAATAGCGTCTAAAGAAAAGATAGAATTATCTAACAGGGCTATTAAAAACAAAGAAAAGTAATCAATATTATAACACCCCTTATTACAATTAATTAGTTTTGTATGCAAACTCAAGACATTTTAGAAAACCAACCGTGGACACTGATTGAGGATGAGATGATGGGAGAAGAAATACCTGAAATAACTGAAGAACAGGATACGATAAAAAAAGAATTAGTTGAACCTACTGTACCACAACAGCCTACTTCGGATAATCCATTTAAGTATCTAGCAGAAGATTTAGGATTAAGTATAGAAACCGATTGGGATGGTGATGCAGATGAGTTTAAAGAATTATTACTTACCTCTGTTAAAGAGGAACTAGTAGGTGAAATGCAATTAGATAATCCTATTGTGGATGGATTTTTAAAGTATGTATCAAATGGCGGAAAGCCTGAAGAATTTATACAAGCAATGTCAGTACCAGCAATGGACAGAATGACACCAGAAGAAATATATATTACATACATGAAATCCACTACTTCGTTATCGGATGATAAAATAAAGAAAATGATGTTCAGATCTAAGGATAGCGGTGAGTTTGAAGAAGAAGTTGAAAGCTTTAAAGAAGAAATGAAAACAGCACAAGATGAACAGATAAAAGAAATTCTTGTACAGCAAGAGGAAATTAAGCAACAACGACTTGAACTAGCTAGAAAAGCATCAATAGAAAGAAAGAGACTAGCTAAATCCAAATCGATAATGGGTATACCAGTGACTAAGAACGCTGAATTTGAAAAGTTTTATCTTCAACCCACTGAAAAAGTAGTACATGATGGTAAGTCATATATGGTAACACAATATCAAAAAAGGATTATTGAACGACAACAAACAAATCCATTAGAATATGAAGCACTTCTTGCTTATCTTGAATTTGTAAATTACAAATTACCAGGTGATGCACAAGCAATAAGAACAGAAGTAACAAGAGATTTAAAATCTAAGCTTGGTGCATATTATTCTACAGGAAATAAAACAACACGTCTTATTGACGAATCATAAATTAATTAACTATGCAATTTAAACAGAGTAAATTTCAACTTTTCCGACAAGATGGAAAGGAACTTTCTTGGGCTAACTACACAATGGAGAATCACTTAGGCTACAATGCTTATATTAAGCCTACACAAATAGCTCAAGATGCAGTGCAATTTATTGCTACAACTAAATCGTTGAGCAAAGGTATTACACCACTGATGGATTTGACGAAAGGTCAAGGTAAAACTATTACTATTGACACTAGAGAATGGGAATGGAAACTATATGGTACTTCATGCCGTCCTGCTATCGTAATTGAGAATGTAGAAGAAGGTAATGAAACCTGTGGTATTCAGTTCACCAAGTTCAAACTGAAATTAGATTCAGATTACTACGTAATCGGTGACGTATTGGCACCTCGTGGTCCCAAACAATTCCAAGCACGTATTCAAGAAGAACCCGTACCAGATGGTAACGGTTATATCTATACGCTTGCTTTAATGACTGATGATCCTACTTTCTATTTACCTAGCAAATTCTTGCAATCTGGTGAACAATGGAAGAAAATGTTTTCTACCTATTCAGAAGCTCGTGTAGGTGCAGGCTCTACTATGTACAATGAAAGTCCTTACTTTATTATGCGCTCTTGGTTAACCCACACTGCTAAAAAATATAGGATTACAGGTGATGCAGCACGTGCACGTTTAGTTGTACGTCCTCTTATCGTTGACAGCAAAACTGGCAAAACTGACAAAGGTTCAGATATGTGGTATCATTATGCTGAAGCTGTAGCTGAGAGAGAATGGAAAGAAGAGCAAGAATATATTCTTATGTACTCTCGTTCTACTAAGAAAGTAATTGACGAACAAACAGGTCTTCCTGTTAACCAAGGTCCTGGTCTTCAAGAACTCATGGAAGAAGGTAACGTACACTATTACAACAACTTCACCATTCGTCTTGTAGAGAATTTCCTTCGTGATATCTTCTTTAATCGTGTAAAACCCGAGAACCGTAACATCTACATGTTAACCGGTCAGATTGGTTTAGAGATGTTTGACAAAGCTGTTAAGAACATTATTAATGGTAATTTCTCTGATCAAGCAGTTTATTATATTGATGATAGTGGAAATAAAGTAGATCGTTCTCAAGGTGGAACATTAGCTTATGGTAACTACTACAAAGCATATAACATGCAATGGGGTACTCTTATTCCTGTATGGTTCCCTCTGTACGACGACTTAGAAAAACATACTGAGATTAATCCTGATACTGGATATCCTACCGAAAGCCAACGCTTTACGTTCTTAAACTTAGGTCTTGGTGATGGTATGACTTCAGATAACATCATGTACGTAGAAAGAAAAGACAGCGAAAGCTTTGGTTACATGTGTGGTACTTATACTCCCTATGGTCCCAATAAAGGTAATATGCCTATGTCATATCCTGGCGACTATTTTGATGTTTATCGTACTAAACAATTAGGTATTCAACTTACCGATCCTAAGCTTACAGGTGAACTTATTTTTAACATGCACTATTAAAAAAACAACTACAACCCTAAAGTATGAGTAAACTTGTATATATAAAACCAGCAAAAACAAACTCTAAATTCTGGCATAATCCAGAGATAAGAGGATATCAACACTTTCCTGAGACTCAAAAAGTATATCCTCCTTATTGGGATTTTACAGAACACAAGTATAAATTTTATGACTTAGATGACGAAGAAGTTTTAAGACTTGCTACATCGTGTAAATTATCTTTTGTAGACGGACCTAAAGAAGGCGTTATTATAGATGATATTGATTTACATCATAAAGAAAGTGAATTCTTTAATCACCCTAAGATGCAAGTAAAGATTAAGGATGATATAACTACATTTAATCTTAATGACCCAATAGATAGACTAAAGTTAGCTACAATTAAATCTTATCCATTTGTCGCACACAGTGAAAATGATAGGAAAAGAATAGCAGGAGCTAAGTGGGTTATTATAGATGAAGAAGTAGAACAAAAGAATGCTGAAGAAACGTTTCTATCTAAAATGGAAATAAATAAATACTTTGTTCCTGGAAAGGACAAACTATCCCCAGAGAAGATGAGAACTATTCTTGCAGCATTTAATGATCCTAATATACGAATGGATGCTAGTACTAGCATAGACACTATAGCAACGTGGCTATACGAAAAAGCTACGGACACAAGCATACAAAACGGTATGACTAATCAAGATAGGTTTTTCCTATTAGTAAATATGAAAGACGAAGAACTAGCTATACGTGCATTAATACAAAAAAGCGTAAAGGCTGGAGCATTAAGAGTAAAGAGTGGTAAATATTTTTATGCTGGTAATGAAATTGCTCACAATCTAGAGACGTTAGTTAAGAAGTTGATAGCACCTGAAAACCAAAATATATTAAACGCAATAGAAGAAGAGATTGAGTTTAAAACTAAAAAATAATGTACAGTATCAAAGATCTTCATTATGGGTTTAGAAGAAGAGCTAATAAAATTGAAAGTCTTCAGAATAGAAGTTTCTTTGTAGAACAAATTGACGACTATTTAAATGAAGCTCTTACAACTTATATAATTGAAACATCAAAATTGTTTGAATTAGAACAGTCGCTTATAGATGATCTACGACAACTTATAAAGTATAATGTGGAACTTGTGCCAACTGCGCAACCAAATCATGCAGAAGCAGTATTACCACTAGATTACTTTAGATTAGTTAGAAGTTCATCTATTGCTACAAATCCATCTTGTAGTGGTACACGAATAATGTCTCATTATGCTGTTCAATCAGATGACGTAGAAACTCTACTGAAAGATCCATTATACAAACCAGATTATTACTGGGGCGAGACAGCTTATAGATTATTACAAGACAAAATAATAGTATATACAAATGGTGATTTCACAATCAATCTGATTAATATTGATTATATTAGTAAGCACCCAAGATTAGGTAATCCAGAAGATAGTAGAAATGGAACATACTCATTACCAAATGGTACCATTGCAACTCAACAAGATCTAATATTGGACAGTACTAATCAACCTGAAAAGATTATGGATATAGCTGTATTGAATGCTTATATGGATATATCAGATCCAAATTATCAAATCAAATTACAAAAAATAATAAGCTCGACTAATTATGTTAACAAATAGACAGAATATATTAGTTACCTCTGGTAACTTAGCACCAAAAACATCAGGTAAGTTGTTTAATTCCGACGGCTCAATAAACTTACTGCCTGGTCAAATTGGTCTTTTTAATGCAAAGACACATACAGCTGTTGCCAACGTAAGTGGTGGTAATGAATACTATATTGCTGTAGGTATTGATGCTGATGGCGACGGTATTACAGATACTCTTAGAAAATCTGCAGGCGAAGAAATCTCTAAATGTGGCGTTGATGCTGCACAAGTTAAAGCTCCTGTAGAAGAATGTCCTGAAATCTGGGACTTCGTATTTGACTGCGTAGAATGTAATACAGACTATGCATTGAAAGTACAAACAGAAGGTGTAGAATGGATGCCTTACTTTGCAAACCAACATTTGCCCACATTTACTTTTAATGTGTTCACTGAATGTTGTACAGAATGTGAAGAAGAAACTCCTACTTATGCTTGTTCGGCTTTCGTTAATGAAATACTTGAACAAATTTCTCAAACTCGTAACGAAGCTGCTAACTTAATTGACCAACAGTATCCTTTTGATGCGATTGCATTAACAGGGAACTCGACTGCAGGTAAAACAGTTACCATTACTGTACCTTGCTATGATGGACGTCCTGCAGCAATCGCTGATTTAGTAGTGAACACTACAGCCGGTGGCTCAGTAGCTTATACAGATCTTTGTACTAACGCTGCAGATTATCCTACCGTTCTTTCAAATGGGACTATTAATCCTGGCCAATTATCAGCACTTGCTGCTGCACTCGAAGCTCACTTTGCTCTTGATGATAACAATGTAAAAATTACATTCTATAAAGCTTGTACCAATGGTTGCTATCATATGGTTATAACAGGTAATGATATTGTAACTATATCTGGACAAAAGTTTTTAGATGAAGGTGAAGCTTGTGGTGGAAGTGATGGTGTTAATGGATCTACATTAACTACTGATACACCTCTTACAGTAGATGGAGTCGACTATACTTGTGGTATCCGTTTCATTGGTCATATCTTTCCTCAAGAATGTGGTTGCTTTCCTCCTAAAGAATATAAAAGTACTCGTGGTACAAAAATGCGTGTATTTCCCGCTTCAGGATTCGATTGCAAATGGGCAGTTAATCAAGTACAGGAATTGTCAATCGCTCAAGGACAAGGCGCAGACCTGCGTTGGTTGGAATATAAACAACAAACTGGTGGCGTTGGAAGAGTATATGACAGCTACCATATGCACTATGGTAAGTTGGGTGTTTACGGTGATAGAGTACGCGAGAGTGTTACTGCAGCCTGTGTACCCTATTGCAAGTATGATCTTATTCATCATACTAAAAGTAATCCTTTGGCTCCTATGGGCTGGACTAACAACACTCATCTCCTTACTACTATTGCTATACCTAGTGACGATTCTGCCACTTTAGCATTTGAAACTCAAATAAACGCTCTTATTGGAGCCGGAACTTGTACACTACATTCTCTTGCTTGTGGCAGCGATGCTGCAGAAGAGACTAATAGTAATCTTAATTAAATAATTTAGGGGGTCTTCGGACCCCCCTTCTATAAATTCTAAAATGGGGTACTTAAACAATACAAAGTTTTATATAGAGAAAGCCGACTTACTAGTTAATCCAGTAAAGGCTAATATCATAGCTAATAACTATGTTTCATTGAATGATGTAGTACAGAATATTACTGAAGGTATTGGCATGGCTGTAGGGGATTTCTTACCTCTAGTACTAGAAGAAGATATTTCAGTAGTTCGTGAGTATAGCCCTACTAAGTCAGCTTCATTAGCTTGGGTAGAACCAGTACCTGGATTTAATGCTTTGGTTATGGCTGTAGCAAATCAGTCAAATCCAACAAGAACAGCCAATGTACTTGTAGCTGATGTATATGTAGGACTTAATGCAAGTAGTGATATAAACGATCACAGGGCTGAAGTAGAACTTACAGATACAGATGCTACTATGTCTTTTACTAAAGTAGGTGGTGGAAACACTACTATCACAACACAAGAAGCTGAAATTATATTAGAAACAGATGGTTCTGGTAAAGTACTTATAGACTCTCCTAAAGTAACTATCAACTCTGAAAGAGTAACTTTGTCTACCACTGATAATACAGCAGTATTTGGTAACAGAAGCTTTGTAATAACTGATAATAGCGATGTTGTATATCTTCAACCTTTTACCGCAAAAGCTTCACACAATGCAACTGGAAATATTACAGCTAACGTATCTGATACTATAATAAAAGGTACAGCATCTGGTGCTGATATTACATTATCCCTACCTGCAGCAGCTACTACTATAGGTACAAAGTATTACATATTCAATGAGTTTTCATCTACTCATAATGTATTAGTAGCCCCACAAGCTACGGAATCTATTAATGGTAATTCCGTCACTCCAGTAACAATACAACCTGGTAGAGGTATTATATTTGTAGTATACGATGCTGCAGGTTGGTTCTGTTCATTTATTTAAAGTTAAACATGTCACACGAAATAATAGTTTCTATAGTAACAGCAGTCTGTGGAGTTATTACAGGTGTATTCGGAGTTCACTTCTGGAATCTTCTAAAAGAGAAGGATGACAATGCTACAAAAGTAGATTTAAAAAAGATTGAAGTTGAACAAGAAGGCGCACATATAGCAGTTGAACAAAGTAAAGCACTGATAGAAAAACTCACAGAGCAAAACAAACAACTACTTCATGAAGTAGCACAATTAGAAAGTAAAGTACAAGAACTTAGAATTATAGTAGAACGTACTATGGCATCATTTGAAATGTTGATGTTACTTATGAAGGAAACATTCAAAGATAATCCTACTGTAGCCGAAGCTTTAGAAACTGTTTATAAACACGTGAAACAGGCTACGTTTGGAAATGACATGGAGAAAATTAAAGAAACATTAAAAAAGTAAATTATGGCTTGTCCTTGTCAGAATAATAAGATGCCAAAGAAGACGACTAAACCGAAACCAAAACCTAAAAAATAATATAATGGAATGCGGACCATATGCAACACTCTCACAAGCAGAGTGTCATAACTTTAAGAAGATAAAAAGTCTTTTCCAATCAATAACGTCAGCTACTCCTGCTGAGTTACAAAACATGACTGGGCAGGAACGATTTCCAATATCTACTCCTTCTGGTTTAAGAACGTTAACACTTGCTCAATATGCACAAGCTATTAGTGGTGGTGGGGGTGGAGGAGGAGTTCCTTCACACTCTATAGCTGAACATAATAATGTAGTAGGTAATCCACAAAATGGTGATGTACTTACTTACAATAATGGTAACTGGCAACCTTCTGCTCCAGGTGGATCTGGTGGATGGGGATTACAAGGTAATACATTGGCAGATACTGACTTTATAGGTTCTACCAACGGAAAGCCTATAAGAATGAATATTAATTCAGATGAAATAGCATACTTTGGTGATGCAAATTTAGTAATTGGTAAATATGCAGCACCTAACGTTAGAAACAACGATTATCTTAGTAGTACTGTAATAGGTAAATATGCAGGACAAAATCTCGGGTATACAAGTGTAGTAACTTTATTAGGAGATTCAGCACTAAAAGGCGCAGATAATAAAGAAATTCTTACAGCTGATAATATTCATGCGGATTATTACTACACTATTGTTAGTACAGGCGATACAGACTTTACACTTATAGGCGCACTAGATAATAATCCAGGTACATTATTTCTTGCTACAGGTACAGGTACAGGTACTGGTACTGTATCACTTTATTTTAGAGGATCTGGAAGTACTGCAGTAGGTGTAGGAACAATGATAGGGTTTATTCATGGCGTGTACAACACAAGTTTAGGGTACGGTTCTTTACAACAACTAGAGTGGGGTAGTTACAATATTAGCATAGGAAGTAGTTCTGGTGGTATGTTATATGAAGGTGATAAAAATATATTTATAGGTTCTGGAACAGTTAGTAATGGGATAACTGCAGATAATCAAATTGTAATAGGTTCAGATGTTACAAGCATAGGTTCTAATTCGGTTATAATTGGAAATGACAATATTACAAAAACAAGACTAAAAGGAACTCTATTACTTGGAACAAACACAGAACAAGCTTCATCTATTTTAACTATGTCAAGTACATCTCAAGGATTTTTACCTCCTCGTATGACTACGACACAAAAGATTGCAATCGCAGCTCCCGATGATGGACTTGTTGTTTATGATACAACTTTAAATAAATTATGTGTTAGAGCAAACGGTGCTTGGGAAACAATTACATCAGTTCCATAAAATAAAGTAAAATGGCTTGTAACTGCATAAAAGATTTTGGATTTAATATAGCATATGATACATGCAAAAAGATTGTATACCAAGATGCTACTGTATGGGTAGATACACCATCAGAATATGAAATAAGTATAACTACACCTGTAAGTAGCACACCAGTTGTATTAACTGTACCTACTACTGGAGTACTCGTAATTACAAGTATTAACCTAGGATTAGGCGATGAGCTATCTAATCTACCAGCTGGTATATATTGTGTAGAAGTTACCAATTGTAATGGCGATAAGATTAGAAAAGACTTTCTAAATGTATGTTCATATGAATGTCAGTTATCTAATCTAATTGCAGTAGTAGATTTATCTAAATGTAATGATGATTTAGAGAAAGAACTAAAAGATTATGCATTAATTAAAACACTGATAGATGGAGCGAAGGCTAAGTTTGATTGTGATTGGTGTAGTAAAAAGGAACTGAAAGAACTACTTTTATATATTCAAAAGAAACTTAACAATCTAAATTGTACTTGCAATGGTTAAACAATTCATCTCTGCATTGGCAGAAATCTTCGAACTTATTCCGCAGATCAAACAGAACTCTAAAGGTAAATTTAATCTTGGATCTGTAACTGCGATCTTAGCTGCAATCAATGGCGTTGGTCTTGTTGTAGCATCTCATGAAGATTTCATTATTGAATTTGCTGGTTATGGTTTTGCACAACGTGCAGAAGTATATCAACAATTTAAAAATGAGTTTGATATTGAAAACGATAAACTTGAGGCTTTATTTGAAGGACTGCTTGCAGCCTTACTGCAAGGCTTTGCATCTATTTACACTTTTGTAAAAGACTAATTATGGATAAACTTGTGGCGGTTGGCAAGTGCAAGCTTGCCAACCAAGCACTCTCAACTTATTATAATAATGTTTATGGAATAAGGTGTAGCAAAGAAGATGTACTATCGAAATGGCTACACCTTTTTTTATGGGCATATGAAAATACTTGTCTCACCGATACAGAAGACTGTACTGGTGGAGATTTGTGTAATTTAAAGAATATAATTGGCAAGGTTACACATCACTGTAAAGATTGTAAGCCTAAGAAATACATGGAACCAGTTATTACACCTAATCCTGACTATACTTGTTGGTATGCAAGTCAAGATTATCTTGATTGTTTGACTATTCAACTTGAAGAAGAAGGATATATTGATTCTATAATTGACTTGTGCGCTAATCTAGATCCGCAGATTAACGTATCAGTAGAGAATATTTGTGGATTAATAATAAACGAAATAACTGCTAATGGTTTAACCATTGATGCAGCATATCAAAAGGTAATAAATAATTTATAATATATGGCATGTGGTTGTTCAACTATAGAAACTCCGCCTTGTGGACTATCAGTAGAAGTCTGTAAAGGTTGGTATGTAGCCTTAGATATAGTTGTAGATTCAATTGTTAGTGGTCCAAGTCATGGCACACTAATAGAGGCTGGATCTGCCTATATCTATCAACACGATAATTTGTCCTTAGATTCAGATACTATCATATATGATAATGGAGTAACTGAGTGTACTATATCTATTACTATATTAGATACAGTACCTGAAGATACCCAACTAGTTACATTTACTGCTAGTGGAACTTGTGAAGTTGGCACACCAACATATCTTTGGACTTTACCTGAAGGTGTAACATTACACCCAAATGATAACTTATACCAACAAACTATACACGTTTACATACCACTCTACGATCCAGATAATCCGGATGCAGAGTATGTAATAACTGTGGATGTGTGTTGCGGAGCTTGTAATGATTGCTGTAAATGTGAAACAAT